ATTCGAACCAGCGAATGCAGCAGTCAAAGTGCTGTGCCTTACCGCTTGGCGATACCCCAATAAACTGCCCCAGTAGGACTCGAACCTACGACACACTGGTTAACAGCCAGTCGTTCTACCACTGAACTATAGGGCATAAAAACTGATAATAGGTGTACCATAATCAGATTTCCTGTCTGCACATGGCAGATGGAGAAAAATACAAGTCGCTGAATTAAATTAAAATATCCACAAAAACATCATAACAGTATAGTAAAATATATAAACCCATTTTTAATAAAATTTGCTGTATGCGACTTTATCTAGGCTCAATAATATATCAATAGTTTTATCGGCGGAATTAAAACATTTTGATTTGTAAAATAAGTATTTGATTTCATTTTTACTTACATTAATTTGCTGTATGAGCCACTAGACACGAAACTTTGATTTTATTTGTATACTTTTCAATAAACTTAAATCAGATAAGTTTGCTGCATGTGTCTAAACGGATGGGGTGAGATTCGGACTCACGATACACGAATTAACATGTATACCGGATTAGCAGTCCGGCGCATTAAACCAACTCTGCCACCCATCCAAGAGCGAAGAGGGTGGGATTCGAACCCACGAACCGCCATCACTGACGGTTGCCAGTTTTCAAGACTGGTGCGATAATCCATCTCTGCCACCTCTCCAAAAATAAGCACCCATTATAGCTTTAGAAGATCCATGTTCTCTCCATTTAACTATACGGGCAAACAGACATAATAGGAATCGAACCTATATCGCACGATTCGTAGTCGTGAACTCTATCCATTAAGCTATATGTCCATGATTATGTTGTATTCACCATTTTATATATACCTCATACGCCTTTTCATAAGGGCTTTATTAGATTAAGTGGGAAGTAGTGGAGTCGAACCACTTACACTTAGGGCTTCAACCTAATGCTCTACCAGTTGAGCTAACTTCCCAAAGTGGGGGAGGTAGGACTCGAACCTACGATGTTTCTTTGTCACGGTTTTACAGACCGCTACCCTCGCCACTGGGTTACTCCCCCGTATAAATAAATGTTAAGATGGACAGCTATCCTTGAAGCCAGTCGGTATGGCTTAGAACCTTAACAATCCTAAATGATTTTCTATTTAAGTACAAACCACAAAGACCATATAATCCATATCGTTGACTATAACCGCTAGTATTTCCGCTACAAGGTCACTAGAATACCTTTATTTTTTCATAATATATTATGCAACAGGCACACAAAGACTCGAACTCTGATCCTCCGGGTTGGAGCCGGATATTCTACCATTAAACTATATGCCTTTAAACAGGGCGTATGGGAATCGAACCCATCTCGCAGCCGTGAAAGGGCTGTAACTTAGCCGCTTGTCCAACGCCCCAGAACGATCTAACAGGGAATCGAACCCTGATAACCGGAGAGACAGTCCGGCGCATTAGCCATTATGCTATTAGACCTTAAACTAGACACTTTATCCTAAATAACTTGATATTTTTTTGTTAAAATTTCGCTGTTTGTGTCTCTAAGCACAAATTGGTTCTATTATTAGCAGTAATATCCAATAAAATTGCTGTATGTGCTTAAAAGAGCATAGCTGGATTTGAACCAGCGATTATGGTGTTGCAGACCATTGCATTACCAGACTGTGCTATATGCTCAACATATGTAAATGATAGAACCGAAATATGAATTTAACAATTTTAAATTCTTTCAGCCCTACCACCTACTTCTTTTGCAAAAATAATATGACAATACATAAATAAGGCAAATTGCGGATAGGAGATTCGAACTCCTGACCTTCTGCTTATGAGGCAGACGAGCTTCCACTGCTCTAATCCGCATAAATATTTATTTCGTTTATCTTTCGATAAGTGGTAGGAAGTCATGAATTATGTTCACAACTTCCATTTCATATATCTCTTGTTTACAAATATAATATATCATAAAAAGTGGGATTTGTCAATAGTAAATTATTATTTTGTTTAACTTATTTCTAAATTACACACTTTTACAGGAGTATTGCTTTTGACCACGTTGCGCAATATATATCCTGGGATTCCGTATTGGCAAATCGTAAATTTTGCATCGTTCTCAAAAGGACGATCATATTTATCATTCCATGATGACTGAATATATAATTCGCCATCATATAAAATAAGCACATAGTCGTCCCTACAAGCTGGATCAATTGCAGAAGATATTATATCAACAGAGGCTATCGTAATATCAGAATACTTTTCATTTGATATTATATGGCGAAATACCGATAAGATAAATTTTGAATCACCATATAATTTAACAGAATCGTATTCATCATGTGGTAATGTTGAAGCTAAAAAAAGATCGTTTATAATTTCTTCGATACTATTATAATCTACATATTCGATGTCTGTTTTGGGTTTACGTGTTTTAGTTGAGTACAAAGGTGTGTTCATCTACCTTACCTTTTCCTTTTTCAAAAATAACAAAAGAGGCAGTGGCATCAGAGGTTTTTCGTATAGACATAGAATAATCGTCCACACCAATTATAGAGCCTACACCAATAGTCCCACGTCGTACACCACAATTATTAAACATAGAGTGGTGTGCATGACCAGCAACCAAATAGTCAATTTTAACATCGTATATGTCTGAATAGTCTTTTATAGCAGTTTGAAGGTTTTTAACTTCCCCATGAATCCCCATAACATTATATCCGGCAATTTCTGTGAAAATAAGTCCGGATTTATTTTCAATATATTTAAAATTTGGATTATTCTCATTGATTATGCGAATAATCGCTCCTGTAACCATTTCGATATTATCATGAAGATGTTCGCCTTTTCTTCCATCAAGTAGCCTAAGTTCTCCATGATTTCCACATGTTTGATAATATTCAATAGTAAATTCTTCAGATAAGGAACGTAGCCATTTCCCCATATATTCTCCGAAAATAACTGCACTTTTTGTAACTCCATATCTGAGAGTCCAGAGCTGTGAATTTCTGAGAAATCCATCAAGCGCATCTCCAAGATTGAATATTTTAAAGCCTGTTAAATTTTCTTTATGAGCATAATCAACAACCTCATTATAAAGTGTTTCCATTCTCATAAAAAAGATATCAGGACTATATGCATTAATAATTCTGTTGTCAAGACCATAAATTTTGAAATCCTTTCCAAAATGACAGTCTGCAATATTTAATAAACCAAATCGTGATGTATGAAATCCACCAATTTTCTGAGGCGGATCTATTTTATTTAGATTTTCCTTGATGGCAGCAATAACTTTTTCTTCAAATAATTCGTCCCTGGCATCTTCACGAAGCCAACGATTATATTCAAGCTTTTCAGTGTGAAGCTTTGCACGTTCTTTAATGAGCTGCCGTTTCTTTTCATCAAGTTCATTTATATAACTTTCTGTATCATCACAGTTTTGGCTCTGTAATTTTTCCTTAAAATACTGCATTACTCTATAACCGGAGAAATCGGTTACATTCGCAGCTTTTCGTAAACTATCCCTATGACAGTCTAAATTTAAAAGCTTGACAATATCTTCCCAGTCCAAATCATCAGGCTTTTCTTCAACCTTAATAGAGATCAATCTAAGACCATATTCGTAATCAGTCTCACTTTCTAGCTTTTTATATTGCGGGTTCATTGTATCTCCTTTTTGATTTTTGACTGTTACACGGACAATAAAAAAGAGATAAAAGCATTCTTTTATCTCTCTTTCCATAAATTATTGACAACGATTAACGTCAGTTGTAATAACGGTGGTTGTCGTAATACAGACATTTAAACGCCTTTAAAACAAAAGCGGAATTTTATTTTTTATTTGATTTTCTTATCCTGTCCAACATTTTTCTATGTTCTTTTTGGCAAGAATCACATCTAACCTTCTTTTGATTAGTTGCAGCCACTTGAAATGATTTCCCACAATCAACACATTTTCCAGTTCTTAGTCCAATTTTATTATATCCCCTATGTTTCCAACAATAAATTGCTGATCCGTCTTTATTTTGTCTGAACAGCTTTTGACAGTATTTACAGTTTCCAATTTTTTTACCAGACAATTTTTCATAGTGCAAATCAAGATGTTCGTAATCTGTAATGTATTCAATAACATTCTCATTTGATATGTCCACAAACTTTATATACCATGAACACAATCTACTGTCAGAAATATCGAAAAGTCCTAATCGGTTAATACAGCCAAGAAAGAAATCCTTTTCACTTTGGTTGGCGTATTTTACTTTCGCTGCTTTCTGTATCTCAGATTTCGTCATTCTCACATAAAAGACAGTATCAGCATCTATTGACTTATCATTTTCTACTGATGTACTAAAATACTTATAATACTTTGCATCAACCAACATAATAAATAACATTTTTCGATAATTCTCATTTGGAACACTCATAATCGAGTTCCACTCTCTTTGAGTGATCGGCAATGGGCGTGGCAGCTTTAACTTATATTTACACGAATACTCCAGAGCAAAGTCTATATCCTGGTATTTTGTTGTATAGTTAAAATCAAGGCACGCCCTTTCACAGAACGCACGTAGTTCACACTCAATAGACTGATTATAACTTCTTAATTGATCTTCGGTAATATTCTCATAATCAATACCGGACTCAATAGCTTTTTTATATTTCAAATACTTGGTATACATAAATAAATCTGTTTTGGTATACCCATTTTTAAACGATTGTGACTCTTCCATTTCCTTAGTGGCAGATAATTCATCAAAATAAATCATACATTTACCTCCATAACCTTATATGTCTTACCTAAGTAGTAAATATCTCCATCATCTGACGGAACAGGCAGCAGGGCAGGAGTGGTGGAATTTGCTTCTATGTTCTTAATAATCTGATTCCCAAATATTTCCCAACAAAAATCTTTTGTTCTGCTTGGATGCATCTCATAACAAACATATATTGCAAGATCACACTGGTATTCTAAGGATGCGGATATTTTATCTGATATGCCTAATCGTATTTCTTTAATTGTATCATTTAACAAATTAACTGCAGAACTAGAATCTTCAAAACCATTATTTCTTTTTAGCTGAAACGCTTTTTTGGCATTTTTGTACTCTAAGTAAAACTCATTCATTAGTTCTATATCAGATTCACAAAAATTCGGGTTTTTCCCACTTTTCATAATTTCCAGTGCGGTATCATGTGTCCGTCTGCAACGACTTGTAATCTCAGAAAGATTTTTCTCCATATGGTGACATATCTTGTTCATACGCCCATTATAATCAATAAGTGGGATATATTTTAAATAATTGTTATACTTAAAGTCTTTTTCTGCACACGATAAATCCGAATCCGATAATTCCAATAACTCATCCAGTGACCGGAAGAATTTCATTTCACAATAGTCGTTCTTCTTTTTGCGATAATTTATATATTTAGCATTTTCTTTTGGATATAGATATCTAAAGAAATACGGTTTTCTATCTGCAACAATAGAATTTATAAATTCAATAATATCTAAATTATCTTGTGATGCTTTTACTTTTTTCGTCCAATGTTTCGGCATTGGTTCTATTTTGATTCCTTTTGCTTTATCAATAGAATCTCCCTGACATTTACGAATCAATTTTAGTCTTTCAAGTATTTCAGAAACTTCCATCATTTTCTCAGGATTATCTTCATACAAAGATAATAATTCATAAAAAGCAGTAGAAATATTCGTTATAGAACCAATTTCACTGTTGAATGACTGAATATCTGCAAGATATAATTCTTCTTCTTTAATATATTCCTTATCTACCGTTGATTTTGTATAAGTGATAGGCAAATTATCATATCTACATCTAAGGAATACAGGATTATCAGTAGTGGCAACAATATCACCGTCAAAATCAGAATCAGCATGGATTATACAATCACATCCCCAAACATTATATACAATTCCACTTGTCAAATATTTAAACCACTTTTCTGTTAATTCATTGTTTTTCAAATTCAGTTTATTTACTTCTGATCTCCAAGTTAGCGGGGATCTCATAGCAACCACTTCAGTTTTTCCTCTTTGATTCCAAAAATTAGAGTAATGTTCAAACTCTTTGAGTGCGCCTGTTACTTCCTGACCAAAAGCATGTTGCATAAATGCGTACATATCCGGAATCATAACACTGAAATTACCGTCTAATATCAATTTCCCAAGATATGACTCACGAATTTTCTTATTTACGCTCATAATGATAGTGTTCTTTATATACTCTTCATTTATCATATTTGGATTTAAAATAAGAGCTTTCGCAACATTATCACTTGTAAGATTCAGAATATCATTATAATCAATATCCGGATTTTCAAGCATACGACCAAGAAGAAAGAGAAGAGTATGGTTTACGTCACCGCCGCAAATTCCACTTAACCAATCTATTGTTGGTTGACATAATTCTGCAACATCACTATCTTTTCTTAAATCAATAGCTTGGCAAAATTGGTAATTTGATCTGAAATATGTATCATCCTTTTTAGGTGTAACTTTTGTTACGCCCCACAAAATTCCATTTTCTTCACAAAGTCTATGATAATCTTCAATAGAATCATAGGCGTTATATAATTTAAACTGGGATTTTGTTAAAATCATATCCATATCTTCAACTTTTTGTTCAACTCCATACAGATCTTTCTGGAAGATAATTCCTAATTCCCTGGCATATTGTTTGAAGTCCACAACGAATACCATTCCTTTAACATAGGCACACCTGATACAAAAAGCAGATGGGATATAATCAAGCTCTAATGCGTCCGCCACCCGTTTTGCAAATTCCACTGATACAGCACCACAACCATCAAATAAATTAAACATGAGAGAAATCGTCCGTTCATCAACACGCTCATTATTTGAAAGTTTATGTTTTTCTGTTGGTGGGATTTTTGAAATCCAGTCAACCCGTTTTTCCATTTCTATTTCGCAATCATTGATAAGCAGCACATTAGGCTTCGGAATCAGGTATGTTGAAGAAGATGAAAGTGCAAAGTAAGCATTATATTTATTTTTTGTAATTTTTACACTTTTCGCGCCACAACGCAATCTCTTTTTTAACTCTTCCTCATAATCCTCACGAACAAGTATTACGGTATTCACTCTTGCCTGTCCAGCAGAACACATCAAGCGCACATATTTCTGATTATTGATATACAACCCATTTTTAATTATTTTCTTATAATGTGCCACATCGTCAATAACAACAGAGATATACTCCGGAATAAATAGCATCTTATCAATATTGGTATTTATGATAGATATTTGTTTTTTGACTGAATCCGTAAATGGGAGTTTTTTTAATTCTTTTTTTTGCTCATACAATAAGTTTAAAGCTTCCGGATCATATCGTATGATATCTGGATTACGTTCATATCTGATTGATCGTATACTTCTAAGTGCTTGATTGTCTCCCAGAGCAATAAGTTCACCATTGTTTCGAATTTCTCTAATATGCGCTCCAGTATTTCCGAGAAGTCTTTTTAAGTGATAGTCAAATTTCTCCAAACGATTCGAAGAAATTTTCATTATGTAAAATTGTTGTAGCTTTTTCACTAAGTTCCTCCATTAATGTGAGCCTAAAAATTCAACGATTTTTTTGACTCTCCATTTTTCAAGCTCATATGCAGAAGAAAAACTTGGAATTTCAGACATATTAACATTCATTCCAAAATCGTCAAATAATTTAACTGTCTCTTTTAGATCTGCTGCTGTGGGCTTTTCTTTTCTTGCCTTTTCTTTATGTTGAATAGAACTTTTCTGAGCTTCAATGCTGTCAAAAATTCTGTCTTGATAATTCATTGTCATAGTTACCTTTCATTTTTATTTCCAAACAAAATATATTCCGTCACTATAAGATACATCAATATCTGGAATGAATTTTATTATTTCGGTTAACTGTTCCTGCGTAAAAACATATCCTTTTCGATTTTTATATATTTGTTTTAATGCATCGTTTACCACATCACAAAATCCCCTGCCATGCAATTTGGATTTTCTCATATATTTTTTACCATCTTGATATGGCACTATATTAGATCGCAGCTCCGGAAGAATATGCTCATGAAAATGTTGTTTAAATTCTGAATCTGCGACTTTTGTAGAATATGGTTTTACTGTATTTTGATCGACACCACTGGATGTCAATTTATGATAATGCGGAGGAAGCCAAAAGCACCCTAACACATCGGTACTTGTTTTTATCAATACTATTAAATCTCCTAATTAATTTATTTCGTTTATCTATAAAACATTAAAACAACAATGGCTAAATCCTCCAAAAAGCCATTGCCGATTTAATCTAATATTTATTTTCTCATCTTACATGTTTATTATATAGCATTTTCTTAACTATGTCAAGTAAAAAGTATTATTTTGTTTAACTTTTATAACAACCAGCAAAGGAAAGAAAAGGTGGCATTATTATATAATATATATTTATATATAAATATTAATATATATATATAATAAAAAGAATAATATATATAAATATTAATATAATTGGCTATACGTTAGTATAGACAATTATACACGACAATTTTTAAGAACATTTTTTCACCGGATTTTTGCACTTTGATTCCAGATCATTGATCTTGGAGTGAAGCTATTTTAAATGAGTTCGGTAGATTACCCAGGTTGAAAGCCGTAAAACGCCGATAAATAAAGGATTTCTTTTTCTTTTGTTGGTTGGTAATGGTATTATGAAGTCTTGGAAAATGCCAGAAAATCTATAATTTTTTGAAAACTCGGTAAAACGCCGATAAATAAAGGATTATAAAGGATTTTAACCCAGATTATGTGGGATTTTATTATATATTTAAAATGCTGTAAATACGATGGTTGTCGTGTTGCTTCGAGGTGTTGTTCGAGGTTGGTTTTGAGGTGTGAGAGTGATAGTGACCTCGATAGCCAGGGCAAGACGGTAGAGCGTTACATATTATGTAAACTATCCCCCAGTATCAGCGAACTATCTGGAATTGCCTGAAAACACGGTGGTTGTCGGAAAATTCTGAATGTTACTTTTTGAACTTAAGTAACATTCGACAGCCTGGGGCAGAAAATCCCCCGGATATTACTCGGTTTCGGAATCGGGGGAGGGTGACTGACAGATGGAATCCCGGCAGCATGACGGTGAAGGTGTTCGGTAGATTTTTGAAATATAGAGATTTACGGTAAAATGTTTCCCCTTTTCCTTTTCCCTTTTTCCTTTCTTTCTTTTCCTCTTATTATCACTCTTTTTCCTTTTTCAGTCCGTCAAGATCCTGAGATCATCAATTTTCTGGAGGGTGGCGGAAATCGTAGAAAATAAATTTCTGTATAAGAACATAAAAAACAAGGGCAAGAAAATACTCATAAAAAGTAGGGGCGAGATATCCACACAAATTTATTTTCCTATTATATATCTGTACATGCACACGTTATTACGTGGCAAGAAAACACCGGATCACAAGTCACCAGATCACAAGCGAAGCAAAAAAAAGATAAAAGAAATAATAAAAACCTATTGACAAACAGAAAACAGTGTTATATAATTCAATCATCAACAAGAGATAAACGAAATAAAAAACAAGAAACACAACTTTAAAATAAGAAAAATGGAGGATCAAAAAATGAGAAAGTGGTTAAATGTAGAATTAAACAACGTGGAAAGCGAAGCATTCAGAGGTGCGCTGAAAGCTAATAAAATTAAATATGAGGCTAGTAACTGTGGTTATGGTCTTACTCATTTTGAGGTATTCGTTAATACTTCCGAAATTGATATCTTAGAAGGTGTACTTAGTACATTATAAGATAATATAAATAAATAATATAATCAGCCTGGGAACTATGGTTTCTGGGCTTTTATATTGATCTGAAATAAGTAAAACAAAATAAAAATAACACTTGACAACTTGGAAAATGAGTGTTGTTATAGCATCAAGATAAACGAAATAAAAAGACACAAGTTAAAAGTGGAGGGGAAAAACATATGAAATATTTTAGAGAATGTAAGAACCTGGAAGAACTGAGACAAGAGTATAAAAAGCTTGTGAAAGCAAATCATCCGGATAACGGCGGATCTGCTGACGAAATCAAGATTATCAATGTAGAATATGAAGAGGCTATGAAAAGCCTGAAGAATGCGGACGAAACAGAGAACGCATGGAAATATAATCCGGAGAAAGACGAGCTTTTCCGCGATGCATTAAACAAAATAATTAATCTCGATGATCTCACAATCGAAATAATTGGTTGTTGGATCTGGGTAACAGGTAACACCTACGGTGTTAAAGATGCTCTGAAGGCTGCGGGCTTTAAGTGGTGTAATAATAAGAAAGCTTGGAGCTGGCACGCTGGGGAACGTTACTATAAAAAGAGCAAAAGAAAGCTTTCTATGGATGAGCTGCGAAACCTTTATGGAAGTGAAGAGATCACACCACATAGAAATGATAGAATAGCATAAAACGTAAAAGGGATCTGAAAAGATCCTTTTTTATTTGAGATAAAAGAAATAAAAATAATTATAAAATATACTTGACAATCAACAATCATGCTGATATAATACAAAATATAAACAAGAGACAGACACAACTAATAAATAGGAGGGTACGAAATGAGAGTAACATATAAAGGAAGAAGTAAAGATTATGATTACAGGGTTGCAGAAGTTACTTTCAACGACGAAAGCAAAAAGGATCAGACCATAGTTGAAAGAGCTATCTTTTTTCTGGAAAGAATAAAAGGATATAGAATTGATATACCAGTTCCAGGTTATGCAATCTGTGAAGTAGAGGACATGGACGAATTTAAAATGTTCTCTAAAGATTGGCGTGAAGCAGTCAAAATGATAAAAGACTGCATGAAATACGGATTTTAAAAAGAATAAAAATCTGTTGACAAGTTAAACGAAATAATGTATAATAAAAACAGTTAAAGAAAGGACGTGCAAAAGCACGGTGTCGATTGGCACGGATTAAGAAAATGAAAAAATATCAGATGAGAGAAATGAGAGATTTTACAACTGCAAATTACCAGGGCTTTACATTAAAGCCGGGTTACTGGTACGGAAAAAACCTGAGAGGTCAGGCAATTGCAACATCTACATGGGTTTCATGTGGAAATGTTGCAATATATGTCAAAACTGAAAAGGGTTGGGAAATGCAGTGGCATGATCTCGAAGCGGAGTATTTGCCAGATGATTTTGTCGAAGCTTTGCAGATAGATTAATAAGGGCGTAAGCCCTTATTTTTTGTCAAAAAATAAATAAAAAAATATCAAAAACATCTTGACAGATACACAAAATAATGATAATATAAATTCAACAAAGAAAGAGACACAACTTATATGGAGGGCGTAAACATGAAAAAATTTGAGATTGGAAAAAGATACTATGAAAGTGGTGTCACATATGAGATCATAAAAAAGACTGCGAAAACAGTCACATATAAAGCAATCCAGCACGCCGGAAAAAGCAACGAAAGAGTGCTGGAACAGAAAACAGCAAAGCTGCAGATCTGGGGCGAAAAAGAGGTCTTTTGTGTACGTAGTCGCACAATAGAGGCAGCATAAGCACTAAAAAAATTAAAAAGTGCTTGACAGATAAAAGAAATAAAAGTATAATATACATACAAAAGAGAAAGACACAACTTAAAAGTTTAATAGGAGGGTATAACATGAAGATTACAAATATTACCTGGAGACGCGGAAACCTTAATGAAACTGTAATTGAAAAGCTCAAAGAAATGGGTATTAACTGGAAATATTCTCAGTTCTGCGAACTGTTAGTTGATCCATATGGTGTAGAGTTGTGGTTGCCAGTTAGATATAAACGCAACCCGTTAGATCCTCAACAGATTGGTGTTGAGGTATAAGGATAAAATAAATAAATATTACTATTATAAATAGTGATTGTCTGGCAATGATGATCTTGGATGGAGATTTGACAGCGGCACAATAAAAGATAGGGGCGCAAGCCCTTATTTTTTTGTGCTCAAATAAAAGAAAAAATAAATAAAAAATATTTCAAAAGCTATTGACAGTTAAACAAAATAATGGTATCATACAATCATAGAAAAGAGAAAGGCAAAAAGACACAACTTATAAAATAGAAAAGAGAGGTAATCACTATGACAGCAAATAACAGATTAAAAGCGATGTTTTCTTTAAAAAGCAAGATCACTGTTTACATTCCAGCAACAGTGAACATCAATGAAACAATTGATAATACAGAGTTCGTAAATAAAGCTGCAACTCTTCTTTCTGAGTGTTTCGGTGGTGCAACATCAACTGAAGCTCTGGGTTACTGGGTATCAGATACCGCCGGACTTGTAAAAGAAAATACTACAATGGTATTTGCATATGCCGGAGAGGATGACTTAAAAAAGAATCTTGACAAGGTTATTGATTTCTGTCAAGATCTTAAAACAGAAATGAAACAGGACGCTGTAGCACTTGAGTTAAATGGTGAAATGTTTTTTATTTAAAATGATAAACGAAATAAAAAGTGGCGGTAATCATACGGCATGAGCCGCCACATTCACAGGAGGGGGACGAAATGAGCGAATTAATTGAGAAAATGCTTCAGGAGTTTGACAGCGGGAACATGGAGGCGGTCAATCAGATTTTGGATCAGATCGACGAAATGGAGAGTTGTAAATTCTTTGGAAGTAAATCAAAATAAAAAAATGTAAAAATAGTATTGACAGTTAAAAGAAATAATGATAATATATAAGCATAAACAAGAAACACAACTTATAAAAATGTGGATTTGATAAAATCCCTCTGATGAGTCTTTGAAAATTAAGACGAAACCCCATATTACATGAAAGGCGGAAAATATACACTTTCCGAAAAAGAAGATGACAGAAGCAACGCAATCTGGGAACAGCTCACAGAAGTTGTATATTACAATAAATAAACAGGAGGAAAAATATCATGTTAAAAAAAGTATTAGCAACAGTATTAGCCGCAACAATGGCAATTACACCAGCAACAGCAATTCAGGCAAAAGCACACAAGAGTCATTTATATCCTGCTGCCGGAACTGTAAGAGCAACATACAAGAAAAGCAGTGTTGTATCTGTAAAGCTCAAAAATGGCGTTATATTTGAGTTTTACGCCGAAGATGTGAAAGACTGGCATAAAGGCGATTTATGCGCCATGATTATCGACAATAATGGCACAAAAGCCATTTACGATGACATGGTTATTGATGCGATAAATATGGATCAGGAATAGAGGGAGGGAAAAGAGCATGGCAAAAATTACAAAAGATCAGGTAAACAAGATAAATGCAAAGTGTAAAAATGGTTTTACGCTGAGTCTTTATACTGCAATAATACACGGCGAAAAGTGTCTTGAAAAAGATATTCAGCTTGATGATTCAGGCGTATTATATCGGGTTACATTAAGATTTAAAGAAAAATATGAGAAATTTCGCACAATTGGAGTTTATCCGGTTCTTGACATTGAAAAGTACGTTCCTTGTAAAACAGAAAATATGTACCAGGTTTTAGATGTAAGATCTGAAAAGCTGGGTGAAATTGTAAACCGACGCAGCATGAAAGCTCTACAAGATCTTACTGCAGATTATCCGGACGAAAAACTTATTTCGTTAATTCGTGAGGTGATCGCAGCATGATGACGTTATTTCTTTTGTGTTTGACTTTATTAATTGCATTTTGGGAAAATGCAGACACTACCAGAAAAAAGAAGGAAAACGACAAAATAGCTGATGAAAGCATGAGATCATTTCATGAAACTATGAATAAGCTGCATGAGATTCGCGAAAAAGACCACAGAAAGCTTTAAATGGCGTTTTAAGCAATAATAAAGATAAAAGTAATAAAATGTACAAGCAATGATATAAAACCCGTTAAAATCGAAAATACGGCGTTATAAGGATATTTAGGAGGAATTAATCATATGAATAAAACAGTTATCAAGATTATGGCGGCATTAGCAATTGTTACAACATTGTTTTCCGGTTTTCCGGTACAGGCGGCAAATTACCAGAGAGCCGCAGCAGTAGAAAGGAAAATCAAGCGTGAATATAAGCATATCCGCATTTTAGAGGGCGATAATTCACCGGAGTTCTGGCGCAAGATTGAGAATAGAAAAGGGAACGCTTTTTACTATGTCGAAAAGGTCACGGGAACGGTCAAAAACGCCGGATCTGGGGACGGTGAAGCAACATGCGGCTATGTTAATTATAAGCGCGTAAAAGGCGCAAAAATAGGTAGTAAAGTTATGACCTGGTTTGTATATAGCCGGGATAACAACGATTTTGATGATATCATAGACAGGTATGACATTATTATTGAGAAGTAGAAAATAAAAACGAAATCCCGGAGCTGATGACTCTGGGATTTTTATTGATAAGATAAATTAAATAAAGATAAGAAATATATATTGACAGATAAACATAATAATGATATTATATAAATATAAAAGAAAGACACAACTTCAAAGAAAAATGGAAAGGGATGATTAAATCATGAAAGTAAAGGATTTAATTTCAAAAGTAGTAGATAATTACCAGAAAATCAAAATATCAGAAATTCATGGATCAGAGCTGACAGGGGAAGGATGGATGATCTATCCCCATTCTATGAATTATGAGAATATACCAGAACATATCTGGAATAAGGAAATACATGCAATTGCATTATATTATGATGGTTTATATATTACAGTACAGGATAAATGAAATTCACATTTCAGACAGGAGGAAATAAGAATGATTGAGACATTGAAAAAGGAAGCTTATGGAGCTATTGAAAAAGCTGTTAATTTTGCAAAGCAAATTAAGGATAAGAACTCAAAGACTGCTATTTTAAATACGGAATATCAGATTGGACGGTATCACGCATATATTTTACTGCTGGAAAAATTAGATTTTGATGCTTTTGAAGAAATACATAACGAAAATAAAGAGCATTGGAAAATGTGTACTTTGGCAATTGAAAAATTATATGAATAAAATGGAGGAAATAAGCATGAATAGTTCAGAATTAGCAAGAAAGATTATTGATTGTCTTTCAGATGGCTACGATGATGAAGAAAACAGAGAAGAAGCGGAAATAGCGTTATACAATGAGCTGTCACAACTTAATGGAAATAGCACAATAAAGGTTGCGCTGTTAAAGTTATGTGAAACTATAGAAGAATTGGCAGAATATGTTTGATTGCTGATAGGTATACGGAAATATTTCTGTATACCAATTGAACGATTAAACACGTATATAATATAGAAATATTCTAGGGCTTTTGTAATTAATAAAGAATAAATAGATTAGATAAAAGAAATAAAAATATTAAATAAAAGCATTGACAGATAAAAGAAATAATGGTAATATAAATATACAAGCAGAGGACACAACTTAAAAAGTGGGAGGTACAACATGAATAACTATAAAGGATTTTTTAAAGTAAATGAGAATAACGGCGGCGTTAATGTTTGCACGTTTTTCAACCCGGAAACAAAAGAAGAGTTTTCCAAAATTGTCTGGGATATTGATAATGATAGACTCCTGGAAGATGACGAGATCCAGATTTTACGTTATCTCACAATTGATAACGATGCAGTCATTGCATGGAAGCATTTTAATAATGCTTTTGTCGTAGGTGATAATGTAGAGGTTATCAAGGGGCGAAAAGTTCCCAAAGGAACGATTTTAAAAGTGTTCTGGATCGGTGAAAGAGACACATATAAAACGAGAACACTTAAAAGTCAGGGTTGCAGATGGGCGAATGAAACAGAGACAGTCGCCGGATGCTACAATGAAAATGGCGAAAAGGTCTGGATCAAAACAGACTATTGTAAATATGTAGCTTAAAATAAATCCTTTTCGGTTGGTGGTTAAACCGAAAATATTTGATAATGAAAAAAGAAATAAATATTGACCAGAATCAATATTAATGATATTATAGGAGGACAAAATAATGAATAAAAACTGGTTAGAGCTTATCGAAAAGAAATACGACGAAATCATCAATGTAGGCGAAAAAGCTTACAAGGACGCACTTGAAAATCAGCATTTACGTTTTATCGTGGAAATGGACGAAAACGGTAATGTATATAGCTGGTATGATGTTGCTGGTGGCAATTCATTTCATGCATCTACATATAATGGGGAATCAATAGAGCTTTTTGAGTTCTGTATGCAATACTGGGAGAATAACCCAGCAGACGAAACAGTTGAGGAAAAGTTAAGAGAAAAAGGATTGTATAATTTATACCTGGAAGAAAGAGAGCTTCAGGATGCCGAAGATTATGACACTGCAGAGTTTATTCTTTCAAATTCGTCAAATGAGCAGCTTCAGGAGTGTCTTGAAGAGTGCCGGAAGGACGAACTTGAATTTATGGCGGATGAATACGCTAGATCTGAAAGTATAAATAAATTAGATGCTTTAAAAGAGCGTTTAAGTTATTGTGAATAATCGGGAGGATAAAATTATGAAACCTTATATTATACCTGGCGACGATAGAGATTACACTGACACAATTAAGTTCCAGAAGAAAAAACAGAAGTGGATAGAAGAAGGCTTGAAAAAAGATACTATTGAAGAATTGACAGAGCTTTATCATAGCTTTGATGTGTGGGGAAATGATAAAGGAACTAATTATTTCAATACAGATATTGCCTATGATGTCAGTGAATTAGGATATGAACATTGTGTCAGATAGGAAAGGGTGCAAATTATGACAAAAGGGTTTAACAAAAAAGAATTTATGAGCTGGTTGAAGAGTGAATTTCCGGGGTCTGTTGACAATCACTGGAATTATGATCTTGTGGAAAATATTATTGATTATGCACTTGCACATGAAAGCATTTCTAAGGATCAGTTTTGTTATTTTGTTTCTGATATGCTTCCGGAAGTAGAGTTCTTGGAAGTCGCAAGGTTTTGTGAAAATGGTAAACTGACAAATCGCACGCTTGAAGCGTTGGGAAGGTGATTTAAAATGAAAAATATTAAATATCATCAAAACGGTGTAGGTTATGAATATGGTGAAGATCATACATTAACAGATAATTGGAATCCGGATGCGGACTATGGAAATGAATATGTTAGTGTGTATTTTCGCATTGATACGCCGTCATATGATTATAACTGTGGTTTTTCTTCAGATGATGACCGTCAGAAATGGCATGAGGAAGTCAGTGAGCTTATAAAATCTTTTGGAATCTTTGAAGGTATTGGTTATGATATTGAGAAGAGAAAAGACAAGCAGGCACATTTATACGCACATCCACAGGATATAAGTGGCGTTATTTTAAAGAATGACGTGAAAAAAGTTGCAGAAGCGATTAGTAAAATGAAATTATCATCTATTCGCTGGGTGGATCTTTACGAAACAGTATATGTTATATCAGATGAAGAATACGAAAAGTATTTATCTGATAGAGATGAGGAAATTAAAAAAGCGTTGTTTGACAGTTGCCATACAACCAGGACAACAAAATATTATAGTGCTTTTGATGTATGCCGGAATCTTGCCGGAACGTTCAGATTAAACCGTTTGGGCTTAAATGACGGGCGAAATTACGGCAGTGGTCAAACAATAGATCATATTATGAGAATCATTGATGAGATGGCAAATACGGGCTTGCTGGTGATTACAAAAGGTAAGGATGATTTAAAACTTGTTAGAAGCATTAACAAAACAGAACAGAAACGCCTAAAATTGGCATTGTAGAAAAGGGTGATATTATGACCTATGCGGAATTTTTAAAAGATATTGATAAGTATGTTGGATGTGTAGTGGAATTTAAAACCCGCTTTAAATCTAACGGTAAAATCTTCACATCACAGCGTTATGTGTGGGATAATAAAGAATTTGGTGCATTAAAACCGGATTCGCTGATAGAAGTGTTAAGTGTAAAAATTTTATACAAAAAAGAAACTAAAAGAACAGAATCAGGTATTAACTATTAAGAGAGAGGTGTGAAATTATGAAATCAAAAAGAACAGATGTAGCCCACGTTAGAGAGTATTCAATCCCGGTGGAGGGCAAGTATTACTATAATGTGCAAGTGTGTCAGGCTCTAAACAGTGGTAACGACATAACTTACGTTACATGTGGCAAATTATGCAAGACAAAAGAAGAGGTCAGAGACTTCCTTAAATCAGCAATGAAGTATTATACAGATATTATACATATTAACGCTTAAATAGCATAAAAGAAAAACAAAATAAACTTAATATAGAAATAAGCTGCGGTTGTGGATCTGTAATGGTCTATCAATCGTGGCTTTCTTAAGTGTGTGCATTTAAGGACATGGACACAGTAACCATGTAAAAACAATCTGTGGTCTAGCACTGACCGATATACAAAAAGAGTGTAAAACTTGTGGCTGGCAAGGTTAAATAATTAAGTGGCGGTTATCCGGTGCGGGATAAGGTCATCAGCTCTGGGCGGATATGGAGCTTACAAGCCTTATACTAATGATACACTGAAACCATCCGAAAGGACATAGGTGTGCGCATTATCCCCCTGTTTAGGGGGAAACTATGTCCAACTGAGCCAAACCGAAGAACATGTTACACAGGTTCAGAAGGTTGTCAACAGTTTAAAGTAATAATTATTTGGAATAATGTGATAGTATGAGTATAGTTCTTCCGGATCTGGTTTATATATGGTGTTGATTATTATATATAAGTATGTATTAATAGTAATGATGCAGCTATGATCTGGTAGGATTCATTTTGTCCCCCAGAGGAAAAGACATATAAGATAAAAGAAATAATAAATAACTGTTGACATATGCGCATATATATCGTATAATAAGATCATAAAGAAAGACACAACTTAAAAGAAATAACATAATCTAATAGAAAGGTGGATGCAACAAAATGAAATCGCCATACGATCAAAGGACTGATAAAACAAGAGACAGAATACGTGGAAATAGAAAGAGCTATTATCCGAATAAACATTATCGGTCAGCAGAAGGTAATTTTTATTATTATATAAATACAAAAGGTTATTATCATGTGCTTAGACCGTGTAAAGTTTCATATGGTGGGGAATTTAGTCATTATGAAATAAATGACTATTTGTTACAAGTCGATAACACATTAAAACTTGCAAAAGATTATGGATGTTATAAGACAAGAGAAGAAGCAATTTCAGAATTAGAAAAGAATTTAGCAGAAGATAATTAAGGAGGATTTAATTATGTCAAGTAGAACAAATTATTATGATTTTAGAGATGCAAAGGTTTTAATTGCAATGGAACTGTCAAAAAGAGGTTGGGAAATCTTCGGATTCAAACCTGACGAATCAGATTCTATGACAGATTACTGGAGTCCGGCAGACTGGGACGGAATCGCAACGAAAAACGGTTATGTTGTTGTGATTGACTGTTCTGATTATATAGTTAAAAGTCGAAGCGGTAAAAAGGATTATCGTAGAAGCAGCAACACAGAAGAAATTGAACTTACTGTTGAGATTCAGCAGAAGATTAAGAAGTTGAAAGAGATCAGACAGGATCGTGGTGCAAGTCCGGCAGAAGAAGCAACAGCCAAAGAAAAAATAGAAAAGCTGCTTACTAAAGATAAAGGAAATAAAGATGATAACATATCTATAACAGTATATTACCCTACATTCCAGGCGAATCCGCCACGTATGAGCTGGCACGTCGAAAAAGACGGTGTTATCATCGCAAAAGGAAATGGTGTGGCGAAATTTTCAGATCTTAGATGGTTCGATAAAAAAGAAGCTGAAGAAGAACTGAAAAAACAAGACAAAGATTCTTGGAGATATGAGGATGCAGAAAAGAAACTGAAATTGCACAAACAATTTATGACTTTTATCAACAAGATTGATACTGCTGCCGGATCTATGCTGTCAAAAGATGGAAAAGGCTTTGTATATGAAAATGTTGTTAAAACAGAATACAAGACAGAAAATAAAGCTGTTGAATGTGCCGGAAGTATCAAAGAAGGTCAGTGCTTTATTTTAAAACATGGCTTTACTGGTGGCAGATGTAAAGGATATGTATACAGATTCCACGAATATGATGGCTTTAAGGGTAATAAATACTTTACCGCTTACAGATTAGATAAAAAGCTTAAGAAAGAGCTTACCGGAAGAACTAATTACGCAAACAGTTTTGGGTTCGTGGATAAAGATAGATTTATGAAGTGGATTAAGGATGGATCTATTGCATGGTGCGAAATCCAGGAAGTCAAAACACCGTACCAAGTAACAAAGTGTGTTAAAAAGCAATATAGATAAACTAAATAAAGCATATAACGATAGGAGGAAAGAGTGGGAGTTGTTCCCACTCACATATAAAAATGAAAAGAGAATCTGCAAGTAAATTATTCTATATTTGTTCTGCTGGTTGTGGGATTTTAGCATTTTTGTTTGTTTGGTTTTGCGCCGGATCTTCGGACTATTGGACATTAGTAGAACAAACAGAAGTTCCCGGAAACCTTGATGTAAAATATGTAGCTATGGCAGCCATCTTCACATTAGCGTCAATTTCTTTCTATACGATAGGAAATAGAATCAAATACTATTTACCAGTCGTTAAATCGCTTAAACGAATCTATTATGATGATTCTATCCTAAAAGAAATAAATAGCAACAGACGTTTTGAAATGCAAGTATGTGATTTTATAAACATGTTCCAGAATGGCATATATGGCGATTTAAGCGCACAGAATGAGAAAGCCAATAAAAAGTATAGGGAAGCTGGAAAAGGGCGTTTAATTGGAAAATATCATTCAACACAAGGTATCGTTAAGATTATTACTAATACAGATCAGACAAAAATGGAAGTAACATTTTTAAATACTATTTACAAGGTAGCATAGGAGGTAAAACATGAGAACAAACAAAAAGGAAAGAAAAGAAAATGCAAACGAATTTTATAATAGCTTTATTGGCGGAAATTGTAAAAATGCAGCGATTGTTGTAAAAAGATTTGATAACAGTAGTAATCCTAATATTAATAGATGTCAGTTTGTATCAGCATTTATGGGAAAAACATTAGTTATTGCGGAATCAGTTATTGGAATAACCGGATGTTTCATTGAATTGCTTGAGAATATAAAGAATATAAAGCCGGGAGAACAGAAAATGTATTATGAAGATGGTTTTAATGATTGGTTGGAAAAGACTTATAATTTCAGAATTACATACAAAGATGGTTTAGTCTTTATGTTAGAGAGGAAATAAGGGTAATGCATTTAGGAAAATATAAAGAGCTGCCGATTTACTGGAAAAGTGAAAATGAGAAATGTATCATTGTATATGAGCAGTTCGCATTTACAGGAAAGTACAAATTGTACTTAAATGGAAACTATACAGACTCAAGCGATTTCATGAGTGAATTAATAAGAATCGCAAAACAAAGTTATTTTTACAGGAGGTAAAATAAATAATGGAAGAATATGCAGTACACAGAACGACTACGGGGAAGATGTTTGAGCTTACAGACTTAAAAGGAAATCCGCTCAAATACGACGATTATAAAAGCAACTTCACCAGGAAGCATTTAAGAATGTTAGAACCAGGGCAGACATTGAGATCCGCCACGCTTGGAATCATGCTAAAACGAGTGCAGTAAACTTGCACTTGGATCACTTACAAAAATATATTATAATAAGAATACGGAGGTATTTACTATGAAAAAGTCAACTATTCCTTATAGCTTAATGCAGCTCAAAAAAATGTATGAAAAGTCACATGTATTAGATTTTGATTGCCCTATTCAGAGACGTTATGGAATGTGGGATGATTGGAGAAAAAGTCTGCTGCCACATTCTATGTTGGTTGGGTTTGTTATTCCACCATTTTATATGATTAAAGAGAATAAGGGTTCAAAAGATTCCAGGAACAGACCGGTATCTAATTATTCTTGTATTGACGGTCAGCATAGATTGAGAACAATGTTTGATTTTATGAATGATGAATTTGCATTACATGAACAGACTCCGGACGTTGACATAGACGGTGATATCTACCAGATTGCCGGATTAAAATATTCTGAACTCCCAGAAGAACTGCAGGCGGCTATCAGTTCATATAATTTCACAATTTATAATCTGGAAGAATGTACAGATGAAGAAATTGAAGAAATGTTTTACCGACTTAATAACGGATCTGGATTAAGCAAAACGCAGATTGCAAATGTTAAGTTAGGTATGAAGCTGGCTAAATTTGTAAAAGAGATGGTCAATAGAAAGTTCTTTACAGAGGTTTGTCATTTCACTGGCGCACAGTATCGAAGAGCAGCAGACGAAAAGACATTTATACAGTCAATGATGCTGCTGGACGTAAAAGATGGCGATTATGAACTCACATCTATTTCAGAGGGTTGTGTTATAAGCTATGCAGAATCTTTACATGATAACTATTCAGATGCAAAATGTGAGAGATTAGAGAAGATCATGGACTATCTGGAAGAAGGATTTGATGGCAAAGAGAAGTTTATGAAGGTAATTAATATCCCGATGTTTATTTATATGGCTGATGAGGCTATTAATTCCGGAATTACTCCAAGCGAATATTATAGCTGGTTTGAACAGTTTGCCGGAAAGTACAGCCCGGATTGCAAATATGCAGAGAATTGTGGTACTGGATCAATCAAGAAAGACAAGGTAAACGGCAGAATTGCAGTGTTAAAAGAAGATTTTGAACAGTATTTTGCCGAAGAATTGAAACTTACAAATAATGAAGAGGAATAGAATAGTTTAAATAGGTGGCGTATCGTTTTGATGGTGCGCCACAAACATTAAGAGAATACGATCAGTCGATTATGCCGGAAAAATTCAAATCAGTTCTTTCTCTTTTGGTAGACTTCCAGGGAGAAAGGGTTGCTATTGGTGTTAGACATATTGAGGTTGTGAGAGCTTATGAAGCAGCAATCAGAAAAGCATTTCCAGATAGACCAGTATTTGTCATTACTGGAAACGAAACTACTTTGAAACAAAGAAAGAAAATTGTGCAAGATCTTAAGAAAACGAAAAACGGTATTCTGATTAGTACACAGCAGAGCCTTTCTGCAAGCATGAATATTGATTTTGTAGACAAGTGTATTATCCCGGAGCTACATTGGAATAATTCAAGTATGAGCCAGTATTATTTCCGATTTATCCGTTATACTTCTACGAGATTTAAGCAAGTATATTTCGTTACATACGAAAACAGTATTGAGAGTAATTTGTTAAAAATGGTTCTTGTAAAAGATAAACTGAATAGATTTATGAAGAATCAGGATGTTTCTGACGATGAAATATATGATATTTTTGGAATTGAAAGTGATATGCTACAAAATCTGATGTATAAAGAAAAGACAGATGACGGATATGTTATTCGTTGGGGAGATCAGAAAGTATCATAGATTGGAGATATTATGAAGAAAAAGAAGCCGGAGGGCTATTATAAAGGGTTACGTAGAAAAGAAAATCTGACTATTGAAGAAGTATACAATGCTGTAAAAGATGTGTTATTCGAGCCAGAAGATAAGAAAGCTATGGTTGTAATTAATGGCGACAAAATAAAAGGGAACAGTCAGAGATTCCAGACATTTTTTACAAAAGGCTTAAAGTGTGCGTGCTGTGGCATTGAGGGAAAATATTTCGGAAAAGAAAAGGACTTTAACGCTGCAAGATATCATCTGAATTTGTATGCCTTAGATGAGTCAGGAAATGAAGTTTTAATGACAAAAGATCACATTGTCCCACGTTCAAAAGGTGGGGCAAGTGAACTGTATAATTATCAGACAATGTGTGTAAAATGCAATATAGCAAAAGGGAGCAACTAATGGAATATGATAAAGAAAATCAATGGTGGATAGAATATACTAAATTGTCAAGCGGGCAAACTGCAGTTATTATGTTTTCAAAATATCCGAGAGGAAAAACGCTCTACTACTTTGTTACATTCGGAATTGCTGATAAAAAGAAGATGTTGCGGAACTGGCTATTGGAAACAGGTAGTGGAGATTTATGTACAAAATGCACTGGAAAATGTGGAGCAGAAGGATTAATCTGGGCGTATCATAAGTTAGAAGAATTTATACAAGATAGGAAATTATTTAATAAAAGTGATAAGGTCTTGAGATATAAAGTTGCGGTTTGTGGAGCTGATGCAAGACGACACAGGGTTTACCGCCATTTTTTGAAACGCATTGGATTTAATGAAGAGTATGACCAGGAATTAGGCTGGATTATCGTGAAAAACTTGTAAGATAAAACAAATAAATATTGTATTGCGTAACAATGTGTGATATACTATATATAAGGACACAACATAGAATGGAGGATGAATGTAAATGGGAACACCAGCATATATACCTATATACTCTAAGCGGTTGGCAGGGTATCTTCTTTTGAAAGGATTTCTGCTTGAAGATTATCAGAAAAGCCATGAGGACTCAGAAAGAACTATATTCTTCTTCTACGAGTCCGAAGAGTTGTTGAGAGCCATGTCAGAATATAACAGATTAAAAAACTATAAAGGGGGCATAGTAAACATATGAGTAAAGTAATCAATCAAAAATATATGTCGTTTGAAGAGGTTGTTATTGAAAGTGAAAATGAAGAGGATTATAAAGAGTCTCTTGATACAATGCGAAAAGCCGGTTTTACAAGAGTAAAAATATACGATAATGAAAGCATGACTATGATCCCGGCAAAGAAAATTCTTAAAAATGGACATATCGTACAGAGATACAAGAGATTTGGCGGATATGAGATTATAGAAAGCAAATTACGTGCAGAATTACCAAAGGGTGTTAAGCCAGCAGATAGAAAGGAAGAAAATAAATAATGAAGGCAATATTACTCCTGTTGATTATTATTGCTGTTTTGCTGGTTGTTATGGACATAGCAGTGATATATGCAGCACGTGAAGTGGAGAAAAAAGAAAGAGAATTATTTGAAAATCGAAGGAGCAGAAGTAATGAAAGGGGTTATCTTAAAAACAGATGACGGAATAAAGTTATTTGGATGTTTACAGTATAAAAATGAGCAGAAGATAAACAAAATAAATATTGACATATAATAAAAAGTATGATAATATATAAAATGTGAGGTGAAACAAATGGCAACAGGAACAAATTTAGGAAGGATTAAGAATAAAAAAATCCAAAAGAACAATACTTCTGGATGCACAGGTGTTTCGTTCCACACTTGCAAAGGTCAATGGTATGCGAGAATAGCTTTTAAGGGGAAAAATTATAATCTTGGCTATTTTGATAATATTCAGGATGCGATTAATGCCAGAAAGCGAGCAGAACAAATGACTTTTGATGAATTTATTGAGCGACATACCAAAAAGAAGATAATAGAAATATAAGGAGGAAGAAATAATGATTACACAGAAATGCCAGATGGAACTTAGGGAGATGGTTTGTGATTTTGGAAAAGGTGATATACACGTTGGTATGAATCCTAGACCTGATGATCCAAATAAAGTTTCAATTGAATTTGCAAATGGAAAACCGCTTGGAATCGGAACACGTGTGTATGGTGAAAATTCACCAACACCATTAATCATGAATTTCGATAATGTCGAAAGCCTGGAAGCTATAAAAGAGATTGCTGAAGCTGCAATTACTACTCTTAAGGTGAAGAAAGAGTACATGACTGAGCCAAAAGAGCCAGAGTTTATAGTTAAAACTGACAGTATACTTGTAACAGAAGCATTCAGGAGATCAAATCCGTCACCACTTAAAGTAATGGAAGATACAGAAAAATATCTGGAAAACGGTGATATTAAAGAGATCATTGTTTCTGAAAACCTTATTTTAAAAGATGGGTACATAGGGCTGCTGATTGCAAGAAAATACAATAAAAGCACTGTAAAAGTATCTGCACCGGATGGAATTATAATCCTTGTTGGGAACAAAGCAATTAATTTTAAATCAGATAAAATCGCTCTTTTATATGGAGATGTATATGGAGAACAGAAACAACTGGCAATTATTAATTCAGGTAATAGATACATGATCCCGGCAGAAACCCCGGAAAAAGCGGTAGAAATGCTTGAAAAGATAAATAAAGTGTTTACTCCAGATTATACAATCGTTGGAAGAGGTAGAGGAAGTTCCGCACTTGCAGATTCAATGGAAAAGCGTGGAGTGGCATTTAAGCATATGTAAGATAGCAAAAATAAAAGATATACACAATAAGGCTTATTATATTTAAAGGATGTTGATTGTTGTTTGATAAACAAGAGAGAGTTCGTTGATATGGTAAGCGATCATACTGGACGTACAAAAAAAGAAGTGGAAGAATGGACAACCTTAATTTTTGAGGAAGTCAAAAGGGCTGTAAAATTATATGGCGGATTGAAAATTGTGAATTTTGGCACATTTGATACAAGAGACAGAAAAGGTAGGATGGGGAAAAATCCAAATACACAAGAAGATCTCTATATAAAAGGCAGAAAAGTCTTACACTTTACGCCCGGTAAAGAAATAAGAGAAATAGTTAATTATTAGGAGGTTTTGGCAGTGTTTAAAGTAGGTGATATGGTATATGTTGCTTTTGCTGTTGGTTGGAAATTTGAAACACATTTAACAACGGTAAAAGATGTTGTTGAAAAAGACGGAGAAGTAGAATATATCGTTGAATGCTATTGTGATGCTGCCAGATTTTCTAATGATATGTTTGAGCATTACGACGACAGCCGGAAAGAAAATGAAATCTTTGAAGCAACCAAAGAAGGAAAAGCCAAATGTGATAAATACGTTTCAGATTATTATTATGATGGACTTTGCAGAGGTTGCGAGTATGAAGATTTTGGTTCTGTATTCCGCTGCTCTGACTGTAGCCATTGTAAGGATATGGGACATAAGAACCCAACAGATCCAAGACCTATGAAATGTGTTTTAAACAAAATTGTAGTAGGCGATTCTCATAGAAAATCTCATGCGCATGAGATATGTAAGTATTTTGATCCAGTGCTTCCACAGATAAAAAGAGAGTTTCAGAGTTGGGAAAAATACAATGAAGTTCTTAAAAACTGTGAGTTCAATAAAGAATGTCCAATGCACAAAAACAGTGTATGGAAAACTTGCACATATGAATACTATATGGATTCTAAGCTTGTTGGATTTCCGATTAAGTTTATGCTGGATGGAAGAGAAGTTACAAGTGTAAAAATCCCACGTAGAAGATGGGTAAATCAGGATTTCTTGAATGGAGACATTCTGGAATGTACAACTGTGAATTTTGCATATGAGAAAGGCAGAAATGGATTACCGAAAAAAGAATGCTTGCCAATATATCAATCATTTGAGGGACTGGCAAAAATAGATATTAAGAAAGGTATTTTAATTGATGGACAGCCTATCAAGACATTATGAAGAAATTGTAAATCGTATAAAAAGTAAAACGCCGGATTTTGACGAGTATAAGTTTCATATTCTGGTAGTTGATGAAAATAATTTTGATGGGATGTCAGTACAGAGTTGCACATTATCAAAAGACAGAAAGTGGATTTGTATTCCGAGAGAATATGAAGATCAATTTGGTAGTGGGTATGTTCCGATTTGCTATGAAGTAGTGGAAGAATTTGAGACATTCCTTGGAAATGGTAGTATAAGTTGGAGATGTAGAGTCTTTATTTTAAATAGAAGATATTAAACAAATATGGGGCTGTAATGGTATCGACGGGGTACAGAACGGACATAATTCGCAGGAGTGGTTGCCTAACAACCAACATTAAAATAAACGCTAAAGAAACAAGACTGGCAGCGTAAGCTGCACTCTATATAGATGATTGTGGGATATAATCTATATAGAGCCGAAATTCCCACAGAAGTTTCCTGTTTTTCTTAAAAATAGGTGGTGGACGAGAAACCAGTATATACCTGGGAAAACGGTTAGCTGTCTCATTTTCGCTAGGATGACGTTTAAAAATAAATATCCGAATGAAAGAGTATTGCGTAAAAAGATTGTGTAGTTAGTATGTATTTCGGACACGGGTTCAACTCCCGTCAGCTCCATTTAAAGGAAAAATATGTGTAAAAGATGTGAAGAAATCAAAAAGAAACATGAAAATTATAATTATTGTCCGTATTGCGGAAGTATGATGAAAAAGATTGGTTTCATACCGGATTACGATGTACCGTATAAACCGTTTTTTGCTGAAGAAAGAAATGGCTTTATCGTAGATATGGGTTAAAATAGGAGTATGTGAAAAACTATGAGAAGTATTTCAAGTGCAATAATTAGTTTAACTTGTTGGTATATGCTTACAAATATGAATGATAAAGCAGATGGTACAAGAGTATTTTTAGCTTTGATGTCATTCATGATGCTAGCAGTAGCGTTTGTATTATTGATTTTTGGACTTTGACAAAACAAGAATTTTAGGAGGAACAGAACAATGAAACCTTATGATGTAGGTTTAATTTGTGGGCGATTTCAGACTTATCATATAGGTCATGAATCGCTCATAAATATGGGGACACAACTTTGCGACAGGATCTTAATTCTAATAGGATCATCACAAGAATGCGGGACAGAAAGAAATCCGCTTAATATTAACACCAGAACGAAGATGCTGAAAGAGATATACGGAGATTCGCCGGAAATCATGATTTATGCACTGTCTGATCTGACAGATGAGAATGATATTCGTCCGGAGTGGGGCAAGTATCTTCTGGAGAATGTAGACAGATATATCTACAAAGTTCCAGAGTTGATGATTACCGGAGATGACGAAGAGCGAAACCACTGGTTCGCAAGAGAAGATGTGGTTGATATGTCGCAGCTTATTGTAAATCGTGGAAGAATCCCTATTTCTGCCACACAGGTCAGAAAGCTTATGGTTATGGATGATCGTAAAGAGTGGATGAAATGGGTAAATCCGAAGCTGCATAAGATGTATGATGAAATTCGCCGGGAACTAATGACAGTACCTTATTATAGGGAAATGCAGATAGAATTAATGAAAGATAAACAAAATAAATGTAAATAATACTTGAAATTGCCGGAGGAATATGGTAATATAATTACAAGGAAATCAAACAATAGGAGGGTAAAAAATGTACAGTATTTCAAGAAAAGAATTTATTAATCCAGATATGGAAATGGTAGGGAGAATCATTGACAAGCTCAATGAAAAGTTTGATCCTACAGAAACCCACCATCATAGCAATGCAGACTCAGAGATGTTTGAGTTTCATTATAAAACAGATGGAATGAAGCGTGAAGCATGGAGCATTACTTTCATGGGACATACAATTATCAGTGGTGGCGAATTTGGGCTTGATTATTCAGAGTGCCAGGATGAGTCATATTTAACACTGGAAAGCCGCAACGAACAGAAAATCTTTATGTTGGCTGTAAACAATACAATTCAGCATATTGATAAGTTAGTGAATTATGTGGCACTTTCAGATACATCAGATTACAACAAGCAGAAGTGGATTGGAACACTGAAAAAGAGCATTGAATAAAAAGCAGCAATAAGAAAGGAGAGAGCATTATGATAACATATATCAATGGAACATCCGCATTAAAAGAAGATACTGAAAAAGTTATAACCTTTCCTGGATCAAGAGAACAGATTGTTAAAACGCAACCAGTAAAAAAAGGTAACTACAAAGAGGGCGAAGAACAGAGAGTTTATCCGTTCAAAACCGAAGAAGATCTTCAGAAAATGCACAATTATTTCGTTGAGAAAAAGATGTGGCGTAATGATCTCTTATTTGTTGTTGGTGTAAATGTTGGTCTCAGGGCAGGGGATCTCCTGAAACTTACATGGGGACAGGCTTTCCCGGATAATTATTCAGAAGTTGCAAACGCAATCAGAATAAAAGAAGAAAAAACTGGCAAGTGGCGTACATTCTATCTGAATGAGTCTTGCAAAAAAGCTATTCTTAAATACTTTAAACAGTATATAAGAAACGGGGAAATACCTGGAAGGGATGAATACATTTTCAAAAGTAGAAAAGGAAATGGACACCTTGAGGTTCGTCCGGCTGGTAATATTTTGAAAAAAGCAGCGAAGGAAGTAGGAATTACTTTTAACGTAGGAACACATTCATTGAGAAAGACATTTGGCTATTGGCAGTTAAAGGCACATCAGGATGATGCAATGTTTTTGTGTCACCTTCAAGAAATGTTTAATCATGCAACTCCAAAAGTTACATTGAGATATTGTGGTCTTGAAGATGAAAACATGGAACAGTATTATAATGATGTGAACATTTTATGACTTGGAGTGTAGACTATTGAAAAGTACAATGGCAATAGTAAAAGCAAAAGACGATATAAAAGTTCTTATGGAAGATGGCAGATTTAGCAATTTTATCAAGGAACATACATATAGATGCATGTTTAAGGGCGAAGATGTGTATATAATTGATGAAGATAAATATGGATTTCAGACAGATTTGGATATATTTCATGAGAATTTTCAGGTTATAAGCAACGAAACTAAATAAGGAATATTATCTTCATTCGGTGTCTGTATTGGAAAATATGATTCTAAGAAAGACACCTGAAAAATAAATGAAGTTAATAGAAATAAATAATTGGTAAAGATATGAAAGCTGCAAGCTGTTTTGAAGTTTTTAGGAGTGGATTTACTTAGCTGTATTACTACAAAAGGATAAGTACAGGAGAATAAGATGAATTATAGTAAGCGTGCAACGAGAAAAGTGTGTGCAGTAATTTCAGTTATAATTGTTGTGCTTCTTGTATTTACAGCCATATCTGCTGCCAGTGTAGATACAGACAGCGATATATATGTAAAGTTCCAGGATCGTATGTCGATGGACTGGGATTATGATGATTCGATCTATCTGAGAAAAGCAGTAATGCTTAAAGGTCAAAACAAATCATTATATGAAAAAGCCGACATTATAGTTGTCACACTAAACAGGGTATTAAGCACAAAATATCCAAAAGATATTAAATCTGTAGTTGAACAAATCGCAGAGGAAGAAGAAACGAGTCTGGACGAAATTGAGCCAGACTCCGATTCTGCAGAAGCATTAAGAATTGTAAAGCATGAAAGATATGATAATACGAAAGGGCGATTAGAATATGAATAGCAATGAAAAGTTCAATGGAAATAGAACCCACCAGAGAAGAAACAGAAACGGGTATTACAGAAAAAGATCTATGAAAGCAACTCAGGCTGCGACAGTCAATCAGGAAAACAAAGATTCCGAAAATATGAAAAAACTTGTCGAGATTTTGGCAGATAAATTTTTTGTCCTTATGGAAAAAATTCAGAATTGTACTGAGATTGTGCCAGAAGAAATTCTTGATGAGATTCCGAAATTTCATCAGGTTATAGGAGCCATTGGAACACTTGGCTTCGCGCTTGAAGAAATTGACAAGTTATTCCCACTTTCAGAATATCTGCCAGAGGAAAAGGCTGATAAAATTAAAGAGATTATTTTTTCTGTTGGTAGTGATAACGATGATTCAGACGAAGAGGAAAGATGCTATGACGAAATCAACTGACAATGAACGCTGGCTTTCCGATGGAAATTGTGAACTCTGCCGGAGATCAAAATATTGTAGTAAAGCGTGTAAAGCCAATAAAGAGGCAACGCAGAGAAATATTTACAGTGCAGTAAATAAAGCCACAGGTGGAATTTTCGCACATATGCTTGAAAAACAGGCAAGTTTATTCAGGTAAGAAAGGTATAACATGAGTGGAAATATTGTAATTGACTGGGCTGATAGCATATTGGAAATTGCAAGATCATCATGCGGATCAGGAACTTCAAGTGACAAGGATAAAGCTTTTATGGAAATCATTGGAATATGCGATGCGATATTCAAGTCACTTGGATATGCCTGTAAATACGTGTTTATAAAGTACAAGCGATTTTTTGATAAGCTGGCAGGAAAAGATACAACAGTTATAGACTGGGTGCTTTCAGTTGTTGACCTTGCTGTGTCCGGAATAAAATATGAATATTCAGAGAAAGACGAAAATTTAAGATACATCATTGGAGTATGTAAGACAATTGAAATAACACTTGGATATGTTTATGCGAATGACAGTGATGCTGAAAGTAAAAGAAAGCAGATTGTTGATTTTGCGAAATATGTACAGGAGGAAGAAATAAAATGATGCGAGTAGGAACTCCACATTATAATTTTGATTCCACAAATGCACAAGAACCATTTACATATATGGCGCGAATAATTGGCACAAATGAGATTGCTGTTGGTTATGTTGTGGTAGCAAAGGCAGCATATTGTCCAAAAAATACTTGGAAATATTACATAGAGTATAATGATTATAGATCGTATGGTTGTGGTGTTGAGGCAGCATATTTGGGACTCAAAAGAGTTGCAATTGATCCAGATACTATCGTTCCTTACAACCAATTAGCAAGGATAAAAGTGGATCAGGAACATGGTTATGATATTTTGCTTGAAGGAAATGATTTGCCGGGATTAAGAACTAGCTTAAAAATCGCATACAATGAAAAAATCCCAGAAGGCTTATATGCGCCAATTAGCGAAGAGTATGCTGCAAGATATGAAAAATATGGAGCATGTTCTGAGGTTACACCAGAGCAAAACGTTATAGAAGATGTTATTGAAAACAGCAAAATTCTCGAAAGAGTAAAACTTCTCGAAGCAATAAAGAAATTCTGGGATGAACATAAGAAAGACTATAAAACAGTTTTTGTTTTGGTTGGTGGGGGATATTGCAAAGAAGATTGTGAAACCATAGAAGAACGTGTTCCTGGAATATTCACGCATTCGTTGACCAGTATGTATTTCGAGGATATGGATGCTTGTATAGAGGACTTTGTGAAATGTGTAGATCCGGAAGATGTTGGAGCTTTTGATTGTGGTACAAGGAGGAAAGAACAGGATGTTTCCAATTAATAACATATTATTTTGCCCGCTTTGTAAGAAACGTAGCGAAAGATGGATTAGTTCTGGATGTGCTTTTCAGATTAAAGGACACGAAAATTACACGTATTATAAAGAGTCTTGTACAAAGTGCCAGAAACATTTCTATTTGCCTTGTGGCAGTAATGGTATTATCGAAATGCGTATGAATGGTGTTCCTATTGAAGATGCAATAGAAGCCAAATGTAACGAGATAAAAATAAGACGCGGCGGGTTATTTACTCCTACGGACAGAGACAGAATTGAGAAACAATGTAAGGAAATATACGAAATGAATGAAAATGATTTAGTTATTTCGGAAGATCTTGTAAAGAAAGAAGATTTGAAAGTTGTCTCTGCTTGGATGTCGTGACCTAAAAATACATAGCAAAAAAGGATGATATGAATGAGATTTTTACTTTGGAAAATTCAATTGGATGAGCGCAGATATGCAAAATTCCAATGGTTATTATTCAAACTGTTTGGGAAAAGACCTAAAGCCCCTTGTGGTCACACTAAGAATGCAGTTGGGTATTATTGCCACTTGCCATTAAAAGTGAAATATTGTGATGTAATTAATAACGGCGACGAACATGAAGCAGTGTGTAAGTGTTGTGGAAGCAAGCGTATGATTTCGAGTGAATATATAAGTCCATATGATGAGCTTTGGAGTATATTTTAGAAAAATATGAGAGAACCAAAAATAAAAAATAAATATCATTTAAAACCGTCGGACATTAACAAATTGGTTGTGAATGATCGCTCTAAAATCAAAGAGCCGTTGTTCTGGCGAAATGATGTGATAAATGCCTGGTGTATTTCAAAAAGCATTGGAACAGATGCAGATAGAAAGTATTGTACTGACAATTCTGTATGGATTGGAATTTATGATAAGCCGTATTATCGCCACGAAGTTCATTGTTATTGTACTTGTTGGGGCGGTATGGGTAAATACAATTTTAAAAAGTTTTTCGATTATCAAGAAATTGAAACAGAAAAAGATTTGGAAACTCAGGAAACACTTTTGCAATATATAAATCAGTTGTTAGACGAAGGAATCTTAGCAACAGTGAAAAATGTGTAAATTTGAAAAGGTGAGAAAAGTTTATGGAAAAATTATTGGTAGATACTTCTGAATATCAAAAAAGAGTTCTGGATTGCATTGGTTCAGAAGAAATTGATAAATTTTTCGGATCAACAGTGTTCGCAGGATTGCTTGAAAGTAATATGTGCAAGCAAGCCATGATACATGGAATGATTATTGCGAGCATGATGACAAGTCAGTGCAACCACGTCGTTGTTATGAAAAGACCAGTAGGACATTGGAATTTATTGGATGAATGTTCAAACGAAGGTGTATATTGTTCTGTGTGCAATAAGAAGGTTTACAAGAAATATTATGCAAACCAAAAAGTACAATCAAAATTTTGCCCGAATTGCGGGGCAATGATGAAATGATAATAGAAATTGCAGCCTTGATTAACAAGGCTTGAAATCAATAGAAATATTGTGGCTGATTCAGCTAGGGAAATCTACGTATATGTTAGAAGGACATATATGAGCCAAAGAATGAGGGAATTTCCACTCATTAAAGCCTATGTAAATTGAATATAGATTTGAGGTTTTAGAACCTTATAAAATTACATAGGCACTGAACGGTGATTTTTTCACCATAGAAGGAGTTTAGTTTTAGAACCTTATAAAATTACATAGGCACTGAACAACTTTAAGTGATGCAGGGTACACTTGTTAGTTTTAGAACCTTATGAAATTACATAGGTACTGAACTGAGGCATCCAATGGAGCTTTAGAACCTTTCAAAATAAAAAAAATAACAAAAACATTGATAAAAGGAAAAACATAAATCATGGAAGAAAAAAGAAACATTTCTGTAAGAAAAATCAAATTGTCACTTGTGTGTGAACTGAATGATGAAAGTGAAATCAAAAAATACACGAATGAAGTATATGACTATTTGAGAAAATCAATCAAAGCTCAGAATGAGGCTTTTAATATTTTAACATCTGAAATATACTTTGCAAAGAAACTTGGCAAAAATGAGGCAAATATTTATTATCAGTATTCGCATCAAGCACCGTTGGAAACAGACACGAATGAAAAACAGTTATTAGAAATTTTGGAAATGTGTCCTGTAACCCAGGAAAAGATTGATGAAAAGATAAAGGGCTATCGTGAATTTAGAATAAGTAAGAAAAAGCCACCAAAAGAAGAAACACTGAATAAGGCTTGTGAGAAAATCGAAAAGAAATTGAAGAAATATATTGGCGTTTCTAAAGAAGATATTCAGAAGAAAATTGACATGCTTGAAAACTATTGTGCATATCCAAAGTCTGTATATGAAAATTTTGCAAATGGACTTAGTACACCAGCATATGTTACACAGCAAGTAAAGGAATATTTCAAATCATTCGGATCAGATGTTATTTTTGATAAAGTTGCTGTAAGAAACATGAAAGCCGATAATCCGCTGATTCTTCCACCAAACATTTTTTATAGGGATAAACAGTTAATGGGATTAGTTCATGGATATGATAGTTATATGGATTTTCTGGACAATCTCCATAGCAACAGAGATTTGGAAGTATATTTTTATCTTCCAGGCAAAAAAGGAGAAAACAAAATTAAATTTAAGCTGATTTTTGGAAATCCAAACAAATCAAATGAGTTGAGATGTGTTATCCAGAACATCATTGAAGGAAGATACAAAATTCGTGGAAGTAAAATTGGATTTACTATGAATAAGAAAACAAAGAAAAATACGAATTTAACATTGTTCTTAACCTATGATATGCCAGTTCGGGAATTTACATTGGACGAAAATACAGTTGTTGGTGTCGATTTAGGGCAGGCAATTCCGGCAGTATGTGCATTGAACAACAATCCATATGTGAGAAAATATATTGGATCATCAGATGATTTCTTGAAAATTAGAACACAAATGCAAAACAGAAGAAGAAATTTACAGAAAGCACTTACTATTAGTAAAGGCGGTAAAGGAAGAAAGAAAAAACTGCAAGCATTGGATAAATTGAGAGATAAGGAATCAAACTTTGTAGATACATATTGTCATATGGTAAGTAAGGAAGTTGTTGACTTTGTATTGAAACACAGAGCGAAATACATAAACCTTGAATGTCTGAAAGGGTTTGATTGCGATAAAAAGATTTTACGTAACTGGTCATATTATAAATTACAAGCCGATATTGAATATAAGGCAAAAAGATATGGAATTATTGTAAGAAAAATAAACCCTTGTTTTACATCACAGGTTTGTAGCGAATGTGGACATTGGGAAGAAGGACAGAGAATTACACAGAAGAAATTTATCTGTGCAAAACCAGAGTGTAAATTTCATAATCTTAAAAGAGGATATATCAATGCGGATTTTAACGCTGCAAGAAATATCGCAAAATCAACTTTATGGCTAGAAGATGAAGTTACTGAAAAACAGATTAAAGAAGCAGCACAATATTATAATATCCCTTATGAAAAGGGTGAGGTATAAGAGTTGTTGCAGTATGGTATATTTTGATACCAAAGATTGAGCAAGAAATTTACTCGATAACCTATGTAAAGTAAAAGTATCTATGATTTGAGGTTTTGGAGTATTACGGATTTACATAGGTACAAAACGTCGCAACTGCTTTTGTGAATGTACCGGATGTTTTGGAGTATTATGGATTTACATAGGTACAAAACGATGATGACGACATTCAACTTGTTTCCTTGGCTTTGGAGTATTACAGATTTACATAAGTACAAAATATTATATAGTTGATCGGAGAATATAACAAAGATATAAAATGGAGTAAAACTATGGACAGATGTTACAATGTATATCAAATAATATGTAGGTACAATAATAAAAAGTATATTGGATATACAAAAAATTTTTCTAATAAAATAATACATAAAATTAGACCAAGCGCGGAATGTGGAACATTTTTAACAGATTTTCTTAAATACGGAGAAGAAAATTTTGATATTGAAATAATATCTCCAAACTTAACAGAAGAAGAAGCCCAAATATTAAAGACGTATTATATTGGGAAATATCAAACAGGATATCCAGATGGATATAACGATGGTTTAGAAATGCTCAATGGATATGAATTATTGACATATACAGAGCAAAAATTTCATAGGTTTACATCTAAATGTTATAACGGAGATGATACACCTTATCAAAAATATATGAAAATCAGCGAACAAATGAAAAGGAGAGATAGACGGCATGAATAAACAGGAATTAGTAAGAACTGAAATGATTAAGGCTATGAAAGAAAAAGACAAGCCGAAAAAGGAAACTTTGTCAATGCTTTTAGCTGCTTTAAAGAACGCAGAAATTGATAAAATGCGAGTTTTATCACCAGAAGAAGAGGATGCAGTAGTACAGAAAGAGATCAAACAGACAAAAGAAACATTGGAAATGACACCGGATGACAGGATTGATATTATTCAGCAGTGCAATAACCGCCTGGCAGTTCTGCAGCAATTCGCGCCGCAGATGATGAATGAAGCAGAAATTGAAAAGGTTATTTCTGATGTGCTGAATGATCTGGAATTAGATAATCCAACCAAAAGAGAAAAAGGAAAGATTATGAAAGTTCTCATGCCACAGGTTAAGGGTAAAGCAGATGGAAAACTGGTAAATCAGATCTTAGAGAGGAAGTTGGCGTAATTGTGAGTATTGGTTTATTTGTAGGTATAATTTTAATGTCACTTATTATTCTTGATGGGATTGGATATGCCATAGCAAATCATGTAAAACCGTTACAAAAGATTTATTGCAAGAGAGGCTGGCATTGTCACATGAAAGATTATGAAACAACTGGTTTTGATGGAGCGTCATTGCATTGCAGATGTAAATGGTGCGGATATGAAGGACTGGTAGACAGTCAAGGAAATTTATTTTAGAAAGGCGAATTAAATAAACATGAAACGAATTGTAAAAATATTTTCTGCTGAATCCGGAAAACATGTGAACACATTTATGTTATGTGGAAGTGGCAGTGGACATTTTGATGGACATGATATATACCAGTGGGTTTCATATCCATACGGAACTATTTATCCGGAAGTTTTTAAAGATGCAGATGAAGCACTTGCTTTTCTTGATAACAAAAAGGGAATTACTTATGAAGTAATGGGTGGATGCCAGTTGACTCTCATAAAAGAGAATGGTGATTATACAACAGCTTTGTCACTGGTAAGAACACCAATAAAAAGTAGAGGTAAATAAATGAGAAAGAAAATTATTAACAAAGTTGCTTGTTTTGCAGCTATTATATTCATTCTATGTACTACATGTACGGCATGTGGAAAAACATATCAAGAAGTAACCGGGCAAAAGGATAATACAGAGTATAGCCTTTGTGGAAACTATTTTACACTTATAACAGAGTGGGATGATTCAGGAGCAATTTATAGGATTGTGTATGCGAAAGATACCAAAGTGAAATATTTTATCGCCAAATCTGGTTATAAATTTGGTATAACACCATTATATAATGCTGATGGTACAGTACAAGTTTATGGAGAGTAGAAAAACTATGGGACGGAAATTCAAAATTGATAATGATGCCTATGGTGAAGGTATCAAAATGTATAATAAAGCCACGATAGAACTTGTTCCTGGTGTTACGGTTTTGGTTGGTTGCAATGGTGCTGGTAAGTCAACACTATTGAAACAGTTATACGGAATTGTACAAAAAGAAAATATCCCATGCGTAATGTTTGACAATCTAAAGGATGGCGGCAGCAATGCAAGAAGTAAAGCTGGATTTTACGGAGATATTACATTTCTTGCAACAAGCATGTGTTCCAGTGAGGGAGAGAACATAGCATTAAATATGGGGAACTTTGCGAAGATGATTGGATCAATGTTCCGGAATAATCCGAATGATAACGAATATTGGATTTTTGCTGATGCAGTAGACAGCGGATTTAGTATTGACAATGTTGTTGAATTAAAAGATGAACTTTTTAAATTGATTCTGGATATTCATAAGGATAAGGAAGTATACATTGTAATTACAGCAAATGCATATGAAATGGCAAGAGGGGAACAGTGCTTCGACGTAATAAATGGAAAATATGTGTCCATAAAAAGCTATGAGAAATATCGCAGCGTTATTTTAAAATCAAGAGACAAAAAAGATGCAAGATATAAAAAATAATCAATAAGATAAAAGAAATAATGGTTGACACATAAAAGAAATAGTGATATTATATAGAAGGTGGAAAAAATAGTAATTTGTTTAATAATTGTATTTGGTTTTATATATGGGAGAGATTATTTTAGATTTTTTGAATCGTTTGGAAGTTCAGGAAATTATTTTCAATCAGGAACATATATTTTATCAATAAAGTGGTGGAATGTAAAATTCAACTGGTATGTTATTTATGATAAATGGCATATTGATATTTCGTGTACATTTCCTATAAAAGAACACATACTTAGAGAGTGTGTTGTTGTTATTTCCAGTACAGGTATAAAAACCTGTACTGTTGATATAGATAAAGATAAACAAAATAAAAGAAAGGAAACAAGATGGAAAAAGGACTAACAAGTAGACAGGTGGTTGAAAACCGAGAAAAATTTGGGACAAACAAGCTACCAGAGAAAAAAATGAAAACTGGACTGCAGTTCTTCATGGAAACATTTAAGGATCATATAAACCAGATCCTTTTAGCCATGATGATTGTGTTCACAGTTATTGCAGTGTTTGGGCAGGGTTCTTATTCAGAACCGATTGGAGTTGCAGCATTATTACTTGCTATTGCACTTCTTGGAATGAGTACAGGCTTAAAAAGCCAGAAAAGTGAGAAAGAATTAAAGGATAGGACATCGGTTCATTATTGCAATGTGGTTAGGGATGGAAAGATAGAACATATTAACACGGATGATCTTGTTGTTGGAGATTTGGTTATTGTTCAATCAGGTGAGGCTATTTATGCAGACGGATATCTTGTTGAAGGAAATTTAAAGGTAGATAATTCTGTTTTAAATGGAGAATCTGAGCCATGTAAAAAAAGTGCCTGGAATAAAGGAAATCCACATATTGAAATCGGTGGAAAAAGAAACGCAAATTCAGATGATTATGTAAATTATTATGCATTATTCTCCGGAACAACAGTGGTTGACGGTGAGGGAAAAATGATTGTAACCAATGTTGGAGTTAATACAGTAAACGGTCAAACAATCTCAACTATTGATGAAATTGAAGAAACAAAAACATCGTTGGAAATTCAGTTAGAGGATCTTGCTAAACAGATTAGCAAATTCGGGTATATTGGAGCTTCAATTATTGTAGTAGCGTTAATCATCACAAATATCATTCAGTATGGTGGCGTTGCAGAATATTTTGGAATTGGCTGGATTGGAGTTCTAAAGAATATTCTTACTATTGCAGTAACCGCACTTACCATTATTGTTGCAGCAGTGCCGGAAGGTTTACCACTTATCATTAATCTTATAACAGCACAGAATACGAAGATTATGATTAAGCACAATGTCCTGGCAAAACATACGAATAAAATTCCGGAAGCGGGAAATATTCAGTTGCTTTGTACTGATAAGACAGGAACACTTACAGTCGGAAAACTTGTTCCAGTTGAAAATGTAATGGGTAACGGAGAAAAAGTTACAAGTGGAACAATGGTGGATAGCTTATTCAAGTTGAATGTAGCGTTAAATAGCAGTGCTATGTATGACGAGAATAAAAACATTGTAGGTGGAAATGCAACAGAAAGAGCATTACTTACTATGATTGATAGTGATGAATATAAAACAATCACTGATTCTGTAAAGGTAACGAATGCAAAGAGCTTCAACAGTGCAAATAAATTCAGTGCAGTTGAAACTGATGGAAAAGACGGAAAGATTACATACTATAAAGGCGCGCCAGAACGTTTGATTGATGTAGCTGTTTCATATGAAGATGAAAATGGCACACATACAGTTGAAAGAAATAAATTAAAAGATATTGTAAAATCATACACGGTAAAAGCAATGCGAGTAATTGCAACAGGCTATAGTAGATCAGCATTGCCGGAAAATGGTTTACCTGATGATCTTATCATTACTTCATTGGTTGCTATTCGTGATGATGTACGTCCAGAAGTACCAGAAGCAGTTGAAAGAATGCATGATGCAGGTGTTCAGGTTATGATGGTAACTGGTGATGTCATTGACACAGCAAAAGCTATTGCGAAAGATGCTGGGCTTATCAAAGATGATACAGATATTGCGATGTCAGCTATTGATTTTGATGCATTATCCGACGAAGAAGCAAAAGAAAAATTGCCACATATCAAGGTTATCGCAAGAGCTACACCGAATACAAAGCTAAGAATTGTGCGACTGGCACAGGAACTTGGACTTTGTGTTGGTATGACTGGTGATGGCACAAACGATGCACCAGCTTTAAAAGCTGCGGACGTTGGCTTTTCAATGGGATCTGGAACAGATGTATGCAAAGAAGCCGGGGACATTATTATTACAGATGATAATTTTGTATCAATTACGGATGCAGTTCTTCTTGGAAGAACATTCATGCACAATGTTATGAAGTTCCTGAAATTCCAGCTACCTATCAATGTAGGTCTGGTAATTCTCAGCATTTTATATCCGATTATTATGGCTGTAGAAGCAGTTGCAGCAGTGCAGATTCTTGTAATTAACGTCGTTATGGACTCTCTTAATTCTCTTTCCTTTGGTGGAGAACCAGCAAAAGAAGAGTATATGAAAGAAAAGCCTATTCCAAAAGGATCGAAACTGTTATCAAAAGAAACTGTTAGTCAGATTGCGGTATCAGTTGTGGCATTTATAGGAATTTTTGGACTTACATTATTGCCAGCTATACAGAATATATTTGGAAATAACGAAGAAGTTTATGCAACAGCGAGATTTGCATTGCTTGTGATGATGGCAACATTCAACGGTTTCAATATCAGGACAGACGGATTTAACCTGTTTAAAGGAATCGGCAAGAACAAACTTTTTGTAGAGATAGCAATTGCGATTTTTGCCATTACATTTTTACTTGCACAGTTTGGTGGGGAAATCATGGGATGTACAGCAATGACACCCACGCAGTGGGGCGTAACGATAGCTCTGGCATTCTTAATTATTCCGATTGATCTTGTGAGAAAAGCAATCATTAGAAGAAAGTAGGAAATCATATGGTTAAAAGAGATAAAGAGTACAAGAAAATTGAAAATATAACATTGGGTTGTTACGCCGTAGGGTTGTGGCTTGCATGTGTAACAAAGTTTCTGCCATTTATCCTTTTAACTGTTATGGCATATCCTATTTCATTTCGAGTAGTAGATAATAAATGGAGTGGTAGAAAATGCCACTCCTAGAAAAAGAAAGGAAATAAAAATGGGATTCTTCGGTAAAATTTTTGGAAAAGAAGATACACCGGAAGTTGAGACGCATAATGACATCAATATCAATGAATCAAAAGAGAACTTAAATAAAGTTCTGGTAAATCTGTCAAAAGAAAGTAAAGTAGATCTGACAAAACATATTGCTAGAGTTGCACTTGCTATGGACTATTCTCGTTCAATGTCAGAAGTATTTCACGATGGTTCATTGCAGAGAACTATTTCAAGATTACTTCCGATTGCATTAAAATTTGATGACAATGGAAAACTTGAATCTTGGCTGTTTTCAAACGGTTATAAAAGTCTTGTTGCGGTTTCAAAGAGTAACTACGAAAAATATGTGAAAAACGTTATGCTGGAATCTGGAATGAGTATGGGCGGTACAGAATATGCACCGGTGCTTAGAGATATAGTTAGATATTATAAGGACGTAGAGCCGAGCGGAACTCCAGCGTTTATTATCTTCATTACAGACGGAGAAAATGATGATAAATTAAGAACAAATGAGATCATTCTGGAATTATCCAAGTACAATATTTTTGTCCAGTTCATCGGAATTGGTAGAGAAAAATTTGAGTATCTCAAACGGCTTGATAATCTCAACGGAAGAAAACATGATAATACGGGATTTACGGCAGTAGAGGATATGGATAAGCTCAATGATGAACAGCTTTATACGGAAATTTTACGGCAGTATAAAGATTGGTTAAACAAGAAATAAAATAAAAAAGTTCAATAAAAAGGAGAAAATATTATGGTAAGTTTAGTAAAAGGACAGAAAGTAGATCTTACAAAAGGAAACGCAGGATTAAAGCAGATTATCGTTGGTCTTGGCTGGGATGCAAATAAGTACGATGGTGATGATTTTGACCTGGATGCATCAGCATTTCTTCTCGGTGCAAATGGAAAAGTAAAGAGTGATAAAGACTTTATATACTTTAACAATAAAAAACATCCAAGTGGCGCAGTTCAGCATATGGGAGATAATCTCACTGGCTCAGGCAATGGAGATGATGAGCAGATTATCGTTGATCTGACAAAAATTCCTGATGATATTGAAAAAGTTGCATTTACTGTAACTATCTATATGGCAGAAGAAAGATTACAGAACTTCGGTATGGTTTCAAATTCTCATATTAGAATGGTGAACAAAGAAACAAATGAAGAAATGATTCGTTATGACCTGGGAGAAGATTATTCAACAGAGACAGCAATGGTTCTTGGCGAACTGTACCGTCACAATGAAGAATGGAAGTTCAATGCAATCGGACAGGGATATTCTGGTGGTTTACAGGCACTTTGCAATAGCTTTGGGGTTTAAGTAGGAGGAAATAAAGAATGGCAGTAAGTTTAACAAAAGGACAAAAAGTAAATCTTTCAAAAGCAGTAGAGAAACTGGCAAATGTAACTGTAGGACTTGGATGGGATATGGCACAGAATGGAAACAGCATTGATTGTGATTCTTCTGTGTTCGTACTTCGTGAATCTACAAAACAAATCTCAAAGAAAATAAAATCTGGGCTGTTCGGGATTTTCTCAAAAACAAAAACAGAAGAAGTTGCAGAATGCGGTCTGACAAGATCTGATGATATTGTTTATTATGGAAACCTTACACATGACAGTGGTTGTATTAAGCACAGAGGCGACAACCTTGTTGGTGGAACAGGTAAAAGGAATGATGATGAACAGATTGCAATTGATCTGAAGAAAATGCCAGAAGATATTAAAAAGTTAGTTGTAGCTGTGAATATTTATAACTGCAGGGTAAGAGGGCAGCATTTTGGAATGATTAAAAACTGTTATACAAGAATCGTAGATGATGCGACCAAAGAAGAAATCTGTCGCTACAATCTTACAGATGATTATAACAGATGTACAGCACTTATTGTTGGTGAATTATATCGTGATGAGAACAACGAGTGGCAGTTTAAAGCCATCGGAGAAGGAACACATGATAGCAGTATTCCAGGTATGGCAAAAAGATATAAATAAGGAAGGAGATAAAGTAACATGTCAGTAAGTCTTAAAAAGGGAGAAAGAGTTGCATTATCAAAAGACAGCATTGTAGACGGAATCTCTGTATGTCTTGGTTGGGACACAGCAAAATACGACGATGATGGAGATTTTGATTTAGATGCATCCGCTTTTGTTGTTACTAAAACTGGGATGACAAGATGCGATGAAGATTTTATATTCTACAATAATCTTGAACATCCGAGCGGCGGCGTTATACATAGTGGTGATAATCTTACCGGATCTGGCGATGGAGATGATGAGGTTATTAAGGTCATTCTTGAAAAACTGCCAAAATATGCAGAAAGAATTGTATTTTGTGCAACTATCTTTGAAGCAGAACGCCGTATGCAGAATTTTGGAATGGTTGATAACTCATACATTCGCGTTATTAATAACAAGAATGGAAAAGAAATCGCAAGATATGATCTTAAAGAAAAGTTCGGAAATTCTACTGCTATTATTGCCGGAGAAATTTATCGTGATGGAAATGATTGGAAATTCCACGCAATCGGTGAGGGTGTTGTAAGAGGGCTTGAAGAACTCTGTGAAAAATTTGGAATTGAGGTAGCGTAAAATGACAGTAGGTACAAGTAACGTAGTAATTTTTTGTATTTGCCTTTTGGTTGTTGTTGCAGTAGTGGCACTAATAGTCAATAAAACATTCTTTAAGCAGCTTGTAATCAAGTTTAGAGGAAGAACCGAAGAAGTAGTGAGACAGGATGCTTCTACACCAGATGGTGCAAGAGATTATTTCAACAATGCAATTAGAGAAAAAGAAACTTTATACAGCAATGCAGAACGGTCATATACAGAAATTGCCGGGAAGCTGGATGAAGCAGAGAAAGAGCAGTACGACTTAAAGAAAGAGTTAATGAAGATTGACAAATCCATTAACAGTTGCTTTGACTCTGGTGATGAAGAAAATGCCAGGCAGTATGCAATGAAAAAAGTTACCGTTCAGGGAAAAATCAATACATTAAAGGAAACTATCGAAGAGTACAAAAAAGCAAAAGAACAGCAGGAAGAAATCCGCAATGCAATTAAGCAAGAGCTTGATGAACTCAAAGAAGAGAAAGAAAGAACGGTTTACCAGATGGAAGCAGATCAGCAGATTATTTCTTTACATGAGGGAATGAATGCAAGTGCAAGTTCAAGTGAAAGTGATCGTATGCTTGAAAGAGTAAGAGAGGGTGCGCAGAGAACCAGAGAACGCGCTGCAGGTGCTCAAATTGCATATGATACCAGTTCTGAAGCTATGAACCGTAGAATGGAAGCGCAAGAAAGAAATCGCGAAGCTGATGATATTCTGGCAGAAATGAGACGTAGACGAGGTAACAAATAATGATTGTTATAAATATCGGAGCATTTGTCGTTTGTATCGCAACAGCTTTTGTTGTTGGTTTCGGTATTGCAAAAGCTAAAAAACATAAAAGATAAAGTATGTTTGGTGGAACAGGATTTATTCTGTTCCGCCATTACTATAAGAGGAATAATTGTATATGAAACCATTAGTGATTGAGGCAAAAGAAATACCCTATAAAGGTGAATACGTTTTGTACATGGGAATACATGATCTTCCTATTGATGAAAAAATTATATACCAAAGTGCTGAATTTTTCATATGCGGGAGAGAATATGATAATACAAAAGAGTATTGTTGTTGTAATAAGTTAGAAATATTTACAGAATCATTGAAAGATAATGAAGTTCCAGAAGATGTGTATTCTAAATGGAAAGTGTATTATTCAAAAATGGATAAAAATGAACTTATAGAAAATTACAAAAATACACATGTACATGTATTTGTTAGAGTATTTAATGGGAATAAAAAGTGGGATTATGAGAAAAGAAATTTTTAATAAAGAATTGATAGAAAAATATCGTGATGAAAATGGTTGGATTTCTGCAATTTATAAGCCAGAAGAATTTTTTAATGATAGTGAAAAGAAACGAAGAGAAGTGACGGTCATGGTGTCATTGAAAAACAACCGTGTTACTGTCGTGAAGCGAATGTATTGGGAATATAGTAATTCGTGGAGTTATGGCAGAAATCTTGGAGCTTCTGTTACAGCCTGGCAACCACTTCCAGAATCATATAAGAAGGTAATACGATGAAAAGACTCAATCCGAACATGGATGGCAAAGATCATATCAATGTGTACAGTGGGAGTCAAACAGAACTTGGACGCATGTTGAGCAATTTCTACAGGCAAGAAATAGAGACAAAAGACGGAAAATTTATGTCCGTAGAGGCGTATTGGTTTTGGCTTGGTATTTCAGATGAATGTCCGGCAAAAGATGAACTAAGAGAGTTATCTGGATATGATGCGAAGAAATGTGGCACTCAGTTGCGATTGTATTATCCTATTGAAAATCCGATAGAAGATTTTGAGGATCGTATCATTAGAGCTATTTGGTATAAGGTAAAGCGGCATGTTGACCTGTTTTTGCCAGAGTATAAGGATTTGCCACTCAAACATTATTATGTATATAGTGGTGGAACTGTACGAGATGTTTACGGTAAATACTGGTGGATGATGGAAGCTGAAGAAAAGATGAAAAAGTATATCTATAAAGAATTGGAGAAAAGGAATGGATAATACAGAAAATATTGAAGAGATCAAGAAACTGTTCAAGGAACGTGGTTTGGCTTATAAAGGAGATCTTATTGAGTCATTATCGGAAGAAGAGTTTAGAACCGGATGCATTAAGTTCTATATCCCACCGGAAGATGATGATGCGTGCGGAGAAAGTATCTGGGGATGGACAACGCCAGAGGATAAAGAGAAATACAATGATGATGATTTCTATGGAGAGATAAAAGCAATTCTTACCAATCAGCCACTCAACTATTGTGGTGCTTTAGCTTGGGGTTGTGAAGTTGTACTTAAATGCAACGGTGCAGATCGTCCGGATCTTTCCAATGACTTTATCAGAAATATTTTGCAGCCGATTATTGACAAAGAACGGAGTGAAGAAAATGAGTGAAAAGAACATGAATTGGGAATTTCTGGCAAATAAGGACTATGCTTTTTTAACAGAAGATCCAGCATTAGGAGATAATGTTATTCTTCTTACATATGGTGGCAGTCACGCCTATGGTACGAATATTGCTACATCAGATACGGATATTCGAGGAATCACTTTTAATCCTATCGAGAGTTTACTTGGAAACATTGAGTTTGAGCAGTTCGAGGATCGCAACACCGATACTGTAATTTATGGATTGAACAAAATGATTGACTTGTTGCTTTCTTGTAATCCTAACTGCATAGAAATTCTTGGATGTAAGCCAGAACACTACTTTATTATCAGTCCAGAAGGGCAGTTACTTCTTGATAACAGAAAAATCTTCTTGTCCAGGAGGGCAATTAAAACTTTTGGTGGATATGCGAATAGCCAGTTACGCAGACTGCAGAATGCGCTTGCAAGAGATTCATACCCACAAGCAGAAAAAGAAAAACATATCTTGGGTTCAATCACACATGCTATGGAGGACATTGTGAGCCGGTATCATAAAATCAATGGTGAACCAATAAAATACTCATTTTGTGGCGATCATGGGGCTTTACGGCACGCGTTTAGTGAGTATAATACTGTAATGCGTCGTATGGAAAGTGTGAGACAGTTTGAATATGGCAGTATTGAGCTATACCCGGATGTTTCTGAAAGAGAAGATATGGAAGTGGAAATGTTTTGTGACGTAGTTTTACACCATTACCCCCTAAGAGATTATAGAAACATATGGAGTGAAGTCAATACCATTGTTAAAGATTACGACAAACTGGGTAAGAGAAATACTAAAAAAGATGATTTACACCTTAATAAGCACGCCATGCATCTTGTACGGTTGTATCTTATGTGTATTGACATTTTAACAAAAGAAGAAATTATTACATACCGGGAAGCAGATCACGACTTGCTTATGAGCATTCGTAACGGTGAATATCAAAAATCGGATGGGACGTATCGTTCTGAATTTTTTGAGTTGGTTGATAATCTTGAAAAGAAGATGAAGTACGCTGCAGAAAATACATCATTACCAGAACAGCCAGATAAAGAGGCTGCTTATGAAATACTTGTTGAAATGAATAAAGAACACATTCTAAGAACTAAATGTTCCTGGAAATAATTTCCAGTTAAAAGAAATAAATATTTACATATTATGGCATATATGGTAAAATGAGATTTAGTAATCAGGAGGTGTATTAATATGAAGAAGGCAATTGTATTTTTAACAGCATTAACGCTTATGTTTTCTGCTGCTGGATGTGGCAAAGAAGTAGTTGTAAATGAATATGGAGAAGAAACTTTCGTTTATGGTGATCTCATAGAAATTAGTCATCGAGATTATAATACAACTAAGAGAGAAAGCCTTGTGTATGATAAAAATACAAAAGTTATGTATTGGTATTTTTATGATACCTGGGATGGTTGTATGTCTGTATCTCCATATTACATTGTTGACAAGAATGGAAAACCAGAGATAGGAGTGTACAAAAAGAATTATGAACCTTGATATAATTATGCCAAGTAATGTAAAAATGATTTTAAACAAAATAAAAGAAAACAAACATGAGGCGATTATTGTTGGGGGATGTGTGAGAGATTCAATTATGGAATATATGCCGCACGACTGGGATATTGCTACATCAGCACAGCCAACAGAAATAATAGAAATATTCAAAGATTTCCGTATTATGACTGCTGGATTAAAGCATGGCACAGTAACAATAATAATTGACCATGAACCATATGAGATAACTACATATAGAGTTGATGGAAAATATACGGATTATCGTCGCCCTGATACAGTAAGTTACACAAGAAATTTGGCTGAAGATTTGCTGCGAAGGGATTTTACAATTAATGCAATTGCTTATGACGGAGAAAATATCATTGACTTACATGATGGTGTCGATGACATAAAAAATAAAATTATAAGATGTGTAGGAAATCCAGACGACAGATTCAGAGAAGATCCTCTTCGTATTCTCAGAGCTTTAAGATTTGCTGTTAGATTCAAGTTCAAAATAGAAGAAAATACTGCAACAGCGATGAGAAAACATATGAAGCTGCTCGATCACATTGCGATTGAAAGAAAGCAAAGTGAGTTTACAAAAACTATTTGTACAGACGAAATTAGTGGCAACTTTGATATTTTAAAAGAATACCAGGATATTTTGAGCTATATTATGCCGGACATTGCCAAGATAACAAAGTGGGATAAAACAGTAGACATGATTCGAAACTGTGATGGCTTATGTGAAAAGCTAGCAATTTTAATTGATATGGCTAAAATAGAGAACTATCATAAAGTATCTGATATTCTTATGAAATACCCAAATAAAGTTTCGAAGTCTGTATGTAACATTATGGAATGTAGAAAAGAACTTATTACGGATTCTATTAGAAGTATAAGGCATTTATTATCAAGATATCAAAAAGAAGATATAATAAAAACTATTAACTTTAAGTTGGCAAAAATGATATCTGATGAAAATGCGGGAAAATCAATGATACAGTGTTTATATAAAGTACAAGATATCGTTGAAGAAATATGCTCAAATCCATGTGAATATTGTTATGATTTGAAACATTTGGATATAAATGGACATGATTTAAAAAATATTGGCATTCCAGATGTTGAGATTAGTCATTATCTCAATGGTCTTTTACAACTTGTGATTGCCGGGGCAGTAGAAAATAATAATGAAAAATTAATTGAGGTTGCAAGAATTTCAAGATTTTGAAAATATTCTATTGACGTATACTGTTATTGAGAGTAAAATAAAAACATACGTTCGATTAGAAAATTTCGCTACTTACTTGGATTCTGTCGAAAGGGGAATAGAGGAATGAAGTTTAACTATCAAGAAAACATGTGTGTGAATGTAAAAGAAGCTATTGAGAAATCCACAAAAAATGATTACGTAGATTTTGGCGATGCACTTGGAGTTATTGTACATAAATCTTCTTATTTTGAGGTGATTATTGTGTATGACGAAATCCATGATATTGTAAGCGTCGAAATTGTAAAAAACGATACTGATTGTCTGAAGATTCGAGAAAAAGACCTGGAAATGACAGATGAAGAAAGAGATTTAATCGTGAAAGAATTGAGCACCCACATAAGCTAAAGGAAATAATTGTTGTTTTCATGTTGACACCTCTTGAAAAATATGCTATCTTAAAGATATCAAAATATAGAAAGGGGTAGTCGCATGAAATCAACAGACAGTAGGAATCAGTTAATTGAAAAAGTGAAATCATTCATTATGGGTATTAGCCCGGCAAAGACTAAAGAGCTTGAAGAAGAAATCATGCATGACAATAAGATTACAACAGGTGATTTCTTAAAGATGCTGTCTGGAAGATATTCACTTGAAGATGCAAGCGATGCAGAATTATATTGGATTTTAAATGCTGCCTCAAAAGTATCAAAAACTGTTGGGAAAATAGAAGATTATTTTGAACCAGCAGAAATTATGAATTATAAATATTACGATCCAGAAAATGATAATAATAGTTATAAAAATGGAATCGTTTTTAAGCATGTACAAAAGCTTGCCGATAATCAATATATGTTCCCGTTAAGCGTGGGAGAGATTAAGAAGCTGAAAAATGCCAATAAACTACAAATCATACCTGAGTTGCAGCGAAACTATAAAAAAGATAAATACGGTGAGTTAAAAACAAAAGTAAATAAGAAAAGTGCTAGAGAAATTGCGAATCTTATAAATAACGGTGAGTTCTTTTATAATGGTATAAGATTTAATCTGATGGACGACGGTGAAGCTGATCCTCCAGTTTACAATGAGGATAATGAAACTTTGATAATAACATCAGGAACAATTATTGTACCAGACGGAAATCATCGTTCTATTGCGTGTGAATTATCTACAAAACACCAGGATGATAAATTTGGTATATTCTTCACATATTTAACTGCAACAGATACCAGAAGAATCTTAAATCAGGAATGGACAACTGTTCCTATTCCAAAACGCCACAAAGATGCTATGAAGCTGACCGTACAGAATAAGATTGTTGACTCAATTATGAGAAGTAGTGATGCAGATGAATTGTATGTAAAGAATATTACGAAAGATGGCGTTGAACTTAGAAGAGGAAGCGGCTTTATTCTATATATTGAATTTGCAGAGGCTATATCAAGGTATTATGATGTAGAATTGTTAAAAACAAAAGCAGATCAGGATGAATTAAGAGACTGGCTGATTACATTTATGAATTATCTTACAAAAATTATGTATGATGATTTTAGTAATTTTGCGAAGGTAAAGAAAACAAAATGGTCAGTTCATTATCTGGCGATTAACTATTATATAATGATAAGCAGCATTTTAAAGGGAAACCCTGAATGGAGAGAAATCTTAACTCAAATTATCGCAAATACTGACTTTACAGATAATGAAATTAAAAAATATTGCGTAGATGGTAACAGACGACACTTTTTCCAGTTTTGTAAAGAAAAGGAGGACGCTATATGTACAATGATAAAATGAAAAAAGATTTTTTGAACACATTAGCGAACGAAAATTCTTATAAAGCATATATACGTATTTTCCAAGGAATTGAAGATCTTGAATCAACATTCAATAAAGACATTTGTGAAATGAATACGGATGAAATACTTACGGTTTTGGATCTTAAAACAGGAGCAAAAGCCGGAAACCTTATACAGACAATGAGTTTATTAAAAAGCTATGTCGATTGGTGCTTGCAAAATGGAAAAATTGTTGGAGAAAATAATTTTGAAAAAATAGATTTTAGCGAAGTTAACCAGTCGCGTTCTCTTCTGGTGCAATACTTAAAAGACGAAGAAGAATTTGAAAGAATGTGTTCTGAGGTATATAAGATAACATCAGATTACAACGATGGTGTAGAAAAGCCAAATGAGCTGTTAGTTCGTTTGATGTTCCTTGAGTTAGAACCGGAAGAGATCATGAATTTAAAGAAAACTGATGTTGATTATGAGAATATGATAATTCATAGTCCTTTATATCCAATTGACTATCATGTGTCGCAAAAGGAACTGTTGTTATGTAGATTTTGCGCAGAGCAAGAATCCGTTGATTATGCAGAATCAGAGAGGTCAAAAGATAAAAAAGAACGCATTTGTGATAATGAATATTTGATAAGATCAAGAGTTAGTGCATTGAGAAAAGGAAGATCTGAGAATGCCACAATAAGCACTGTTAGGATCATGCGCACTGCCAGAGAATTTTATGAAAAATATTATGAAGAGAGTAATATATATAAAAAACTTACTCAATCAAAACTGGCAGAAAGCCACAGATTAATTAGAATACACAAATCCGGTACACCTATGGACTATATTGATACAATAATTAGAAATGAAATTCTTGTAAAAGAACCGAATATAAAAAACACAACGATGTATTCCAGGTTATTTAATTTGAAGAAATTATATGAAACTTGGGAAAAGGCGTTTTATCAAAATTAATGGGTGGGAACTTTCTCACCCTACCGAATAATAAGAGATAAAAGAAATAAAAAATATGTTAAAACACTATTGACAAAAACAGAAAAGTATGATAATATATAATTGTTCAAGAGAGAACAAAAGAAATAAATAGGCTAGGGTAGCTCAATAGGTAGAGCACATAAAAGAAAAATGTGTCTAGCATTCAGACACTTACAGCAAAATTCTTTTCCATTACATACAGGATGTTGTTATGAGTTCGAGTCTCATCCCTAGCAATCAAAGACACACGCAGCAAATGAATAAAAGGATAAAGAAAGATTTTGGTGGTCTGACGAAACGGTTCAAATCCGTCCTGTGTCTTGAAAATGCAGAGTTTGTAACTTGACATTGTGGGTGTTCAGTGTTATCTGACCCGGACTGCATTGGATTTATTGGGTATTGTAGAACCTACTAAGAGGGGAAATCTTAGTCAACACCAAAATAATAAATATGGGATTGATCTGGTTGATGCTTTTGAATGTGTATTGTGGTGGGAAGCACATACAGCAATTTTACACAAGATGAAAACTCTGCCAAGTTTTTAGTTGCGGTTCAATTCCGCACGATCCCAAAATCGCCCACCATTTATTTTTTGGATAAGATAAATAAAATAAAGAAAATGCTGTGATAGCTCAAATGGTAGAGCAACGTTAAGTCAACCAATGTGCCTAGTATTAGGCATATACAGCAATTTTAACGATAGCATGTTAAGCCGTAGGTTCTTGGTTCGAGTCCAAGTCACAGCATCGGCGTATAGACAAAATGGGTAAAGTCATCGGTTAAAAATCGTTTATCTGTTCCACCCTCCACAAAACCGAAATGTGTCGGGTTCGAATCCCGGCTACGCCAATAGATTATGTGACCTTGTACGATGTACAGGACAAGCGCATGTATGGTTATATAATCTACGCTAGCTGTACAATGTTGATTTCTGCTATCAAGATTATACAGACGGTGAAACTTCTGATGCCAACTAATTTCGTCTGAAGTTGCTCAGACGAAATTTCAACATTTAAGGGATGCTAGAGCAGATAGCATTTGAGGCATAAATGTTTTTGCGAAGTTAGATATTGGCGTGTTAGTGCCTTTTAGCAAGGACTGGATATCCACATTACAATTTGTTACAGTTTTTACATCTATCATTGTTACGTTTTTATGACATTCTGGAAAGACAGAATGCAGCGAATATAGCTCAGTTGGTAGAGCACCACGCTATTGTTGTGTTGGAGGTCACTGGTTCAAATCCGGTTATTCGTTTTAGGCAAGTGGCGGAGTGGTATACGCGGCGATAAATTTTATGAATCGTGTCTAGTGTTTAGGCACATGCAGCAACATTAAACTTTTAAAGAAAACGGGAATTAAAATTATTGGAATCGCTTTACGTGGGTTCGATTCCCGCCTTGCCTTTTAGGACTGTTAGCTCAGTTGGTCAGAGCAGTCGGCTCATAACCGATCGGTCAGGGGTTCGAGTCCCTTACAGTCCACTACCAAAGACACTAAACAGCAAAGAATCAAATTATACTGTGCATAGGTGAAGAAAAAGTGTCTTGAAAAATGTGCATGTAGCTCAGTCGGGAGAGCATCTGACAAGAATAAATAATGAGACTTGTAAAAGCCTTTGACAGCAACTATAGATATGGGAATCGGATTAGTCGCAAGTTCAAGTCTTGCCATGCACATTCTAATTTTTTATACATTTCATCAAAGGTAAAAGTAATAATGTATAGGAATTAATAACTTTAAAAGTGATTCGAAAAATTAGGAGGAAAACCAATATGGGTTTTATGGATTCTGTAGAAAAAGAATTAATAAACGGCGATATGAACAGAAGCCGGACAGAGAATGGCGCACTGGGTTACAGAACAACCGGGAAATATCTGCTTGATCTGAATTTCGCCACTGCATCATTAAGAAAAATGCAACCAACAGAAATAACTGGTAAATTTACTGATGCATTTCTGGATAACAAACTGTATGCACTGAAATGGCTCTTCTATCTGCGCGACGCAAGGGAGGGGCTTGGAGAAAGAAGAAGCTTCAGAGTTATTATGAACCATCTGGCGAACACTGAACCAGATATTGTGAAAGCGTTTGTGAAACTCATTCCTGAATATGGCAGATACGATGATCTGATGTGCCTGCTTGGAACAGAGTGCGAAGTTTATGCGTTGGCTGCGATTAAAGAGCAGTTAGAAAAAGATTTAAAAAATATGGAAGAAGGAAAACCAATATCCTTACTTGGAAAATGGCTTCCGAGCTGTAATGCTTCTTCTAAACAGACAAAGAAGAATGGAACTGTTGTTAGAACATATCTTGGACTGAGTGAGAAGAATTACAGAAAAATATTATCAAAACTTCGTGAATATATTAAAATCGTTGAACGTCAGATGTCTGCAAAAGAATGGGGCAAAATCAATTATGAAGCAGTTCCATCAAGAGCAAACCTGATTTACAATGATGCATTCCTTAGAAACGATGAGGAAAGACGTAGAGAATATCTGGGAAGCCTTGAAAAAGGTGAAGCCAAGATTAATGCAAGTGTACTTTTCCCGCACGATATCGTTCATAAGTATGGAGGTTATTATTCTGTAAAGAATAAAGATACCGCGATTGAAGCATTATGGAAAGCACTTCCGGATTTAGTAGAGGATGATTCTTCTACATTGGTTGTAAGAGACGGATCAGGAAGTATGACTTGCAGAGTTGATTCGAATAGCAGTGTTACGGCATTGGATGTAGCAACAGCATTGGCTATCTATTTTTCTGAAAGATCATCTGGAGAGTTCAAAGATAAATATATTACATTTGGAAGTAGACCAAAAGTAGTAGACCTTACTGGAATGGATTCACTGAGAGATAAGCTTATCAGATCATATAGAGAATCAGATTGTTCCAACACAAATATTGCAGCAACATTTGATTTGATCCTTAATGTAGCAATCAAAGGAAAAATGAAGCAGGAAGATATGCCGAAAAACATTCTTATCGTAAGCGATATGGAATTTGATTATGCTACAACAGGCAGACCAAATCAGAAACTTTTTGATACGATTGCTGAGAAATTCGAAGTGCATGGATATAAAATGCCGCGACTGGTGTTTTGGAATGTAAATTCAAGAACTGGAACAATTCCTGTAAAGGAAAACGAACTTGGCGTTGCACTTGTTTCTGGATTCTCAGTAAACATTATAAAAATGGTACTCAGTGGTGAACTTGATCCATATAAGTGCCTGACAGATCAGCTTGATTCCGAGAGATATGCTCCGGTAGAAGCTGCAGTAAAAGATTTATTATAGAGTAAAAATTTATACGGTGACATATACAGCCAAAGGCTAAAAATGTCCGTGTGAGACACATACAGCAAACCTAATTCTGCATTCAACTTTTAATTGAACGAGCAAAATAAGTGTCTCGAAAACGTATATTTCTTACATTGGTGGATGGAAGTGATTCTATCAAGCATCACCAACTCCACCAGTTTAAAAATAAATATTTTCGAGATAGAGGAATTAATGAGAAAGTTAGCAACAATAAGAACAATTGCTAATATCAAGCCGATTCCGAATGCTGACAGAATTGAGGTAGCACAAATTGATGGATGGGAAGTAATTATCTCAAAAAGCGATAATTTTTCTCAGGGGGACAAGGTAGTTTACATCGAAATTGATAGTAAAATGCCAAAAACTCCAGAATATGATTTCCTGAAATCAAGAAGGTATGTTGTTAAGACCATTAAATTACGTGGTCAAGTCTCACAAGGACTTGTTTTGCCTTTGGCTGTTTTGCCGCCTGGCGATTATAAAGTTGGTGATGATGTTACAGAAATCTTAGGTGTTACGAAACATGATCCGGAAGCAGAGCAGGAGAACGCAGTTGTATCAGAAAACAAGAAGAAGCCTCGAAATCCAATTATCAAGTTTCTCATGCGATTCAAATGGTTCAGAAAAATCTATCTGAAGCCATCCGTAAAAGATACTTTCCCGAATTGGATTAAAAAGACAGACGAAGAAAGAATCCAGAACATGACAAGACTGTTTGAAAAGCTGAAAAGAGACAAAACAGTATTGAGTGTGACGGAAAAGGTTGATGGCACCTCTGCCACATTTTTCTTAAAGAAAGTAGGAAAGAATAAATATGAGTTTGGAGTTTGCAGTCGAAACAAACGGCTTGTGACAGAGGACAATTCGTATTATTGGAATGTGGCGAGAAAGTTCAAAATCAAAGAAACATTACAGACGCTTATCGGTGGACTTGATTGGATTGTTCTTCAGGGAGAAATTACCGGCGAAGGAATCCAGGGAAATAAATATCCGATAGATGGCGGCGAAAGATTCTGGGCGTTCAATCTGATTTCACCAGAAGGAAAGCTCACAACAGAAGAGATGCAGAGAACCCTCCTGCATTATGGAATATACATAGTGCCGATTTTTGATGACAAATTTGTTATCCCGGAAGATTGGGAAATTTCAGATTTGGTGCATTATGTACAGGGGAAATCCCAGATTTATCCGAGAGAAAGAGAAGGCTGTGTATTCAGAAATGTTGAACAGAACATTTCTTTCAAATGCATAAATCCAGAGTTCTTAATTAAGAACGATCTGTAACAAAAGGAGAAAATAAAAGTGGACACAAGCGATTTCGCAAAACGAATGAAAGAGTATGAGGATGCAAGAAAAGATTATCTGACAAAAAGAGTTCCTGTAATGATTCGTATTGATGGCAAAGCATTCCATACATTTACAAGAGGTTTGGCAAAACCTTTTGATAATATTTTGATAGAAGCAATGCAGCAGACTATGAAGTATCTTTGCGAGAATATTTCTGGATGTGTACTGGGATATACACAGAGCGATGAGATTACCCTTTTACTGATTGATTATAAATCAATGGCACAGGGAGCATGGTTTGGATATGTAAAGCGTAAGGTTGAAACAATTTCTGCAAGCATGGCAACAATGGCATTTAACAAGTTCTATACTGATATCGTTAAAGAGAGAGTCAGAAAGGAACTTAAAGGATGCGAAACAGAAGCCGATAAAAAGAAAGTAACAGATTATTATACCAAATATGCTAGGAAATGCGGAAAGGCAATGTTCGACAGCCGGGCATGGAATATGCCAGAATTTGAAGTTATTAATGGGTTTATCTGGAGGCAGAATGACTGTGTGAGAAATTCTATCCAGTCAGTTGCACAGGCAAACTTTTCAGCAAAGCAGCTTGAACATAAGAACCAAAAAGAACTTATGGATATGCTCATGTTGAAGAAGGGTGTAAACTGGAACGATTATCCAATTCACCTTAAAAGAGGAACTTGTTGTGTCAAAGTTCCACAGATCTATAATGAAGGAACACCAGACGAGTTTACACGTAGCAAGTGGGTTATTGATAAGGAAATTCCCACATTTACTAAAGATCGCGATTACATTGAGAAGCGGTTTAAGAATATTCGTACAGTAACGAATAAAATAGATCAGAAATAGTAAATCTGGCATATGTGATTATATTTTATTGTTGGTTGGTTTTGTAAGTAGAACGAAGATAAAATGTTGATTTTATTTAGAAAATCAATCAATTTTACATAGATGGCAAAGAGAAATTAAAAGTAAAAAGAAAGGATCTCGAATGGGAGAAATTAAAATTACAGAGAAGTCAACAAAGGCACAGATTTTAGAAGCATATAACCAGGCTTTAAAAGAACTGGAAGCTTTAAAAGCAATGAATGACTCTCCAATTGAAACAGCAAAAAATGAAGCACTTAGAGCATCACTCAAAAATGCAGAAACAGCAGCAAAAAATTCAGTGTTCTCAGAAGAAATCATTAAGCAGTATAAAGATTTGAAAATTGCGATTGATGAATATAAAAAAGAACTTGAAAGTCTGTACGGAATCAAAACCGAAGCGGATAGCCTTGCAGCAATTATTAATGCTCACAAATTCAAAATTGCTGATATGGACACAGAATATAAAAAGCTGAAAGATGAACAGGATTCTAAGTTAGCGAAACGTAAAGCGGAAGTTGACGAAGAGATTGAAGAACTTGAAAATAAGCTTTCTAAGGCAAAAAGTAAAGCTGATAAAGAAGCGGAAGAATATGAAGAAGAACTCAAAAAGAAGAGAATCCGTGAAGCAGATGAATACAAATACAATCTGAGAATGAATAAGAAAGTTGATTCTGACGCATGGGATGATGAAAAATCTAAAAGAGAAGCAGAAATCCAGAAGCAGGAAGAAGCAGTAAAAGCCCGCGAAGATGCAATTACAGAAAAAGAGAAAGAAATCCAGGAAATGAAAGAGAAGATTGAAGCATTCCCTGGCGAACTGGAAACTGCAAAAGAAGAGGCTGCGAAAGAAGCGAAAGCGAAAGCTGAAAGAAGTTTTGCATATGAGAAGCGTGCAATTGAGTCTGATAAAAAACATGCAGAAGAAATGGCAGCGGCAGAAATCGCCAACCTCAAGAGTCAGGTTGAATCATTAAAACAGGCTAACAATGAATTAACGAATAAACTTGATGACGCATACAAGAAAATGAACGAAGTGGCAACTGCAACAGTTCAGGCAGGAGCTACAGTTAAGGTTGTCTCTTCAGATAAATAATTAAAATATCGACAGTTACACGGAACAACATGATAGTTTGATTATGACAACTAAGTTTGACTTGTATATGTTATACCATAAGGATCTTGTGCTACCGACAGAAAAATATTATGTATATGTCCATAAAAATCCTCTGACAAACAAAATATTCTATGTCGGATCAGCACAAGGGAACTGCATGAGGGCTTATGAGTTCGATAAACACCGCAACCAACAATGGAAAGAAGAAGTAAAATCTTTTGGTGGCACTTGTAATCTTATAGTTGAAATTGTGCAATACTGTGATGATCCAATAGAAGCTCAAAAAGCGGAGTTTCAGCTTATATATAAACTGAAGAAAATTGGAGAAGCATATTGTAATAATGAGGGTGATACTTCATTTCAACGGAAATATCCAAAATTAAGATACCATTTATACAAAGATGATGAGTATTGGTATTTTGATAAAAAATCCGAATTGTTTCTATATTGTGCAGAAAAATATAATCTGAGCAAACGATTAGTAAACATGATTATTAAAACTGGAAAAGAATACAACGGTGCGAAAGCGGATGCAAAAGGACTTAGAATTATTAAAGAAGGAAAGGAACACATGTAATGTTAGAAATTATATTAAAGCTTCTTAATGAAAATCCAGAAGTAGCAATTAACCTGGTACATGGATATATTGAAAAATATAAACCTGTTGTCTATGGACTTGGCAATGAATGTCTGGAGATTGCAAAAGACTATGTTGAAAATGATGAATTACACCGCCTATGTGCAATGGCGAAAAGAAAAACATTCTTGGCATATACAGAAGTTGGATTCACAGAAGATCAGGCACTTGCACTTATGTTAAACGATAATTTGCAGCTTATGAAAAATATGAAACAGGTTTCTGCCTCTGTAAATTCTTCGAAAACAGTAAAATAAGATATAAAAGTTAAAATATATAAACAATGAATTTATAGGAGAATAGAATGGTTAAATGGTTTGAAGAACTGAGTGCCGTTAATGTAAATGAGCATATTAAGCAAAAAAATGGTCTTAATTATTTGAGTTGGATGTGGGCTTGGCAAGAATTAAAGAAAAAATTCCCGTTATCTTATGCAACTGTCCATGAAACCGAAGATGGAATGTTGGTATGGCGTGATCCAATTGGATGTCATGTTAAAACTTCAATTACGCTTGTATGGAGTGAAACAGATGCAGAGGGAAATGAAGTTCTGAAAGAACATACCGCAACTGAGTACCTTCCAGTCATGGACTTCAGAAATAAGGCAGTGCCATATGAAAATGTTGACGCAATGATGGTAAACAAAACGGTGCAGAGAAGTCTTACAAAATGTATTGCAAGACTTGGACTTGGCAGCTATATTTTCGTCGATGAAGATCTTCCAGAAGAAGAGAAAAAAGAAAACGAGAAAAAGAAGAAAGAGAAAAGTGAACTGGACATTGCAAACGCAGAAGCATTCCAGTTAGCAAAAGAACTCTCAAAAGAACATAATACCGAAGTGGCGGCTATTTGCAAAAAATACACCACAAATGGTAATCCAAAAACTATTAAAAATATTGAAGATACAAAGTCTTTAATTGAAGAGTTAAAAAAATTAAAATAATTATCTTATAAGGAGAAAGAAATAATGAATAACGTTAGTTTAACAGGAAGATTAGTAAGAGATCCAGAAGTACGTTATAGCCAGGGAGAAAATCCTACTGGCGTTGCGAGATATACACTTGCAGTATCACGTCCATTTAAAAGCAATAATGGTGGACAGGATGCAGATTTCATTTCATGTGTAGCTTTCGGAAAATCTGCTGAGTTTACAGAGAAGTACATGAAACAGGGCATGATGTTTGCTGTTACTGGAAGAATCCAGACAGGAAGTTATGATGGAAAAGACGGAAAGAAAGTATACACAACAGACGTTGTTGTTGCCACACAGGAATTTTGTGAGAAAAAAGGCGATGCACCAGCAGCGGGAAATACAACAAAGCCAGCTAAATCAGCACCAGCGTCAGACGGATTTATGAATATTCCGGACGGAGTAGATGACGAGCTTCCATTTAACTAGGAGAAAATATGAGCGCACCAACAATAAATATTGAAGAAAATAAGAAACTTTTTCTTGATCTGGTTGGTTCAATTGAAAGAGATGGAATTAATGAGCTTGTGGCATTTTTAGAAAAATCTGATTTTTTCACAGCCCCAGCTTCTACAAGATTCCATTGCTCACTTCCTGGTGGATTAGCATTACATAGCTTAAATGTATATCATATGTTCGAGCATAAATGCAAGTCAGAACCATTTAAAAGCATTTTAGGTGATATGCCGGAAGATTCCAGAAAAATAATCACTCTTTTGCATGATGTATGTAAGACATATATGTATGAGATTGATTATAGGAATAAGAAAATTTACAGTGACACTGGATCAAAGAGAGATGAAAAAGGAAGATTCGATTGGGCGGCAGTCGAATATTACACAATAAATGATCGCGTTCCTTATGGACACGGAGAAAAATCGGTCATGATGATCGAAGAGTATATTAAATTGCAACCTTTTGAGAGATACGCTATTAGATGGCATATGGGTTTTTCAGAGCCAAAGGAAAACTGGAATACTCTTGGAACAGCAATTGAAAAATATCCAGTAATATTGGCTCTACATCAATCTGATTTGGAAGCTACATATCTTCTTGAAAAAGATATGAAGTCTGATTAATGAAATTTGGGAGAGCTTATGTTCTCCCTTTTTATTATATAGAAAGAGGAATAATCAATGGGTACAAAACAATTCAAATGTGGTTATGGACATTGCGCCCACAAAAACAAAATTGTCTATGAACCTGAGTCTGTAAAAATTAACACTAGAAGATGGCATAAAGATTGCTATGAACTTCAAGGACTAATTGCAGAAATTGAAGAAGATTATATACAACATGTTAGCAAATCTGTCCCTATCGCATATTTAAGAAAAGTTATTAATGAAATTGTATTTGGGGAAAAATTGGAAAATGCAAATATTGAAAAGTGGGAATCAAATCTTAATGCCGGAAGATATTTAAGTTTTTGTCTTAAATTTGCTATTGCGAATAAAATTCCATTAACACATCCACCAGGAATGTATTATCTGATTGATAACGCAAGAATTAAAAAAGCATATCAAAAAGAGAATGAATTGAGAATACAAAAAGAAATAAAAGAAGAAATGAAACACGAAGAGAATACTGCTTCTGCTCCAGTAAGTGTGCCAGTAAGTGTGCAAGTTAAAGCTACCACTCAAAAAGGAAATACAATCGGATTTGGTAGCATCTTAAAAGGAGGAAAATAATGTCAGATGAATTAAATGTATTATGTGATACCCAAGCGGAAGCTGGTGTGATTGCGACATTAGTTCATCACCCGGAATTTATACTTCAGAGCGATTACTTGAAGCCCGGATATTTTTACCACAAAGAAAATGGCTGCATATACTGGGCTATAGATGAATTATTTAAGTCCGGTGTAAAAGTTATTGATACTTTTAATATTACAAATAAGCTACAATCGAATGCGGCAGTAAAAAAGAAAATTGATAGTGTCAACATGCCAGACATGGATGATTTCTTTGATATGTGTGAAGATGCTGCCAGAACGACCATAGAAGAATATAACTTGCTTGTTGCTCAAGTTGTTACATTATCTTTTAAAAGAGATCTTATCAAACTGTTTGATAGAATGAAGAAAAAGATAATTCAGACTCCAATGGAATTGAATGAATTAAGTAATGATGTATACACAGAACTTGAAAAATTAACAAGCAAATATATATTCAACAGAAATGTGTTGAGATTTGGTGATAAAGCAAAAGACATATATCAGGAGATTAAAGATAGGCGTGATGAAAATGGTATTATTGGTATTCCATCAAAATTCAATAAAGTAGGACAATATTTCTGCTACGAACGTGGTGAACTGGTGATGATTTCTGGACGAATGAAGATGGGAAAAAGTTCCTATATGCTTAATGAGGCAATGGATAAAATACAGAAAGACATCCCTACTGTATACTTCGATACGGAAATGAGCGACAGACTATTTTATATCAGGATGATGGCAAATCTTACTGGTATACCACAGGATAAAATAAAAAAAGGTAATTTGTTACCAGAGGAAGAAAAAATAATTGATGAAACAAATGATTGGCTTTCCGGTAAACCGTTTGTACATATCTTTATTCCAAATTCTACAAATGAAGAACTCTATCTAATCTGCAAATCTTTAAAGTATAGTATGAATCTCCAATTTGTGATTTATGATTATTTTAAAAGTTCCGAATCAGATTCTTCGGCACAATACAATGATTTGGGAGCAAAATGTGATTTTATGAAAAATAGAATTGCTGGTGAACTTGATCTTCCTGTGTTGGCTGGAGCGCAGCTTAATAGAAATGATGAAGTTGCAGATTCAGACAAGTTGGAGAGATATGCGAGTGTAAGTGCAAAGTGGAGAAAAAAGACTTCTGATGAAATTGCAAACGATGGAAAAGAATGTGGAAATTATGCACTTAATGTAAAACTAAACAGATTGGGAGAGGGAATGTTTGAGGACGAATATATTGATTTCAAATTTTCTGGATCGGTCATGCGGATTGAAGAAGCAAAGCAGCATACGGAGCAAGAGAAACCATTTTAAAGGTGAACTAAATGGAAGAGTACAGCGAAGAACTTATTGAGGAAATCAAAGAAAGTATAGATATAGTTGATTTCATCGGAGAATACGTTGAACTTAAAAAGAAAGGTAGAGAATATTTTGGGAATTGCCCGTTTCATGATGAAAGAACGGGATCATTTTCAGTAACACCGCATAAAGGTGTCTACTATTGCTTTGGTTGCAAAAAGGGTGGAGATATTATTGATTTTTGCCAAGATTACTTAAATATGACCTATGAACAGGCTATTAATTATCTTGGCAGTGAAGCTGGGATAAGCACTGTAAAAACAAAAATCTCTCCTACTGTGCGCTATCTGAGAAAATCAACCAGAAAAAGAAGAAATAAACAAATCCCAGAACCACATAAGATACTTGATAAAAGTGTTCTGTCTGATTTTGAGCGACGAAAAATAACAAAATGGATCGAAGAAGGAATACCACAATCAATAATGGATTATTACATGGTAATGTATGATAAAGAATCAAACAGAATTGTATATCCAGTATTTGATAATTCCGGGAATTTAATCAATGTGAAGGGCAGAACGCTTTTTGATAATTATAAAGAATATAATATACCGAAATATATGAATTATTATCCTGTTGGCGATTTAGATTACTTCCAAGCATTTTGTTTCAAAAAAAAGATTCTTGATAGAAGTAAAGAAGTAATTATATTTGAATCCCTGAAATCAGTTATGAAATTGGATAGTTTTGGTATTTATAATTCAATATCTTCTGAAACAAGCCAGATTAATATATTTCAGGTCAGAGAGTTAGTACAACTTCACTGTGATGTTGTTATTGCATTCGATAGTGATGTTTCTCTCGAAGAGATTAAAAAGAAAGATACTATACAACTTCTCTGCCACTTTACAAATGTATATGTTGTATATGACAGCAGTGGATTATTAGGTGGAAAAACTGAAAAAAATAGTCCGGTAGACAAAGGAAAAGAAATCTGGGAAGAACTTTATAAACAGAGAATTAAAATTTAAGAGGTGAAAAATGTCAGAGTATTCATTTCTGATAGATTCTATGGAGTGGTCTTTTAGCCGCATAAATTCATTTTGTCAATGTAAGTATGAATGGTATTTACAATATATTGAGTCAGCAGTAGGACAAAATAATTTTTATGCAGAATTTGGAAAGTTTTGCCACACCATATTAGAGAAATATGCCAAAGGTGAACTTAGTCTTTTTGAGCTGGCTGATTATTTTGACGCTCATTATGATGAAGAAGTTCCATCAATGGTATATCATAAGACTGCAGATATCCGGCAGAGTTATCGAGATAAAGCAGTTGAGTATTTTGAAAACATTGATCTTGACCTTGAGAAATATGAAATCCTGGGAATTGAAAAGAAATGTAATTTTACGGTTGGTGGTAAACCATTTGTCGGTTACATAGATTTACTTCTTAGGGATAAAAAGACAGGCGGAATTATAATACTAGATCATAAATCTTCAGAATATCCGCTAGGCAAAAGAGGACAGGTTTTAAAGTCAGAAGAAAAGAAATTCAAATCATATAAGCGGCAGCTATATTTATATGCAATTCAAGTATACAACGAATACGGAGTTTACCCGGAAAAGGTTGGATGGAATTACTTTAAGAATAGGAAATGGTTGTTTCTTGACTTTGATAAGGAAGATTATGACGAAGCACAGAACTGGGCTTTAAGTACGATAGCAGAAATAAACGAAGAAGAGAATTTTAATCCAAACGTAGATTTTTACTACTGTCACAATCTATGCAGATATAGAAACTCCTATTGTGAATATAAGAACTATTAGGAGGTGCTGATTTGTCACAAATTGATTTGAATTATGTTGTATATCATCTTCATAGTGACCTTTCAAATGGTGTCACAAATGTAGATAGCGTTACCAAGTTCAAAGAGTATATTGAAAAAGCAAAAGAATTTGGCATGAAAGCAATGGCATTTAGTGAACATGGATCAGTATTTGAATGGTATCACAAAAAAGAAGCTATTGAAGCTGCCGGAATGAAATATATACATGCAATAGAAGCATATATCACAGAAGATAATAATACAACCAATAGAAAGACAAAAACAACATATACTGCAGTCGATTTGCTCTCATCTGTTAAAACAAAAAAAGAAGTGAAAATTAGTTTTGAAAAATACTGGGAGCGTGAAGATGGGGCATATATTGCAGAAAGCGTTGACGGAAAAGAAGTTCCAATTGATCCTGAAACAATAACCGTTAAAGAAGAAAAAGTTATTAAAACAAGAGACAATTATCACTGTGTTTTAATTGCTAAAAATCTCGATGGTGTTCGTGAAATAAATAAATTAACATCACAATCTTTTTGCAGAAATGATAGTCATTTTTACTATGCACCACGAATTTACATGGACGATCTATTCAATACTTCCGACAATATTATTATTACCTCTGCTTGTCTTGGAGGTGCGCTAAATAAAGGAACTGACGAAGTAAAAAATAGATTTCTAAAATTTTTCATAGAAAATAAGGATAGATGTTATCTTGAAATTCAGCACCATAACGTAGAAGATCAGATACAATACAACAGGAAGCTATATGAACTTAGCAAAAAATATGAGATTCCGTTAATTGCCGGAACTGATACACATGCACTTAATGAGTCACATATGGCAGGACGTAAAATTCTTCAGTTGAGCAAGGGTGTACATTTTGCAGAGGAAGATGCATGGGATTTGACATTCAAATCTTATCTTGAATTGTGTAAAGCCTATGAAATACAAAATTCTTTGCCAGAAGAGGTTTGGCGAGAAGCGATTGCTGAGACTTGTCGCATGGCAGATAGAATTGAAGAGTTTACACTTGATAAGAATACCAAATATCCAAAAATCTATGACCACCCTTTAGAAACATACAAAAACAAAATAAATGAAGCGTATAAACATCATCCGTATGTAAGAAAAAGGTATAAGCCAGAAGAAATAAATCCCACCATAAGAGAAGAAGTAAGCGTATATGATACAACAAAGTCAATAGATTTTATGCTTTTACAAACATATCTTAGAGAATGGGAAAGAAAGCATGGTATCTTTTGTGGATATGGAAGAGGATCTGTTTCAGGAAGTGAAGTAGCGTATATTCTTGGTATTACTCAGATGGATAGCAAGAAATTTGGGTTAAACTTCTTCCGATTTATGAATCCAAGTCGAGTAACAAATGCCGATATAGATACAGATTATTCCTCAAAAGACAGAGACATTATTAAACAATTCATTCTTAGGGATCATATGGATCTTCCGAATATAAGAGCAAGTGAGATTATTACATTTAATACTATTGCATTAAAAGGCGCGATAAAAGATGTAGGACGAGCTTTGAGAATGTCTATTGTTGAAACATCTGCAATCTCTGAAGCTGTATATCTTGACGAAAACAACAAATGGGTTATTGATGATGCTTTCAGAAAGAGATATCCAGAATTATTCAAATATGTTGATATTGTAAACGGAACAATAGTTTCTATTGGATCTCATCCATCTGGTGTATTAGTAAGTGATTTGGATATTGAAGAAGAAGTTGGAATGTGTAGCCTTGCAACTTCTGATTATCCAGTGTCAATGCTTAATATGAAAGAACTTGATGCACTGATGTACGTTAAACTAGATATCCTTGGTTTGGACAACATTGGTGTTATTAACGAAACATGCAAACTTGCAGGAATTGAGAGAATGACTCCTGACAATGTTGATCTGGATGATGAAGAAGTTTGGAAAGACATACGAGACGACACAACACTTATATTCCAGTGGGAGAGTACATCCGCACAATCTTATTTGAAAAGATTTATGTCAGACGAAACAATTGCTATTGCCAAAGCACATAACAAAGATTTCTCATATATCAAGTGGTTTTCGTTTGGAAATGGTCTTTTACGTCCTGGCTGTGCAAGTTTCCGTGATGATGTTGCAGACGGAAACATTATGATTACGGGATTTAATGAATTGGATAAATTTCTTTCGGTTACTTCCGGGCGAATAACCATGCAGGAAGATATTATGAGATTCTTAGTAAAATTTTGTGGATATTCTGATGCAGAATCAGATACAGTCCGACGTGGAATCGCAAAGAAATATGGAACTGAGAAATTCATTGATGAAATTCACGACAGGTTTATAAGCTATTCCAATGAAACATATGGGACATCAGTAGAAGTATTAGAAGAAATATTCCCACCTATTAAACAGGGTATTTTGGATGCAACAAGATACGCATTTTCCTGGAATCATTCAGACGCGTATTCTTGTATTGGATATATATGTGGATATTTAAGACACTATTATCCATTGGAATTTTTGACTGCTGCGTTAAATATTTTCGAGGGAAAAGAAGAAAAAACTTTAAATATTACAAACTATACCAGAAAAAAAGGAATAAAAGTTGAAGGAATTAAATTTCGACATTCTACAAGTAACTATACTTTTGATAAAGAAAAAAATGTAATTTATAAAGGAATTGCCTCTATTAAATATTTGAATAGCAAAGTTGCGGATGCGTTTCAGTCAATTAAAGATATGCAGTTTAAAGATTTCATTCATCTGTTGGCAGTTATAGAAGAAAAAAAACTTCCGGTAAACTCAAAGCAAATGAAGATTCTGATAGAACTTGGATTTTTTGGAGAGTTTGGTGAAGCTAAATGTTTATTGAAACAGTATGATTTTTTCAACGAACTTTTTGGCAAAAAGCAGATGAAAAAAGAAAAAGCTGAAAAGCTTGGTATTCCACTTGAATTGGTAAGAAGAAACGCTGAAAAAGAAAGTGAAAAGACATTTACAAAAGTTGATATGAATGGATTATTGCACGATTTTGTTGCAGTAATGCCATATGAAAAGACAACTTTCGTAGATAAGGTAGGATATCAGATCAACGATTTGGGATATGTTGACATTGTAAGTCAAGATTACAAAGGATATGTTGTTGTAATGGACGTTGAAACAAAATATACGCCAAAACTGAAGGTTTATGCACTTGCCAATGGAAATACCATAACGGTAAAAATTGCGAAAAAGGATTTTAATAAGAATCCACTTCAAGTAGGAGATGTAGTTAGAGTAAACGACCAGAAGAAAAAAGCAAGGGTGAAAATGTCATCAGAAGGAAAATTTGTTCCAGTAGAAAACGAGTTTGACTGGTGGCTTACCAAATATGAAGTTATAGGAAGAAAATAATGTTATTTGGAAAATATAAATACACAGATTCCGAGGAAAAAGAATTGCTGGATTCTATTGTTATATTGGTAGATACAAGGGAAAAGGTAAACGATCATATTACAGGTTACTTTGATAAACATGACATACCATACAAGAAAAAAGCATTAAAGAACGGAGATTATAGTTTTTTCGTACCACAAAACGAGAAATTAGGGATATTCCGTGATACTTATTTCCACGACGATATTTTTGTAGAGAGAAAGGCAAGTTTAGAAGAATTGTCCGGAAATCTTTCTACGAAACGTGCAGATTTTGAAGAAGAACTGGCAGTTGCTAAAGCTCACAAAAAATATTTGCTTATAGAAAATGCCAATTATGAAGATATTGTAAACGGTAGATATAACACACAGTACAATAAGAAAAGTTATCTTGGAAGTATTCACAGCTTCAATCATAAGTACAATCTTGAAATTGTGTTTATGCCAGATAACGCATACAGTCCAATTTTTATTTATGGCGTTATGCAGTATTATCTCCGAAATCTGATTAAATAAACAGATAGGGGGATTTAATTCCCCCTATTGTTGTACGAAATAAATGAAAGGATAAAACAGTAATGGCTACTAATGACCAGATTACAAGAATTAAACATCTTACTAAAATTCTGAATAAATATCGTGATGAGTATTATAACGAATCTCGACCGTCGGTAGATGATTCTACATATGATTCTATGATGGATGAATTAAAAGATCTTGAAGATAAAGCAGACTTTCACTGTGCCAACAGTCCAAATTACACAGTTGGATATGTTGTCAATTCAGAGTTACCTAAATTTAAGCATAGTTATCCGTTGTTGAGCCTTGACAAGACGAAAGATAGAACGGTTGCAGCGAATTTTGCAAAAGGTAGAAAAGCTCTTTTAATGCATAAATTGGACGGTCTTACTATTTGCCTGATTTATGAAAATGGGGAACTTGTTTCTGCTAGTACAAGAGGAAATGGCGAAGAGGGAAGCCTTATTACGGATAATGCCAGAACCTTTATGAATATTCCACAGAAAATCCCGTATAAAGGTCATCTGAAGGTTACGGGTGAAGGAATTATTCACAGAGACGATTTTGAAAAGATAAATGAAAAACTACCGGAAGAAGATAGATACAAAACACCACGAAATCTTGCTGGTGGATCAGTACAGCAGTTAAATTCTGAAATATGCTCAAAGAGAAAAGTGTGCTTTTATGCATTTAATGTGTTGGAGGGATTTGATGAAATCAATTCACTTTCTGGCAGATTGTATGCAGTAAACAATCTGGGATTTGATATTTGTACCTTCTTTAAATACGATGTGGCACAACATGATTTTGTGGTATTTAACAATTTTGTGAATGAGCTGGTTGATATTGCAGAGAAAACAAAAACTCCGATTGATGGAGTCGTTATTATGTACGATGACATTGCTTACGGAAAAAGTCTTGGAAAGACAGGGCATCATTATCGCAATGGATTAGCATTGAAATTCAAAGAAGAAGAGGAAGAAACCACGATAACCAATATCGAGTGGCAAGTTGGTAGAACCGGAAAGATAACGCCAGTGGCAGTCTTTAAGCCAGTCATATTGGATAACACTACAGTCTCAAAAGCATCATTGCATAATATTAACACTATGCAGAAATTAAAAATCAGACCGTATGCAACAGTTACAGTGGTTAAATCAAACGAAATTATCCCTCAGATTATCAAGTGTACAGGCGGCACATCTTACGAATTTGAAATTCCGAGAACTTGTCCGGTATGTGGCGGAGTAACTACTTTTGCAGGGGACGGAGAAACAATAAATATTTATTGCAAAAATCCAAATTGCCCGGCTCAGAGCATCAGAGGGTTATCATATTTTGCTTCAAAAGATGGCATGAATATTGATGGGCTTTCAGACAAAAAGATTGAGAAATTGGTTGATACCGGGATTATTAGTAATCCTCTGGATATTTACAATCTGGATTTGCATAGGACTGAAATTGTGGAATTTGAAGGAATGGGAGAAAAATCATTTGATAAACTTCTTTCTGCTATTGAAAAGAGTAAAAATGTAAAGCTGGAAAATTTCATTGCTGCATTAGGCATTCCGAATGTGGCACTCAGCAAGGCAAAAATAATCAGCAGAGAGTTTAACGGCGATTGGAACAAATTTGAGGCAGCAGTTATTTCCGGATTTGATTTTACACAGCTTGACACGTTTGGCGTTGAGATTAACAAGAGTATTCACAAGTATTTCAAAGAAGTGTTCTTTGCCAATGACATATATAAAGAACTTGTATCTCTTATGAAATTTCAGGTTCAGCAAGTATCAGACGAGCCACAAATTTTTAAAGATATGATTTTTGCCATTACTGGAAATGTTCACATTTTCGCAAGTAGAAAAGAAATTCAGAAGAAAATTGAATCTCTGGGCGGCAAAGTGGCAGGAAGTGTTTCAAAGAAAACAGCATATCTTATAAACAATGACGTAGAAAGTTCTTCCAGTAAAAATAAAGATGCAAAGAAAAATGGTATACCTATTATTACAGAGGAAGAATTTTTAAAACTGTTAAGTTGAATAAAATAAAGGAAATTAAAAATATGAATGAACATATAGCTGAATTATTTGATAAATATTGTACAGCCCGTGACTGTGATACTTGCAAATATAACAAAGATAAGAGAGTAGTTTCGGGCGAAATATCTTGCAATAAGGCGTATGAGGATGATTACCGTAAAAGATATACGAAATAAAGGAGATTATGAATATGAAGATGATTGAAATTGATTTGAATATTATGAGCGCACCACAGAGCTATTATCTGGCGCAGGGGATTTCAAAAGATCTCAATTTTTCCACAGGACTTCCGGCTCTCTTTGAGAGAATGTATGGAATGAAAGAGAAAATTGAAGCGTCCTATGTAGATGACTATACAGATAATGTTGACATTGAACTTGGTGAAGCCATTCTTGTTGATAATGTTTTTAATTTGATTGTAAAAGAAAACAGTTATAACAAGCCGGACTCTGACAGACTTCTGGATGCTATTGTAAATATGAGAGATCAGATGGACGCAAAGATGATTAAAAAATTGGCTATACCGAAAATTTGTTGTGGCAGAAATGGTTTAGAGTGGGATGATGTACGGAGTATGTTTGAATTTGTTTTCGCGGATTCTGATGTACAGATTCTTGTTTGCATACAGTAGGAGGTAAGAATGTCAGAAAAATCGCCAGTTTACCTTCTTATGGTAACAAGAAACAATAATAACAAAGTATATAGAATGATTCCACATGGCGATATCTTTGAAGTTGAATATGGACGTGTTGGTGCAACTTGCCAGCACACTTCCTACTCAATGTCACAGTGGGATAAAAAGTATAAAGAGAAAATCAAAAAAGGCTATGTCGATCAGACACACTTAGTTCAGGATCTTATTCAGAAAGAACCAGTAAAATCTAATGATGGCTATAAAAAAATTGAAAACAAAGTAATTGCCGAAATTGTTCAAAGGCTACAAGATATGGCACGCCAGAAAATCCAGGCAAATTACAAAGTATCTTCGCAGCAAGTAACACAAGCTATGGTGGACGAGGCACAAAATGTCATTGATGATCTTATGAACAAAGAAACTGTAGAAGATTTCAATAATACGCTCCTTACATTATTTACTGTAATCCCACGAAAAATGGGAAACGTGAATGATTACCTTTCAAAAAGAAAAGATGACTTCGCAAAAATTCTGAAAGATGAACAGGATCTTCTTGACGTTATGAGAGGTCAGGTTGTTACACACACTGTTCAAAACGAGCCAGAAAAAGTAGAAAAAAATAATGAAGAAACAATCATTGAAGCAATGGGGCTGATTTTTGAAGAAGTTGATGCTTCAGAAGTGGAAATGATTAAAGATAAGTTGGGCGAAATCAGCAACAGATTCCATAAAGCTTGGAGAGTTCGTAACATTCGTACACAAAAGAGATTTGATGACTTTGTAGAAAAAGAAAATATCAAGACACGAAAGCTTTTATGGCATGGCAGCAGGAACGAGAATTGGTGGTCAATTATTAATACTGGTTTGGTTCTTCGACCAACAAATGCCGTAATAACAGGAAAAATGTTTGGAATAGGAACTTATTTTGCGCCAAAAGCAAGAAAATCATTAGGTTATACAAGCATGAGTGGAAGTTACTGGGCGCATGGAAATGATTCGTCCGGATTTATGGCACTCCTGGATGTTGCGTATGGAAAGCCGTATGATGTGCATTCGTTCGATAGTAAATACTATAATTTCGACTATGAACGTTTGCAACAGACATGCCCTGGTGCTAATTGTTTACATGCTCACGCTGGAAAAATGCTGCGAAATGATGAGATCATTATATATAAAGAGGAACAATGTACTATTAAATATCTTGTTGAGTTGAGGTAAATAAATGAAAGCTATAAAGAAAACAATATGGATTTTGTGCGCAACCTTAGTCTTTGTTTGGCTGGTTGGAGTATGCCTGAGTATAACAGCTCTACCGATATACCTTACTTATAAGATGGTTATAGCAACCGGATTCCATTTGTGGGAATTTATCAAAATATTAGGCGGAAGTCTTATATGTTACTTTGGATTCTTTGCAATGGCGTTAAGACAATATATGTTCCTGATGTCACATAACTGGATTACAAATTGATACTATATATAGATGGTATTTAATATAAAACACTATATATTGTGTATGTAGACTAAATAAAATTCTGTTTTTATTGTTTATTTCAATTTTTCCCATAAATATGCCATTCCTTTTATAATTGTTCTTATATTACTAACTGTTTGCTTATTATGTACAATTCTGGAATGCCATAGTTAAGGCTTTCCAGAGTCCATAATAAAAACAGAATTTACACGGAAGAAAGTCTTAAGATACTGCAGACACTTCCCATTGAACTGAAAATAAAAAAGACTGAAAATCGTATACGTGAATGGTATGAGTTTTATGGTGGAGAAGTCTATGTGGCTTTTTCCGGTGGCAAAGACAGCACAGTATTACTTGATATAGCAAGAAAGATATATCCTGACATTGAAGCTGTATATAATGACACTGGTTTAGAATATCCAGAACTTCGTGAATTTGTAAAAACTATTGATAACGTTACATGGCTACGACCAAAAGAAAATTTTAAAAAGGTTGTGCAAAAATACGGCTATCCGGTAATCAGCAAAGAGGTGGCGAACAAAGTTCATTATGCGAAGCCTGGGAATACCAGATGGCAGCAATTACACGGAGAGTACATAAATCCTAAAACGGGCGAGCTTTCTACTCAGTATAATTTTAAGAAGTATGAATATTTGCTTGATGCAGATTTCTTGATTTCTGATAAGTGTTGTACGATCATGAAAAAGAAACCATCATTAGAGTATGAAAAAGAAACAGGTAAGCATCCAATTTTGGGCTTAATGGCAGAAGAAAGTCATAAAAGGAAAAATGACTACATGAAAACTGGATGTAACGCCTTTAATAAAAAGCGTCCACAGAGTCAACCTATGGGATTCTGGACTGAGCAGGATGTACTTGAATATTTGTACACTAAGAAAATTCCATATGCTTCAGTTTATGGTGATATTGTGTTTGAAGATGGAAAATATCATACGACAGGAGTGAGAAGAAGTGGTTGTGTCTGGTGTGGGTTTGGTTGTCATCTTGAAAAAGAACCAAATCGTTTTCAAATGCTCAAAAAGACGCATCCGAAACTTTGGAATTATTGTATGAAACCTATTGAAAATGGCGGATTAGGAATAAGGCATGTAATGGATTATATAGGGGTAGAAGTTGAGTAATATATTTTAAAATGTGATAAGGAAATAATTTATGCAAATGGAAGAAAAATGTGTAAAAAGGTTCGATATGGTTGAGGGTTCATTCACATTAGAACCAGATAAAGGTATTAATATAGATAAATTATTGAAAATCTTTGGTGTGGATATTTCAGGAAAACCAGATTCATACACTATCCAATATTTAAAAACTGTACAAGCGAAAAAGCATAAGAAAAAGAGAATAAATAAAAAATGGATAAAAAGGTATGGGTATAAACAAAAGTGGTTTAATAGCAAAGGCTGGAGACTAAAGTGTTATAAAAATGGAACAGCAGAGTTTATAAAATAAACTGTACATAGGAGCTATAGTCAAATGGCTTATATGGCAATTGGAGGAAAGTATAAAGGATGAATAATTTCGCAAGAAATATCGGTATTTGGTATTACGATATAAAATGGGCGCAACTATTATTTGAAAAAATTTTAGACAGTTATCCAGGATATTGTTTATTCCGCATTTATAGAAATCAATTAAAAATTATATTAACAGATGGAACGTCGATTAGATTCTTTAATGTTAATTGTACTAGCAGATCAATGGCATTAACAGAGTCATATATTCAAAAAGGAATAGATTATAATTTATTTTGCAGTAAAATTGCCCCAGTAACAAAGAGAGGCATTAAGGGAAAATATATTATAGAAAATTACAATGATATTAAAAATCCACAAGACGCGGCACGTTATTATTTAAAGAAGAACTGTGAAAGGGAAGAAGAAATGGATTTAGTACAATTACCAGATGGACAAATTGATACCGTAGGAAATAAACATCACGTCATTGATATTGTGCGGGAAAAATGTGGTGGTGACATTGCAAGAATTATTTCACAATGGATTGATCCGGAAAATACAGGTGAGATGAAAAAGTGGCGTGATTCCTTTAAAGAAGAATTTGAAGAAGAAAAGCGGCAGGAAGAAATGGCAATTATAGAAAAGTTGAATAAGATTTATTGCACATAAGATAAACGAAATAAATATTGACACATACAACTTAATATGATATTATATAAGAAAGCTGAGTGGGAAAACCCAGTCAGTATTTCTTATATATAAGATAAACTAAATAAATATACAACCAAAGGAGAAAAAGAGTTGAATAATCTTGAGACTAATCAATCTTACACGGGGGGACAATTGAGCCGAGAATAAAATGTGAAATTTTTCGTGACTCAATGCAGAATTATAAAAAGTATGGTATTCGTCCCGCACAACTTATTATAGCAGATGTGCCGTATAATGTGGGAAATAATTTTTATGGTTCAAACCCTATGTGGTATAAAGGTGGAGATAACAAAAACGGGGAAAGCAAGTTAGCTGGAAAGTCGGCGTTTAATTCAGATTTTAACTTTAATCTCTACGAATATTTTCATTTCTGTTCAAAAATGTTAAAGAAAGAGGATAAAAAGAAATCTATTCGTGGGAGAAGTAGTGATTCACCTTGTATGATCGTGTTTTGCTCATTTGAACAAATTCAGACACTTATTAATGCAGCAGCGAAACACGGATTTGTTCATTACATACCACTTGTGTTTGTTAAGAATTATAGCCCACAGGTGTTGAAAGCAAATATGAGAGTTGTAGGGGCTACAGAATATGCATTACTTTTATATAGAGACAGACTTCCTAAATTCCGTAATGGCGCGCAATATGATGAGAACGGGAAAACAATCAGAGGGACTGGACATATGATATTTAACTGGTTCACATGGGAAAAAGATACAAAAGAAATACCAAAGATTCACCCTGCACAGAAACCAGTTGCACTATTGAAGAGGCTGATTGAAACATTTACCGATCCTGGCGATGTTGTGATTGATCCATGTTGCGGAAGCGGAAGCACATTGAGAGCAGCTTGTGAGTTAGGAAGAAGTTCATACGGATTTGAAATTGACCGAACATTTTATCAAAAAGCCAAAGATGAGATGTTAATTGATTATATCAAGTAAAAAGAAATAAATATACAACCAAAGTAAGAAAAACGGAATACAACAAATTATATAACATGACATGTTGGTGTTGAATTGAAACAAAAATATTATGATTTGGCAGTGCAAAGAATGTGCGAAGTATAGCAAATCAGATAGGAGAAAGCTTATGGAGAGAACTATTGGATGGCGAAGAAAGAAAAATTTTTCTAAAGCACGAAAGAAAAAACGTACCGCAACGGACATTGGAGTGAATGACGCAAAGAATGGCAAGCGATTACGTGTTAAATGTGACGGGCAATATATAAAAGGGAAAATCCCTATTTATCATTCAAAAGCCAGACGACGTACAAACAATCGTGGATTTTATGGTTCTACAGTGAATTGGAAACATAGAGATGCACAAAAAGTTCTTTCTATGGACTCACAAGAGGAAGAATTTAATGACGAAAAAGAGGTAAAAGATGGAAAATGTTGATGAAACTACAGATGCTTTAAAAGTATCAAGAGGAAGCATTCTGATGGCGAATCACGACAGAGAGTTTGTAAACAAAGAAAATACTCTGCAGATAAAAGCCGGAGATAAAATTATTGTCGGTTATGACGGATTACTTCATCCAGTAAACAATAATAAAGCAGCCATTACAATTGACAATGATCTTGAAGTGGAAGGTTATTCTGCCACTGGATTATCAGAATATCTTGTTGCTTGGTTGGATTCTAGCCTGGATTTGAAAGAAAATTTGAGAAGAACAATGCTTGATCTTGATGAATTTAAAGCAGTGATTGAAAATGCATTAGTAGTTATTGGAATGAAAAGAGAAGAAGCTGAGAATGAATAGAAGTCACATTGTATATACGATGAAACATAAGAGAGCATTTCTCAGAGTGGAAAAGGAATTGCTTGGTCATAATACTGTTCGAGGATTTTTGCATGACCTTGATAAAGTTTTTATGTATTTGGTGACTCCGAAAAGCTGGGAGAAAAAAGTCTCTAAATTTCACAGAAAATATTCCAGACATCATCCTATAAGAGCGCGAACAAAAGCGGATTATATTCAGATGATTATTGACTGGGAGTGCTGTAGGTTCACGAAACCAGATAAGCCTATGACAGCCCGGCAAACATTATATAAATTGTTCCCAGAAATGGAAGATAAGATTCTGCCATTACTGGAAGAACTCAATCTATAAGGAGGAAAAGATGATCCAGCTTGGTAGTGGATATGAAAAAGTATGTGAATATTTACAGAAACATAATATAAATTCACTCGAAGAAATTGTTGGAATGGATGCATTTCATATTTTCCCACGACAAGGAGTTACAGCTTGTAAAATTAGAAATGTTGAATTTTTCGGAAATGTAAGAGTATGGGGATTTAAAACAAATGTTTCTCATAAGCTGGCAGAACTTGGTAATTCAATATTTCTTGATGAAAAAGAAGCAAGAGAATATGAAGTTTTGCAGTTACATAAAAGAACTTTGGATCAGCAGCAAAACATCATAAAGCGGAGAGTTGAAGAGATAAACAGGGATTTGAATAAATTGGACTATCTCTTAGAACGTTATCCGACAACTGAATCAAGATGCAGATTTAAAAAATGTTGTGAAAACTGCTCACATCACGAAGATGGCATCATTGAGGGAAAAATTACATGCGTTGATTTCGGCAAACCAGAAGATTGTTATTTCTGGAAGCCGGATATAGAAGCATTTAAGAAATGGTTAAAAGAGCATGAAGTAGGATAAAAAACAACTTTTATCTACTGTCTCTGAACCCACGTTCTAATCGTCCTTTCACAATTCTGTTTCTATATATAATAGGAAGAAACTCTTTCATATCTGATTTTTAATACGACAACCATCGTATTTTTAAACTATAAAATGAAAGTTGTTTTCAAAATAGATTAAAAATATTGGTGGCGTGTGAAGAATCACAAAGGGTATGTATTGAGTTTAGGAATAAAGGGCATGAAGCATATAGTTGTGACATAATTGAATGTTCTGGTAATTATCCAGAATGGCACGTTATGGGAGATGTTATTCCTTTGTTGGACGGAGATTGTGAGTTTAAAACAACAGATGGAATTAAACATAAGATAGACGGAAAATGGGATATGATAATCGCATTTCCGCCATGTACATATCTTACATCTGCAGGAACACGGCATTACTCATTAAAATGTAATCCACCAGAAAAAGTAGCTGCCAGAATTGAAAAAAGAAATGAAGCAGAACAATTTTTCTTAAAAATAGCAAATGCAGATTGTGAGAGAATTGCAATTGAAAATCCAGTGGGATATATGAATACACATTGGAGAAAACCAAATCAAATTATTCATCCGTATTATTTTGCTAGTAGTAAAAACGATACGGAGAATTATTTCCAGAAGAGAACATGTTTATGGCTTAAAAATCTTCCAATGCTTGACAGAAAAAATAATTTGCCAGTTCCAGAACCACAATATATTTGCCAGGGCGAAAAATGTAAAGGCAAAAGGATTGGCTGGTGTGAGGGAATTAAGAATACAACTGGCGGTCAAGCTGGAAGAGCAAAGGCAAGGAGTAAAACATTCCCAGGAATCGCTAAAGCAATGGCGGATCAGTGGGGAATGAAAAATTTTTAAAAGATGAATAAAATAAATAATAATAAAAAAGAAGGGAGTAACACCTTATCCTAGTGAAACTAGGTTGGGTGTTGGAGAAAAGAGATATACGCCCGGAAAATTTCTGATCGTGGCTAACGGTTCATAATTAGTTTGAACTAAAGTATAAGTAAGGTAAAACCTAAACGTAAGAGGCTTATACGAAACATAGCAATCCACAAAATTGCCATTCACCGGATTCGGTTAGTGGCTGGTGTGAAAGTTTGTTGGTTTAGTACAGGAATTTCAAGTTTTGTAGCATGTTATTTATCAAAGGATATTGATGAGATTATTTATACTCACGTTCCGAATCAGTATCCGGATAGTTTACGTTTTCTGCATGATTGCGAGAAATTATTAGGAAGAAAAATAACCATATTACAGTCTGAAAGATATGCGTCAGTAGATGATGTTATTGAAAAAACACGTTGCATCAATACTCCGTATGGCGCACCTTGTACAAAATTTTTGAAGAAAGAAGTAAGAAAGAAATGGGAAGCACAAAACTTTGACCACCATACTTATGTATGGGGATATGACTTAAATGAAAAGCGTAGAGCTGACAGATTGGTAAATACTATGACAGACTATGACCATGAATTTCCGTTAATTGAAAACGGATTCACAAAAGAAGATTGTCATGCACTTGCAAAAGAATTGGGACTAAAACGCCCAGTTATGTATGATCTTGGATATCCCAATAATAACTGCGTTGGATGTGTAAAAGGTGGCATGGGATATTGGAATAAGATTAGAGTAGATTTCCCAGAGGTGTTTGAACGTAGAGCAAGACAAGAAAGGGAAATAGGGCATAGCTGCATTAAGGGAGTGTTCTTAGATGAACTTGATCCTAAACGTGGACGCATGGATTTGGAAGTCATGGAAGATTGCGGAATTGCTTGTCAGCTTGTATTGAAAGATAGGGAAGATTTGAAATGTTAGATGGAATCATATATGGTTTGATCGTTGCATGGATTCTGGCAATATTCAATGTAGATAATATCTGCATCAATGTATTACAGCCATTTTTCACAAATGTAAAATTGACAACAGATCATTACTATTTCGCATTTGGTGTGTTTGGCTTAATCGCAGGAATAATGTCACATAGCAATTAGAAGAAAGGAAAAGTAAATGAAAATCAAAAATATAAAAGATGTCGAGACTTTTTTAAAGGTAGTAAATGAGTGCGAAGGTGGAGTAACGCTGACCTCTGTATATGGTGATAAGTATAATCTTAAATCTACTTTAACACAGTATGTAGCGGTTGCAGCACTTGTTGGTGAACATGGTGACGAGTTGGAACTTTGGTGTTCTAATAAAAATGACGAAAAGAAATTCTTACAGATGTTCAACGAACATCCGGAAATGCTGTAGAAAGATGGAATAAATAAATGAAAACAACAATTATTGGAAGCCTGATATATGGTGTGTTATTTGCGGCACTTACAACAGTAGCAGACGCAAAGCCTAATACTCCGAAGTTTTGGGCTTTACTTGGAATATCTGCCGCAATGGTTATTAATGAAATGTGGCAAAAATAGATTAAATTAATTTTTTATCGTTATTTTCCAATTTTTATACCTCTTTTACCTAATTTTTAGTGGCAATAAACACTATATTTGGTAGAAAGATATACATATAGCATACAAAATATAGTATAAATGCCACTAAATCAGCACTTTTCTACAATAGTTTTACAATGAAAAATTAATTCAAAGTTGGGAACTGGTGAATTTTTGCGAAGTTGATAAGTTCGCTGCAACTTCATATTGTGCCATACATGGTGTAGATCCATCACTCAACATTGGAGATATTACAAAGGTAGATGAAAATGAAATGCTCCCGTTTAACATGATTTGTGGAGGTAGTCCATGCCAGGATTTCAGTATTGCCGGTAAGCAAGCCGGAAGTGGATGGACATGCAAAGATTGTACGGACGAAGAGGGGAAACCATTTACATATAACCCTTTAACAGTTCATTGGTCAGTTAGAGACAAATGCCCTAATTGCGGAAGCAAAAATCTTGATAAGACACGTTCTTCTTTGTTGGTTGAATGGTTACGCGTTGTTCGAGCAAATAAACCAACTTGGGGAATTTATGAGAACGTAAAAAATATTGTAGGAAAATCATTCAGAAACACATTTGATATGTTCATAGAAGAACTTCACGAATATGGATATAACACTTACTGGAAAGTGTTGAATGCTAAAGATTTTGGCATTCCACAGAACAGAGAACGGTTATATCTGGTAATCATCAGAAAAGAACTGGATAATGGGAAATTTAATCTCCCAGATGGATTTGAGAGCGACATAACAATGTATGACATTCTTGAGGATGAAGAAAACGTACCAGATAAATACTACATTGATTCAACCAAAGAGAGAAAAGCATTACAGGAAATGATTGACAGTGGAAAGCTGAACAAATCTTACTCAAATACCATCAGACATGGGGGGGGCTGTTCACTAGATCGTCATATGTGGGATTTAGTACAGACGAAAAATATCGTCAAGGAATAATCGTCAGCAGACAGGCAGAACATGTAGATCATTTAACTGACTGTGCAAATACTCTTATGGCAAGAGATTATAAGGGATTTGGCAATCAGGGAATGAATGCGGTGATTATACAGAAACCAACCAGAAAGGAATAAGATGAACAGATATATTTGTGAACGAAGATGTGACGAAGGAATGAGAACGTTCAAGGGGGGCTTTGTGGCACTATCCGAACGATCAATGCAGGAGGGGATAAAAGAGTGATTGTTGAAAATGATGTAAACATTGAAGATTATGGTATTCGCCGCTTAACGCCAAGAGAATGTTGGAGATTAATGGATTTTTCCGACAGTGATTTTGATAAAGCAAAGGCGGCAGGAATATCAAATACGCAACTGTATAAACAAGCGGGCAATTCTATTTGTGTGGGAGTCTTATATTACATATATAAAAATCTGTATCAGGCAATGCCGTACTTGTTTGAGAATTTAAGAGTAAGTAGTTTCTTCTCCGGAATCGGAGCTTTTGAGAAAGGGTTGGATAGATTGTATGCAGAAATCTCATAAAGACCAACCAATGATAAAAGTAATAGGTCATTTGGATATCAATGGGTTGGATATTATTAAGCGAATTTATTCAATAGATGGATTATCTCCTACTCTTTCAACGATGATGGGGGGGCAAAGACAACCTAAAATAGTCATCAGGAGAAATCATGAATGATATTAAGCCAAAGTTAATGGGTGGAATTGGCGAAATTAACTTTGGTAAGCAATATCGTCAAGGAAATCGAATATATGATGCTGCAATCGCCATGTGTGTTCTAGCTCAACCAGTTGGGAACACTGGCGGCTACAGCTACTTATATCTTATCAAAAGAAACAGCCAGGAGAAAAAGCATGAATAAGAAGGTAATCAAAGTTGGAAATCTTTCAACTGGTAATTCACAAGCTGGAACAATTTATAGAACATGGGGGGCTTTCCCCTACATTGTGTGCCGGAACTCACGGATATGCACTTGGTTATATAGTTGTTAATAAAAAGAAAGCCAGTAAGAAACAAATAAAATAGGAGGAATGAACTATGAATACATGCGTAAAAATCATTGATAATTGTTTGGACTGCAATAGTTGTTTTGTTGACAGAATACTTACTGCAGATTCGTGGGATCACGAAGAAGGTGCGTACTGTAAAGAAGTTCTAAAAAACGGAAAACCTCGACTTATTGCATCAGATGACTGGGATTTGAGAAAGTGGTCAAAAGTCCCAGATTGGTGTCCGAAGCTTATAAAAAGCAGATTGAATGAGTTGCGAATTAAAGCAGGAGTCCTCAGTAACAAGAAGTTTGACGAAAAGCTGAATGATCTTTTGAAGAACCAAGGCGAAGAGTATTCAAAATTGATAAAAACATTGATCTCAATGGGGTTCGCATACGATCAAGTAGCATTTGAAAGAGATGTTGCAATTGAACAGTTAAATAATCTTGGTATTCAGTTTGGAGAAGATACTTCAAAATGTAGAGTAGTGAGGAATAAAAATTGAATTATTATAAAGCCAAATTAATCAACAGAAAATCTATCATAGATCGTGAGACAAGCAAGCCTTATATTAGATGTCAAACAGAAGAAGAGTTTTGCGAAACAGTGAATAAAGAAATGGACGAGTTAAGAAATAAAGGTGCGAGAAATATATCTGTACAATATTTCGAAGCTCAGACGGAGATATGCAGAGCTATTATTACATATATGATGGTTTGAAACAAAGAGAACTATATAAATAATGGAGGTACATATGAGCGCGTTAATTGTAAATTTATTTGGAGTCCCTGGAGCTGGCAAAAGCACTGGTGCAGCATATATTTTCTCAAGATTAAAAATGCTTGGAGTTAATGCGGAGTTAGTTACAGAATTTGCCAAAGATAAAGTGTGGGAGAATAACGAAGAAGTATTCAATAATCAGGCATATATTTTCGGGAAACAAAGTTTCAAGATAAGCCGATGTGCAAATAAGGTTGATGTAATCATTACTGACAGCCCATTGCCACTAAGCATTTTCTATAATCATGATCCGTTGCTTACTGAAAATTTTAATTCAAGTGTAATGGATGTATTTAATGGATATAAAAATGTGAATTTTCTTATTACTAGAACAAAACCATACAATCCTATTGGCAGGCAGCAGACTGAGAAAGAATCCGATGATATGAAAAAACCCATCATTGATCTCTTAACTCAAAGAGGAATCATATATCAGGAAATCCCAGGAGAGGTTACTGGATATGATGCAATAGTAAACAAGGTATTGTTACAAATTAAAGATAAGGAAGAACTTAAAAGTGAGTAAAACTAAAACGTGTGTCCTTTATAGAGGATTAAATGAAAGTATGAAAGCATTTGCTGACAGAGTAGCAAATAAACTTGATGAAATGGAAAAATACGGCGCAACAATTGTTTACACTGGATTTCTTCAGGATAAAATTTCAAAGGCAAATGCAGCTATTATTTTATATCGGTGCTTTAAAACTTTTGAGGAAGATTTTAAAAAGACAGGAGATTGCTATTTATAGGAGGTAATGATATGCATTGTTATGGAAGAGCCGCTAAAAGACGGAGAGATAGGAAATATAAGAGAAAACTTAAAAGACTTCATTCATTTGGGACAATTACTCCGGCTATTTGGTATGTAGATGCGGATTATCCATACAAAACCGTGAATAAGCCATATTTCGTAAAATCGTATAAGAGCATTGGAAGAAATAAATGATTGTACTATACATATAAGAAAGTGTCCAACAGAAAAGTACGTCATTATAAAGGCGGTATTTCAAATGGCAATGCATATAAGAAATTGTTTGACTTATGGTGGCAGATTTATTAATTGGAGGTGAGTACATATGGAGCTGATAACACGCCCACTGACTAAAAAAGAAATTTTATGTATGGTGGAAAATGATGAAATACCATTTGTTGTAATTGTAGATAAAAGATTAGTCCCTACCTCTTGCGCTAGTTGTGATTCAGATAATGATTTAACAGAAAAGATATCAGAAATTGTTCTTGGAGATACAAGTGGCGAAATTGTATGCTGGAATATTGTAAAAGAAATAAGCGAAAAATTAGTAGAGATTAAAGGAATAATTAATGTAGCATATTTTCTCTTTGGAGAATCTTCGGCATGTGATTTGATTGAACATTGGGAAGAGGAATGCGCAGCGCATCTTGCATATTCCAATGATAAAAAAGATATGTATGAGGGGAAGTGGTAAAAATGATGATCGTCAGAAACCAAGATAAAGATTATATAGCTTTCTTGGAGAACGTACAAGGAATTAGTGTATGTGAAGAATTAGATGAACGTGCGAGTGTTGTATTTGAATATGCAAATAAGATTAAGATAATGGGACGCTATCGTTCATACGATATTGCACGTGAAGTGGCAAACGCAATTCGAAAGGCGTATTTGGAAAATAATGATAATAGTGGTTTTGACATGCCGCCACAAGATATTTGGTCTTGCTGAAAGGAGATAAAATGGAATTAATCGACAAAAGCAAACTTGAAAAGCAGATGAAAGAAGAAAGCCTACACTTATTCAATGCAATGTATAATGGATATTCAAAAGCAATGAAATGTGTGAGACTTCAACCTGTCGTCTATAACATTGACAAAATAATAGAGTGATTAGAGGAAATGAAAAAGAACGGCAATATAGACGCAGAATTTTATGACGGATTTGATATGGGAATCAATAGAACGATAGAAACAATAAAGGGAGGGATAAAAAATGAGGCTAATTGATGCAAACAAATTAATTCATGCTTTGGCAAAGTGGAGTTCCCTTGATTATATAGGTTGCAAAAAGACACTTGGACAAGTAATTGACGAACAACCTACAGTATTTGATATTGATGGCGTTCTGAAACGATTAGACGAAGAAATAGATCTTAACCCTATTTCGAATTATGAAAAAGGATATAATGCAGCAATAAGTAAGGCGTACAATATAGTGGAGAGTGGTAAAGCTAAATGAAAAAATCAGTATTAGTACTAGATACACCAAAATCATGTTGGATGTGTCCTATTGCCACAGATCATAGTGCATCAGAAGTGTCAGTATATTGTCCTGTAATTGGAAAGTATATAACTGGAAAAGATTGTGAATCAGTTTCAGAACATTGTCCATTAAGACCTCTACCAGAACACAAAGAGATAAAAGAAACATTCCGTTGGGGAGATCGTCTGCCAAGCTTCAAATGTGGATGGAACTGGTGTTTAAAAGCAATTACAGGAGAAAAATAAATGTCAGGTGATTATGGAACGATAATGGAATCTATTATGTGTGAGCGCAACATACCAATGTTAAAAGACGCTGTTGATGTATATATACAATATGAAAATGAAGTGCTTTCACTTGCCAGAAAGCATAGATTACGTCCTCAAGAGGTGGTGGGCTTACATCGAAAATTATCAGAGAGATTAGATATTGATTCTAATATATTCCACCATAAAATAGATTTTGAATGTTACTGTTACGTGGAAAAGAAGCATAATCCAAGCGCAAAAGAATCTGATTGGTTGGACAACATAATAAAAAATATGACACCTGACGAACGGTTTAAGTTTATTAAAAATGTTCTAAATGAGTCACTGGAAATAGAAAAGCGTACTAAAGATATCAACCCAGATGACAATATATCCAAACTGAAAAAGCGAATTAAATACTGCAAAAATCCACTCGAAAGAAAGAATTTAGAAAGACAATTAAACTTTGCATATAGAGAAAGGAAGAACAAAGATGGCAGCAGAACAGACAGAATCCAGAAGAGAATTTAAACCCGGAGATATTGTTAAGCACTTCAAAAGAGAGTTTTTGAAAGGTGAAGCGTTTAGAATATCTAGTAAGTATCTCTACAAAATAATTGGTATTGCGGAACATACAGAAACCAAAGAAAAAGTGGTTGTATACCAAGCATTATACAAAAGTGAAAAGGATAATGTAAACTTCGGGTTATATGTAAGACCATATGACATGTTTATGAGCGAAGTGGATCATTGGAAATATCCGGACATTAAACAGAAATATAGATTTGAATTATATGAGAGAGGTAATAAGTAATTGATTAAAATAAGTAAACTTGCGTATGAAGCATTAAAAGATAAGAATGGTAATGTTCATGGTAATCCAATTACTTGGTGGAAAGTTAGCAAATTAGCTACAATCTGGTGCGTATTGTGTATGATTGTAGAAGTTCCTGTGACAATATTAAGGTTTGTACTTATGGCAATTTGCTTTGTTCCACACAAAGTCTATGAGTATTTAGAAAATGTAGGATTTTGAGGTGAAATAGATGGAGAGATTAACAGAAAAAGTAAGAAACGAGGACGGTTCAGGGATTTGTAAGTTAGATATAACAACAGTAGATGATTCTTTGACGATGGCAGGTAGAAATGTACTTACTAAACTTGCTGATTATGAAGATATGGAAGAAAGAGGGCTGTTGGTAAAGTTACCATGTAAAATTGGAGATACAGTTTTCATTATTGTCGGCAAGTGCTATTCTAGGCAAAGAGTAAAAGAAATAAGAATGTTCGATAATCGAATTGAATGTATAACTTCGAGAAGAACATTTAGCGCTCACGCTTTTGGTATAGATGTATTTCCTACTCGCGAAGCAGCAGAAATGGAGTTGAAAAATAGATGGGAGAAATGACACTTGAAGAAGCCATCATTCACGCAAGAGAAGTGGCGAAAACGAAACGTGCAGAAGCAACCTATAATTTTGTAAAATTAGAAAGTTATTACAACTGGTGTTCAAAATGCGCAAATGAACATGAACAGCTTGCATTGTGGCTTGAAGAACTGAAACACTATAAGGAAATGAAAAGTCAAAACTTGCTGATGGAACTTCCGTGTTCAATAGGAACTGACGTTTACAAAATTCCGAGTAAACCAAACTATGATCTGAATATATTGAACGGATACAAAGGATTTAATCGTGTATTTCATCAGAAAGTTTATAATATTGTATTTACAACACTTGATAGATGGTATGTTTTGTGTGATAAAGATAGCATTGACGCTTCGAGTGATGTATGCGTTGATACGGAATATGGAAAAACTTGGTTTACTTCACGCGAAGAAGCAGAAAAGAAATTAGAGGAAATGGGAAATGACAAGAACTGAGATTACTGCAGTTTTATCTCAAATGATAGAACAGAAAATAAATCCATCCAATGATGTCCGGATATATTGGGCGAAAGAAGTGACTTTTGACTATTCTACGAACCATGCTGTCAGAGTGGATTATATGAAATTTGTACCAACGAACAATAGCACATCTGGAATTGAAAAGGGAGATTTTTATGGGTATGAAATAAAATCATCAGTAGAAGATTTTCATTCTGGACATGGGTTAAATTTCATCAGTGATTTCAATTACCTTGTAATGCCGGAAAAAGTGTATGCTACAGTATCTTTAGAAATTCCATATTATGTTGGAGTATATGCATGGAATGGTGGAGAATTAAATTGTATCAAAAAGGCAAGACGGCAGAACCGTAGTCGCCCAGTATCAGAAATGCTTTTAATGATGTTCCGTTCATCCAATAGAGAACGAAGAAAAATAGAGAATAAGTTAAAAGAAGTAGAACATGAAAAATGTGAATGAAATATATTTATCGGAAAGGCAACAATATGGGACAAAATAAGAAAATTGAATTAACAATAACACCCAACTATGTATCAGATTGGAACTTTCAGGATGCCATAAGAGAATTAATCCAAAATGGAACTGACCAACAGACACTTGATTCAGAAAATGTGTTTGGAATATCTTATGATGAACAGGAAAATATTTTGCAATTAAGTAATTCCGGATCAACTCTGGAGATAAATACTTTGTTGCTTGGTTGTAGCACGAAATCCAACAATGCAGATACAGTTGGACAATTCGGAGAGGGTTATAAAATCGCAGCACTTGTATTAAATCGTCTCGGAAAAACATTCTCTGTATATAATAACAGTAAAGATGAAATCTGGATTTCTAAATTCGAGCATTCAGAAGTGTTTGACGAAAAAGTTCTCACATTTGAGATAATCCCTAATCAGACAAGTAATAGTGGACTTGTTATTGAAATTGAGAATGTGACTTTAGATGAATACAATTCTCTGTATGATGTATGGACAGGTATGCCGGATGCAGAAAACCACAAGACAATAGAAACGAGTTACGGGCACATTTTTACAGAAAAAGACATGCGTGGCAAAATATTTGTGAACGGACTTGCTGTAGAAAAAGAGAAAAACTTATATTTTGGATATGATTTTAAACCACAATACATCACTGTTGAACGCGACAGAAAAAGTTGTAGTACATGGGATATGCGAAGCACAACTTCCAAAATGATATGCGAAGCAATAGATAATAATGATCTCAATATAAAGGATCTTATGAAAATTGCCAGTGATGGATCGTTTTACGATATATGTAACATTCAATACCAAACCTATACTGAAAAAGGACGTAAAGTCAAGGATATGATTGTTTCCGATTTCGATGAGAATAACCGTTCTGCCATTCCGGTAGGAAATCAGTCAGACTATGATAAAGTCAAAAGGCTTGGTGGTAAGCCGGTATTTGTTCCGCATGAAATCGCACAAATTGTATCAGAGACAACCGAAGAAAGGATAAAGGAACTTACCGAAGAATCCTGGAACGGAAGCTTTTCTGTAAAAGAAAAGTTGCAACAGTGGCGCGATTTTTATGAAAATGATTTCTCATCAGAAGCAATTGAACAATTTGACAAAATCATAGAAGAATTAGAATAGGAGATAGCCAACAATGGAAATAACAAATGGACTTAAAGGGCGATTCTGTAAACTTTACGGAATCCCCATTAGCTTATATGAAGAACCTTACTTCCAGAGCAGACTTGAATTGTTAGACAAACAATATGGGGCAGTAGAAAAATATAAAGAATTTCTTGATTCAATAGCAGAGCTTAAAACAGAACAGGATTATTATGAGCATTATAACAAAGTAAAGGATAGTGCGATTTCTGCCATTAAGAATAACGCCACATTTCAGCAGTTTAACGAAATAGATATGTCCGGATTCAACAGTGTAATTAAAAAATATCAGTTACCATCAAAGCCAATTTATAAACCGTCATTTGATGGAAAACATTTCATCAGTATTGATATGAAACAGGCTAATTTCAGCACATTATATAATTTTGATAATACAATGTTTGATGGGGCAAAAACCTGGGAGGAATATATTGGAAGATTTACCGAACGCAAAGAACTGATTGAAAGTAAGTATATGAGACAGAGAATTTTCGGAGAATGTAATCCGAAACGCCAAGTTACTTATCAGAAATATCTTATGTGTAAATTGCTTGCCTTTCTGTTGGTTGGTATTCCTGAGAAAGACATTGTATTCTTTTCACATGATGAAATTGTTATAGATGATACAGAAAAGACTTATATATACTATCCGTTCGTGGAAGAATGTATAAATAAATATAATATATCAACCAACGTAAAAATGAGAATAGAAAGATTCCAGTTAAAACATCTCGGTGAAGATGTAGGATATGCGAAAGTCTACGATAACGAAAACAGATTCGATTTAAAGTGTGTAGATAACGATTATATCCCTATGGTATTCCGATTTATTCAAACTGGCAGGATTCTTGAAGAGGACTTGGCATTTTTCTATAAAGGTACTACGGCAAAATTTGCAAAAATACCAGATCAAATTCAAAGATCAAAACTATGCAGCGGAGATATAAGGTTACTCAAACGATGTGCGAAATGTGGTAGACTTCTACAGACAGGAATGAATAACGATATTTGCATTAGATGTTTCAGAGATGAAATGAATGCGAAGATGCAAAAACGGAAAATGGAGTACATAAACAAGCTGCTTGGTTAGGGAGGAAGATTATGACACTTTCGGCAAAAGAAAAACTTGAAAAATTATTAGAGTTTGTCATAAAGGAAGAAGAAGCTCGTACAGAATTATCAGAAAAAGCATGGGATAAAGGAATGATGCTTGCAGTGCAAATTCATAATGCAGAAGCATGTGCTTGTATGAAAATGAGATACACTATTGAAAACATGTTGTCGCATAATGGCAGTAATCCAGCATGGGACAGTATGGAGTTTAACGAAGCATACGGATATTTGCGTAAAGGTAAGAAAATCAAGTTACCTGAGTGGGGCGGTTACTGGTATTGGTCTGATGATCGCAACACAATTATGATTCATTGCAAAGACGGGACAGAAATGGATATTCGAGACACGAAAGATATAGGATATACATTTGATTTTATTGCAAGAAATGACTGGGTGGTAATAGAAGATGAATGATAATGAAGAGCGTTGCAAAAACTGCAAATACTTTTCAACATTAAAATTGTTCCAGAGATATGTCGCGACAATTGGTAGTCACGGAGCTGTTAGCGGTTGGAAAGTAGGAACAAAGTGTAATGTTATAAGCAAGAAAGAATACGGTTGTTGTACTGTGTTCCTAGAAGAAGCAGGGCGTATTTATGAAACATGCTCTACAGACAGATGCGAAAAATGGAAGTTAAAATAATAATATCCATCCTTGTTTGACAATGGTGGATTTTTTGAAGCTAAGATAAAAGAAATAATAATTTGCAAAAAAATACTTGACAAAGTAAGAAAAAACGTATAATATATAAAGAGAAGATAAAAGAAATAAATATAGGATAAACATATGAAAAGAATAAATGATAAAATTTTACTTGATGACAAGGAGCTGAAGCTACTTGTCAAAGAAGGATATGATAGAGGTATTATATTCGGATGTAAAGTAAATGCTACTAAAGTAGTAAATACATTAAAGGAAATGACATCAGAAAATTTTGAAATTATCAAAAATCAAATCATTGGATTTTGCGAAGAAACAATTAGAATTGCAGATTCAAATAAGAAAGAAAGGGAAACGTAGTAAAAATGGAGCAGTTATCAATTACAAATCATGCAATGGAGAGATATGCAAAAAGAATTGCAAACCGTGAAACTACCATTGACGTTAATACATACGTTCAATTGAACAAGGATAAAATTACAGAAGATATAAACACGATGATTAAATTTGGAAATCGCATTTATACCGGAAGAGTCGGGCAACGTGAAGAACGCCCGGTAAATGTATATCTTTCTGGCACATGGGTTATTCTTACAGATATCTTGGATAAGACAGTTATTACTGTTTATAAGGTAAATCTCGGTCTTGATGAAGAATTTAATAAAACCTTCATTAATGGTATTTTAAAAAGGATGGAAGAACATAAGGCTGAACTTGCCGAAGCTCAGAAACAAACCGAAGAAGAAAAGAAATCGTACCAGAGTATTATTGCAGGTAATAACGCCCAGATTAATGAGTATAAAGCAGCGATCAATGAATTGGAGAAGCTAAACACTGATTATCAGGAAACTATTGGAGATATTGGAGCGAGACATAAAGCTGCTGAATTAGCAGTAAAAAGAGATGTTGAAAATTTAATAATGCGCATGGAGTTTTAATTTTATTGACAAATAAAAGATATAAGTACAAAATAGTATTTAGAAGAGAAACGGAAAAATATTGAAAACCGTATATTATAAAAATATCGGAAGGAGAAATACTTATGTCTATTTATATAACTGGCGATACTCATGGTGCTGATAAACTTGGCTCTCATAGTGTTGATGGTTTTATTAATCGTTTGAACATGGAATCATTTCCGGAACAAAAGCATTTGAACAAAGATGATTATGTTGTTATTTGTGGCGACTTTGGTGGTGTATGGAATTACGCTGGAGAAACTAAGAAAGAAATTTATGACCTTAATTGGCTTAATTCCCGCAACTTTACAACACTTTTTGTTCCTGGAAACCATGAGAACTATGATCGCCTAACTGGTTTAAGTGATAAGAACTTCATAAACACATGGATTTTCAAAGACTTGGAAGAAAGCGAAAAAAGAAAAATTCTGAATGGATATCCACAAAAAGAATGGCATGGAGGTATAGTTCGTGAAATCCGCCCATCTATATTAATGCTGGAACGTGGGTATGTGTTTGACATTGATGGTTGTAAATGTTTTTCCTTTGGTGGGGCAAGAAGTCACGATATTAGTGGTGGAATTTTACAACCTGATAAATTTGAAAATAAAAAATTAATGAACAAAGAAGCTGACAAGTGGAATCATGAAGGAAAATTTTTCCGCATAAATCATGTTTCATGGTGGGAACAGGAAATGCCAAATCAAGTAGAAATGGAAAAAGGCATTGAAACATTGGCAACAGAAAACAATAAGGTTGACTTTATCTTTTCACACGATTGCCCGTCATCTGATAAGACTATGATTTTAAGAACAAATGAGAAAGATGAACTCAATGAATACTTTGAGCATATAAAACAAAGTGTAAACTATAAAAAATGGTTTTTCGGACACTATCATGAAAATATAATGATTCCTGGTGGAAAAGATATATTGCTTTATGAACAAATAATCCAAATCAACTGACAGGAAATAAATGTAAATTTTCGCCACAAGATAAAACAAATAAACGAAACGCATAATGAAATGTTTGGATATTCTGATAGGAAAGAAGTAAATCCAGAGATTTCGGAAGCACTGCAGACGCTTAAAGCTGAACTTGAAAAAGCAGAAAAAGATTTGAGAGACAAGCAAAACGAGTGTCGGAATACTGAATACTATAAGAATATAGGAAAGGATTTATAAATGTATAAACAGGTTATTGTAGTAAACAAAGGATTAAAAATGAGTCCTGGGAAACTTGGGGCTATGGTAGCACATGGGGCTACCGCCTTCTTTTGTGAATGGTTTAAAAGAAATGTTACCACTTCAAATGAGACTTGCAATGATTATACAATCAGTCCAAACGCGAGAGCTGATAAAGAACTTTTCGCTCAGTGGATCAGCGGCAGTTTTACTAAAATTGTACTTGAAGTAGAAAATGATGCAGCCATGAAAGAAATCATAAAAAAAGCACATGAACACAATATGGTCAACAGACAAGACTTCTTCAATATTGTGGACGAGTCAACGGAATTTTTAGATATTCCACAGTGGGCGGCAATTGCATTTAAGCCTATGGAAACAGAAAAGATTGACCTAATTACAGGAGAACTGAGCTTATATTCAGAAGATTTGCCAAATATCAAAGAAATGCTTGGGAAACAATTTAAGGATCTCTTTTTGGTTACAGAGCACAATGCGACAAATTGGGAAGATACTGATGACTTTTGGTTCTTTTTAGTGAATGATAAATCAGAGATTCCAATGATAGATAATACATACAGATGGGTAAATCTATCAAGCGGGACGATTTCAGGAAAGGTATTTTCTACAAGAGAAGAAGCAATCACATGGGCTACAAGAAATAGAGACTGGGAAGTTGAAAGTATAGGTGAAAAATTTGGCGAAAGTAAATAATATTCATGTTGGGGATATATACAAAGTGAAACAGTTAGAAATTCCACGTTTATATACTGACAAAGAAGAGTTCCTTATTATGTTGGTTGTAGATAAGTGGTCGGTAAATGGGGTTGCCCTCAGATATAGATGGTTGAATTTGACAACTGCATCACTTCTTAGAGGGATTTATTCATCAAAAGAACAGGCAGAAGATTGGTTAAAAACCATGTGTGGTTGTTGGACATTGGAAAAGTTGGATGTTGACGAAATTCATATTTGATCTATTATGAAAACCTATTCTCTGGTCAAATGATAAAAGCTGGATACCTTTTGAGAAAAATTTGTATCTGGACTTTCCTTGTAATGAGTTTAATGGAAGCAATACGGCAAATGGTTTATCTAATTCGTATAATCGTTCAAGTATTTTGTCTTTAATACTGAATGGTGGATTAGAAACTATTATGTCGTATTCATCCGGCTCATATATAAAGAAGTCTTTTCCGTCATCTATATGTGATTTGACTACATTATAGCCAAGATTTTTGAAAGTTTGATAGAATGCAGACCATTCTTTATCAAAAGGACACCAGATTTTGTATTGTTTTGGGATATATTTTACAATTGGTTCAACAGCATAATATGGGGTATACATTTCCTGATGTTCTGGTGTAAGTTTGCTTGTTAAATATCCTATGTTATTAGCCATTATCTTCCTCTTGCCTTGTTAAAATATGAATTTGGCGATAGAGGGGAGTCCATTTGCAACAGCATATTTTTGTAAAAATATATTACCAAATGATTTGATTATAGAAAAAATAAATAAATATGATAAAAAATTATTATAAAACAGGAGATTAAAATAATGGATAAACAAAAAGTGTATTGCCATTGGGATTTGATTAGATTCATTTCTGAAGAAGCACTTGAAAAGTATTGTGTAAGCGTTGAAGATGTTATGGGAAAAAGTCATTTTGAATTAATGATTTACTTATACAAAGACGGTAAAAAGTATACTATTCAAATATACAAATCAGAAAAAGAAAATGATTTCGATTTATATACTTTTGATAATTTAGATGATCTGAAAGACTTTTTTGAAAGTTTATTTTACAAACATCCAGAATACAAAGAACGCCCATATGTAAAAATCGAAATGCAGAAAGAAACCAAATAACTGTTGTGAAAGGGGTTTATTAATGAAAGGATTACGGATAAAAGAGTTCTGCAGCAGTTGCGGAGAAAATCATTCAGCCACAAGATATCTGAGAGAATTTGAAAAAGAATATCCAGATGTGGCGGCAGAATATTTTAATATGAGGTTTATAGACGCATGAAAAATGGATTTTACAGATACACAGATGACGGTGTTCCTGGTGGTGGACATGTGATACTGAAAACCAGTGAAACGGAAAAGTCATACATTTTCAAATTAATTGAAAATACATGTAGGTATGAACCAACAAGGCTTTTGAATTTGTTTAAGAAAAGTGACAAAGCCATTATCAAAAAGAAAAACAGTGGACATCCAGTTGTGGAACATAGCACAGGTTTTGTTATATATCCTTATCAGCATGGAATACCATATCTGTTTGAATATATTGAAGGATATACAGAAAAGGAAAGCGTAATGCAGATTTATCTTTTGGATTTTAACGAAAAAATGGTAGACGCATGGAAAAAGTATTTCCATCCGATATTCGATGACATTGCTCCCGTAGAATTTGTACAGAGTGATTTCGGTACTTTTATGGAAAAACATGAGTCAGATATTGATGCAGTGGTTTCTCCTGCAAATGCTTACGGTTTAATGGATGGCGGTTATGATGGCGCACTTACTAAATATTTCGGTAAAGAATTACAGTTAATGGTGCAGAAAAAGATCATTCAGCAGTTTTATGGAGAACAGCCGGTTGGAACAAGCATTTCTCTTGAAATTCCACGCCATTATATTTGGCTGATACATACACCAACGATGAGAACACCATCGGCAATAAAAGATCCGACAATCATATATCAGTGTATGAGAACAACACTTATGGAGGCAATTAACAAAAATTGCAAATCGGTAGTTATCCCGGCATTTGGTGGTTCTGTTGGTAGAGTAGAGCCAGACATTATTGCAAAGATGATGTATCGGGCATATCTTCAGATTTTTGATGAGAAGGGAAGAGAAGCAATAAATTGGGGAATAGCATACGAACAGTGTGTAGCTTTAATAAAGATAGAGAGGTCTAAATAATGAGAAAGAAAGTTTTGTTACTGGCAGGATGCGTTCTTGCATCTGTTTTTATGTTAACTGGATGCGGAGAATCATATCCTCAAATATCAGTGTATCGTTCTGAGTGGGGAGAAGATAATTTAGATATTGGTATTGGAAATGATTACAAATACGACAGATATACAAAGGAAGATACAAGTGATGGCTGCTCCGTGACAATTTATTTTACAGAAAGAAAAAATAAATGAAAGAAACATTTACAGAATGGCTGAGAAAACAACCTGATTACGGGATTTTTAATCCACCAATGAGTTCAGAAAAAGCACTTGACTTTTTGTTTGATTATCTTCTTGTCGATGACTATGATCCGTTACCAGAGAAAGCGCAGCAAACTAATACTTATATTGTATTTAATATTCTTATGAAGTATAGTAGAGAATTTCGTAAGGAACGTAAAAAGGTAAAAAGAGAATATAAGAAAATGAAAAGGAAAAATGAACGAAGATTGAAGAAGGAAAGAAAACATGGAACAAATAAGACCGACAGAAACATTTTGCGGTGTTGATATATTTACATATGGATCATGGGATTCGATAGAAATTGATATGCTATATTTTTATAATGTTGATTTTTGCCTGGACTCCATGAAAAAATATAATGGCTGCAATGTGATGCGAAAATTTGACGGTACAATGGAAATCTATTCAAAGGATAGAAATGAAGTTGTATGGAATGGAACAATAGCCGACATTCAGGAAGTCGTAGAGAAATTGATACTCAATAAAAGTAAGTCAAAATGTGATAGTAGATTTGTAGAGTATTTAAAAAAGACATTTATGAAAGATTTTGAGTAAGAAAAAAGAAATAAATAATTAATAAAATGATAGTTTTATTCAGGAGCGATGGTTGTCGTATTTCAGGCTTCAAAACATTGTATTAAGTGATTGCCTTAATTTTAAAAGTGCGTGTTCATCGTGGTTTCAAGCCACTAGATGAAACTATCATTAGGAGCAGAAATGGAATTAAACAAAGTATATAAAGGAGATTGCTTAGAGCTTATGAAGGATATTCCAGATGAAAGTATTGACATGATTCTGGTAGATCCTCCATATGAGCGAACACATAATAAATGGGACTCAATTATTCCACTTGATAAAATGTGGGAACAGTATTTGAGAATCATTAAACCTAATGGTTGTATTGCGATTTTCGCAGATGGAATGTTTATGGCTGATCTGATGAAAAGCCAGGAAAAATTATGGAAGTATAATCTTGTGTGGGATAAGGTACTTTCCACTGGATTTCTTAATGCGAATAGACAGCCTTTGAGAGTACATGAAGAGGTATGTATCTTTTATAAGAAGCCACCAGTGTATAATCCTCAAAAAGTTCTGGGAGCAATGAACCATAGCAAAGGCAAGAAGAAAGCGTGTGACAACAATAATTATGGAAAATATGAGTTTGTGGATAATCGAGAAGAACTAGGAGAATGGAAGCACCCCACAAGTATTCTAAGATTCCAGAAACCACATCCTTCAGTTGTAACACACCCAACAGAAAAACCAGTTGAATTATGTGAGTGGCTTATTAAGTCCTACACAAACAAAGGTGATACAGTTCTTGATAGCTGTGCTGGAAGTGGAACTACCTGTATAGCTGCAATCAATACAAGCCGGAATTACATTGCGATGGAGTCCGAAGAGAAGTATTGCAGAGCTATGGAGAAGAGAATTTCAGAACATCGGCAGTCTGTCGAGAAACTTGTATAACACATATTACTTAAATAAGTAGTAGAGAATAAATATACGAGGTAATATAAATGGAAGTTGATATTGTAAAATATATTCCGTTTGGAAGGGAGAACGCTATCGGAAGGGCAGAATTGGCAATGAAAGTTGGATGTTCTGATAGAACAATGCGTGATCTTATTAATACTGCCAGAAAAAGAGAGGTAATTGTAAATATTCAGAATGGATCTGGATATTATCGTCCTACTGAAAATGATGTGGGAGAAGTTAAAAAATTCAAGCGACAGGAAGAAAACAGGGCAAAAGATATTTTCAGCGGTCTGCAACCTGTCAGAAAGTTCTTAAATGGAGTGAAACAGAGTAATGGATAAGATATGCAATAGTTGTTTTTATCAAGAACATAGATATGACGGTTCTCCTATTTGCCAACATATACAATCAATGCGTGGTTTGGAAGTGGTTGCAGAATATGCCATGTGCGATGCTATCAAAGAGTGTAAGTATTATACACATAGGACGGAGGTTAGCACATGAACATATTAAAACACCTGATTATACAGATCGAATCTACAGAAGATGTAACAAATGCGTATGTAGAATCCATGCAAAAAACAGATCCGAATTTTACTGCTGAAGAAAATGTGCTTAAAGTAAAACTCTTGTCAGAGTGTTATGGTCGTTTAGAACAGCGTGAAATGATTTGGAGAGAGTCTGAATTTATACAGAATTTAGGGAAAGGATATTTTATGGCATGATGAAGGAAATCGAAGAGAAATTATTCCCAGAATATCAAAAATTTTTAACAACTAAAGCCGGAAAAGAATGGATAGAACATACAAAGAAAACCATTCCACCAGGTAATGAGGTTGATTTTGGTGATTATTTGTATTACTTCTATCCAGAATATTTAGCATAATTAAAAAAGAAGTATGAGAAATTATGGGGATAAAACAATGTTTTGATTTAGCCGCCTGGAATCCCACAACCATAGGTATTTGAAAAGGAGACATTATAGAAATGAAGTGTGTAGATTTATTCAGTGGAACACGTAGCATTGCGAAAGCCTTTAACCAACGAGGTTTCGAGACTTTTACAATCGAATTAGACAAACAACATAAAAACATTGATTGGTATGCTGATATTATGGAAGTGACAGCCAAAGATATTATTGAAAAGTTTGGTAAGCCGGATGTAATCTGGGCGAGTCCGCCATGCACAAGTTATTCAATAGCAGCGATTTCACATCATCGGAAGAAAAATCCTATTACTGGGAATTTAGATCCAGTAAGTGATTTTGCAAAACTTTCGGACGATCTTGTACGACATACGCTTGAACTTATTCGTGAGCTAAAACCAAAGTATTTCTTCATCGAGAATCCACGTGGAGGCTTACGAAAAATGACATTTATGAAAGACTTACCAAGATATACGATTACATATTGCCAGTATGGAGATACCAGAATGAAGCCTACGGATATATGGACTAATCATCCAGATCCGCAATTCAAGCCAATGTGTCATAATGGCGATTCTTGCCACCAACCAGCTCCAAGAGGAAGTAAAACTGGAACACAGGGATTAAAGGACGCAGTGGAACGTAGCGTAATTCCAGAAAAGTTATGTCTGCATATTGCAGATATATGTAAAAATTAAGAAAGAGGTAAAAACATGAATATAAGAGGTAGAAACATGAATATTTTACAGTATTTATTAAAGCCAGAAATCGCAGTAGTTTTTGATGTAGATGGTGTTTTAGCACCGTATGAGTTTGGATATTTAAGCCATAGTATGTCTGATGAAGAGTGGGACGAAATGGTTAGTAATGGCATTAATCCATATAGTGCAATCTCATATAGCCCTAAAATGAGAAGATTTATTTCGCACAAAGATATTAAAAAGGTATATGTATGTTCTAAATGCACTGCTGCAGAAGAATCGGGAAAAAGAGAGTTTGTACAGGAGAAATATGGTATTCTTCCGGAAAATATCTTTTTTGTAAGAGAACAAGAGGACAAAATCGCTGTTCTTAAACACATTAAAGAGATTGAAAATGTATCAGATCAGGAAGTTGCTATTGTTGAGGACACAGTTAAGACTTTAGATAGAATCCGTGAAAACGGCAATTATATTACCGTTCATATTTCATCTTTCATAGATAGAGAATAACTACAAGAAAAATAATGGCAGATATTAGTATTTATAAAGATGTTTCATTTAACATTTCCAACAAAGAAAGAGAGATACTAAAAGAAGCAAAAAACATTCTTGAAGAACTGCAGAATAAATGGATTGAGAAAGATAATGATGCATTGAATTGTAAAAGATGCAAAGATATTGTAACAGCAGCAGATGTTTTAAGGGATGTCTTGGATTTTGATTAAAAATACAGTGGATAGTATATTAAAATACTAAATCCTATTGAATGGATGTAAAGGAGAAATATGAAAGTATTTGAAGCATTAAACGAACCGACTGTAAATGAATTTTACAATTTGAAGAATATCAAATTGTTTCTAGCAGGAGGCATTACTAATTGCGACGATTGGCAGAGTAAAGTAATTGATGAATTGAATGCTTTTTCTTTGGATGATTTAATGATATTCAATCCAAGAAGAAAACATTTCGATGTATCAGATAAAAATGCAAGTCGAAAGCAGATTGAGTGGGAATTTAAGTATCTTAATAGTATGGATATCTTTACAATGTATTTTACAAATAGCGAGAATAGTGTTCAACCTATTTGCCTGTACGAACTTGGCAGACACCTTGAAAGAATGATGCATAGATTTCCTGGAGATTGGAAAGATCGAATTATCATAGGAATTGAAGATGGGTATTCACGTACACAAGATGTAATTATACAAAGTAGGTTGGCGTTGAGATGTAATGTGGTACAGGAACGTATTACGCCCGAAGTGTACGCTCAAATGATATACAAATCATATTATAAATTAAGATATTAAAATAAAGGGAGTATTGCATATGGGATATTGTCAAAGATGTGGCGGATATTGCGCTGATAATTATACGTTTTGTAAGCGTTGCTATATCGCACTTGGATCACCATATGGCACATCAATTTCAAAAGGACATGAGTGTAGAAAATGCGGAAAGACCATTTAAGGAGGGCTATTAAATTGGATAAGAAAAAAGCAATGCTGTCACAGCCAATGAGAGGAAAAACAGACGAAGAAATTATTGAAACAAGAAATCGTGCGATTAAAGCACTTGAAGCTGTCGGATATGAAGTAGTAAATACACCGTTTACGGATGAATGGTATAGCAAAGAAAAAATGGAAGAACGTGGTGTTGTACAAATTCCAGTGTGTTTTCTTGCAAAATCTATCGAGAATATGTCTCTTTGCCATGCGGTTTATTTTTGTAAAGGATGGGATAGGGCAAGAGGATGCATTCTTGAAAATGAAGTTGCAAAAGCATATGGGCTTGATATCATTTATGAAGAGTAGGTAAGGAAATGGAAGTTTTATATATTATGTATGTAGAGATTGAACGTAATGTTAGAGGCTATCAAGTTGTCACTCTTTGCAATGGGATTAGGAAAGTATATTGTACAGATAGTTTTGGTGTAGCAATACAGATTGTAGTTGAACTTGGTAAAAAATACGATATTTATTTAGATGCAAGTGGATTTGGCTCTGGAGTTACAGATATGCTAAAAATACTTAAAATACCGCATAGAGTAGTGAAACATGAAACGGCGATTGCCAGATGAAGATTTCACAAAGTATAAAGGACTCTTTCTCACCACGCGAAAAAGTAATGTATCATGCTTTAGAAATTGTCGGAAAAATGTTGCGTCAAAATCCAATGGGAGACTTAGACTTATATCCAATGAAGATACTTACCGAAGTAATGCCTGGTGGGATTAAAAGAGATCCAGATGGCGAAGAGTACATTTCGTATTTCTTAACAAGATCTGTTAGCGAATTAAGAGAGAAAGGAATTATATGAGTAAATACTACATATCAGACTTGCATCTCGGTCATTACAATGCTATGAGTCGTTTCGATCATAGACCATTTAAGACACTAGATGAAATGGATAAGAAAATAATCCAAAATATAAATCAGGTGGTAACGCCACAAGACGAATTATATCTTTTAGGCGACGTATCATGGTATAAACCTGATAAGACTGCAGAACTTATAAAAAGCATCAATTGTAAAAACAGATTTCTTATTGTTGGAAATCATGATAGCTGGGTTAAGAATGGATATTGCAAAAAGCTGTTTCAAGGCGTTTATGATTTAAAAAGAGTAGATGATAAAGGAAGAATTGTTGTTTTATGCCACTATCCAATTGCAGTATGGGATCAATCGCATAGAGGAAGTTATCATTTATATGGACATGTTCATTCAAATATAAATGAAGATGGGAATGTGACTCATAATATCCTTGAACAGCCAGAGATGAAAAATGCTTTTAATGTTGGTTGTATGTTGCCGTATATGGATTATACGCCACGTACACTAGATTTCATAATAAAGCATTATAAAAATAACTAAGATAAAAGAAATAAATGTTGACATTTATAATAAAAGTGGTATAATAAACCAAGAAAGGAACTTAATGTATGAATGGAATCCGGTATTCAGATTCGTAATGGATATCAAAAGAAGATATACTGAAAAATTTGGTGAACCTGAATACAAAACATATATTGTAGAAGAAAAAGAAATTTCTTCACTTGAACATTGGATTATTAGACTGGGAGATAATGCAGCAGCAGAGAAAATCAAATATCTTGAAGTCAACCAGCATAACGAATTTGTATTAATACGTTATGGTAAATTCAGTAGTGCCGGAGATGGTCAATATGAGATTACAGCAAATGATTTATGGAATGTAGATGATGGATTCTTCCTTGAATGTAGAAGCGTAGTCATCAATCTGAAAGCCGAAGAGATTGTAATTGCCCCGTTTAGAAAGTTCAGAAACTTAAACGAATGTCCGGAAAATGATATTGCAGTAATAACAGAAGAAATTAAAAACGCAAAGACAATTGAAATTACAAATAAACTTGATGGCAGTATGCAATGTGTCCGTTGGTATAATGGTAAGATTTTTATGACTGGAAGCCAAGCTTTATGCCAGGAGAAATCATGGAGGTTAGCAGATGGTCTTAAAATGCTAGATGAAAGAAATAAATGTATGGCTAAATCAAATAATGATTTAACGTTTATTTACGAATATATTTCACTGGCAGATGCACATGTTGTTAAATACACAAAAGATCAAGAAGGTTTGTATTTAATTGGAATCAGAGATGTAAAAACGGGCAGACAATTTTCGTATAAAGAAGTATCTGATTTTGCCACACGTTATGGAGTTCCGATGACTGAGATTTATGATAAAACATTTGAAGAAATCCTTGAAGATGTTAAAACTATTAAATCTGATGAACAAGAGGGATTTGTAGTAAATATTGACGGACATATGATTAAAGTCAAGGGTGATGATTATGTTCAAATTCATAGAGTCTTGTCTAAAATTTCTTCCATCAATCTTATCATTGAAAGTGTTGCGGAAAACAAAATAGACGATTTAATCAGTAAAGTGCCAGCAGCATACAGAGAAAGGGTGTTCATTGTTGAAAAAATTGTTCTGGATTATGTGAAAAATATGGAAGCAGAAGTACAGAAGTATTTTGACAAAGCACCAAAAAGTGATAAGAAATCCTTTATGATTTGGGCGGAAAGCAATGTCCCGAAGAAATATAAAAGATATGTAAAAAACAAATATCTTGGCATTGAAAACAATTATATCAAGTATGGTAGTGAGAAATGCCCGGCATATAAAAAGTTAAAAGAAATGGGAGTTTCAGACTACAAAGCTATTTTTGAAGAAAGCGAGATTGAATAATGCAGCCAACGCTTATTATGATGATGGGATTACCTGGATCTGGAAAAACTACGAAAGCTCATGGATTGAGTCGTATTTGTGTTTGCCCGATAATCTCATCGGATGAAATCAGAAAAGAAATCACTGGTTCTGAAGATAACCAGGAATGTAACGAAGAAGTATTTAAAGTTCTTCACCAAAGAGTAAAAGACGAATTGCTTTACAATAAAAGTCAAGCTGTAATTTACGATGCTTGTAATATCAGCTACAAAAAGCGAATGGCGTTCTTGAATGAGCTGAATAAAATTAATTGTCGTAAAGTTTGTTATTTCGTACATACACCGTTTGAAATGTGTTTGGAAAACAATAAAAAGCGAGCTGAAAATGGTGGAAGATTTGTACCGGAGTATGCAATCGAAAGAATGTATAAAAACATTTATATTCCACAGTATTATGAGGGATGGGATGAGATTATTATTGATACACAAAGTAAAGTACATGAACAGTATGAATTAACTAATTTATTCTATGGGGAAAATGGTCTTTTCAGTATCAATCATGATAATCCGCATCATACATTATCAATTGGGAATCACTGCCTTGCTTGTTACTTAAATACTCTTGAGTTTGGTAATAAAGCAGACATAAACTTGCATATGGCAGCATTACTACATGATATTGGAAAGAAATTCACAAAAGAATACAAAGATAGCAATGGAAATCCTACTGATGTGGCGCATTATTATCAGCATCATTTAGTAAGTGCATACGATGCAATCAAGTATTTGAATAACTTTTCAACAAATGATATGCTTGAAATTCTGGCACTCATTCAGTGGCATATGTTTCCGTATTTCTGGGAAAAAGATAATAATAAAAAGATGGAGAAGAAATATAGAAACTTATGGGGTGAAGAGCTGTACAGAAAGATAATGTTACTTCATATAGCAGATGAAGCAGCACATTAGAGATAGAAGAAATAAATGTATTGACACATAATCGTCCGTATGAGATAACATGACACGGCTTAATTGGCAGCCGGGATCTAAGGTGGCAGCAGTGCTGTTGGACGTTAAAGAAATAGTTTGTGAGTAGAAGTACACTACAAAAAGCCCGTAGGTTTTCCGATTGGGTGCAGACAATGAAATACCTTAGTAAACTACGATGGGAAACACGAATCCCCCTGTTCTCCGATAGACAAGCTGAAAAGACTATCAGCATTATACTTGAGATATTGCTGTGGTTGGAATATCGCCATACGTAAAGGCAATGGGTGAGGCTGAGAATGGAGTCAATTATGTACTATAAAATATAATAAAAAAGGAGATGACATTGATTATTATGAAAATAAGATACAGTGGAAAAATGAAAACTTAGAGTATACTATATATAGTGTCGACGACTTATAAATGCACTATATATGGTATAAAAATCTAAATAAAATCTGGTTTTTATTGAGGGCAATATGATTAAAATATTATCAAGCGGTTATATGAAAAAGAAGCCGATAAAAAAATTCTGTTGTGGTTATTGTAGATGTGTATATAAAACAGATGAATATGAAATAGAGCCAAGATTTGATGTGTCCCATTTTTATTCTACATGTCCGGAATGCGAAAAAAGAGTATATACCTGTTAAGTTAATATGAGGAAATCTATATGAGAATGATTGATATTGATATATTTAGCAATACAGATCTTTTAGAAATTGTGGGTAATAGAATAGAAAGAGGTATGAACGACCAACAGAAAAACACATTTAGGCATAAGGCTTTAAACGATGTAAAACATGCAATTAAAATGCTGAATTATGATACACAAAGCAAAGTAAAAGAAATAATGAATAGAGAAAAATAAAAACAGGAGGAAATATAAAATGTCAAAAGCATTGATTATTGTGGATATGCAAAATGATTTCATTCATGGCGCACTTGGTTCAAAAGAAGCAGTTGCTATTGTGGACAATGTAAAAGAACGTGCAGAAAAGCTTATAGCGGAAGGATATACTGCATTTTTTACAAGAGATACACATGATGAAGATTATATGGAAACATTTGAAGGAAAATATCTTCCAGTAAAACATTGCATTGATAACTCAGATGGATGGCAGATTATCCCAGAACTTAGAAATATTGCAGGTTTCTATTTAAGAAAGTATACCTTTGGATATCAGGCGTGGGACAAAATGTTCAACATGGTATTTAGAAATGATAAAGTGGAAGAAATCGAGTTAATGGGAGTTTGTACAGATATTTGTGTGGTGTCAAACGCTCTGGTTCTACGAATGTTATATCCAAATACGGAAATCACAGTACACGCAAATTGTTGTGCAGGAGTTACACCAGAAAAGCATAAGGCAGCCTTGGAAGTAATGAAAAGTTGCCAGATTAATGTGATAGGAGAATAGCAAAATAGTACATGGATAATAGAAGGGAGAAAATACTTTGAAAAACAAGTAGACTTCATTAATCATTTTTTGTAACAAGAATCATTTGAATAATCCATCTGTCACAACTACTTGTGAAATTGAACATGAATGAAACGAGGAATCTTATGAGAAAAAATGATATTAATAAAATTATGAATGGGTCTTTAGGTGATGCATTGACTATTGTATTAGAAAGAAATCATGTAGAATACACTGTTTCAGAAGAATTATTGGATGATCTTACAGAATGTTTTTGGAAAATGTTACCGTATTATCTTATAGGAGTGCGTAATAATGGCAAATAAAACAACACATTATGAAGTTTTTGATTATTGGAAAGATAAAAGTATTGATAAACATGGTACTTGTTATACTGGTGATAATATTGATTTTCATAATACAATTCCAATAGTTAAAGATTGGGGAGAACCAGAATGTTATGCGTGTGGATGTTCTGCAATAGATTACTCTCACATGGAAGATGGTGAAAGATATGATGAAGCTTTAAAAGAAGATGATGGTTTAAAGTACATATACTCAAGAAAAGATGTAAAACATAATTTGCAGCTTGCACATATTAGACCAAAAGCTTTGCAGGGTGAAGATATTCCGTCAAATTTTATGTTGCTGTGTCCAAGATGTCATAGAGATGCACCTGATATTTTGAATAGAAAATTATTTTTACAGTGGATATATAAAAGAAGAAAAGAGGGCAGTGTATATATAAGATGTTTTGAAAAAGCAAAACAAATACTTAACGAGTTATATAATATTAATACTAAATGGACATTAATCAATATAGATAGTGCTTTGGATCGTACTAAAGTTAATGTACATGGGTCAATATTATGTGAAGATACAATCACATATGGATTTGTACAAGAGGCACTTTTAAACAAAACCGAATTGAAAGAAGAATATGAAAGAATGTTTAAATTTACGATAGAGGAACAGATTAAAAAAATTAAATCAAAATACAATATCAATACAAAAATAGAACAATATTCGGAAGTAGATAAAGCAATTTTAGACACACTTGAAGGTGTTTTAACACAATATGATACATTCAAAACATTAGAAATGGCAGGATAAACAAATCAATATAGTAGGAGAAAATAAATGATTTTTGGATATAGAGTAGAAGATCAAGTAGAGAAACATGGACTATGGCGAAACTTTGATGGAACTTGGAATCCTGTATTCGACCAACTATCAGAAGGATTAAGCAGAAACTTACCAATGGAAGATAGTGAATTATACAGAGAAGGTGGAAAACAGTGGTTCTCAGCAGCCCCATCAAAGGAAACATTAAAACACTGGTTCAGCCTTACTGATGTTCTTGAACTTCAGAAACTTGGGTATAAGATTTATGAGTTTCAGCTTGTTGATACAAAACAGATTTCAGATTTTGAGATCGTTTTTACCAGAGACAATATCGTTGAACAGCGAGAAATAAATTATAAGGAGATTTGGAATGATTAAATTATGTGGCATTAAAATGGAAATTTCTCATTTTCCAGATCATACACAATGTATTCGTATTCCACTGGAAATTCTGAAAGAAGAAAAATATGTTGTAGAGTGGAACTATGAGGGTGATGAAGAAATGGCAACGCTTTTATACATTGTAAAGCATCTTGGCAATGCAAAAAAGAGAGAACTTATTTTACCTTATATTCCAAATGCAAGAATGGATAGGGTAAAGAACCCGGATGAAGTATTTACACTCAAGTATTTCTGTGAATTTATCAACGACTTAAAGTTTGATGTAGTATATGTAAATGATCCGCACAGCGATGTGTCTATGGCATTACTTAACAATGTAAGAGATTGCTTTTCTGTATACAAAACGGTCATGACTACAATCAACAAGATTAACAAAAATGGAAGTGTAATTCTTTATTTCCCAGATAACGGTGCAGCGAAAAGATATGGAAGTATTCTTAAACAGCCTTTCTGTTACGGATCAAAAAATCGTGACTGGAGAACAGGAGAAATTCTTGGGCTTGATATTGTCACAAACGGAATTGAACTTGCCGGAAAAAATGTACTCATTGTAGATGATATTTGTTCCAAAGGTGGCACTTTCTATTATTCAGCATTAAAGCTCAGAGAATACGGAGTAAAAGATATTTACCTCTATGTAACTCATTGTGAGAACACAATCAAAGAGGGAGAACTCCTGAAGGATAACGGACTTATTAAGAAAATATTTACAACAGATTCCATTTACAGTTTGGATGAAGAGAAAGTTGAGGTTTTGAAAAATGTTTAAAACAAACCCTATGTTACTGATTGACTTTTACAAAGCAGTTCATGCAGAAATGCTACCGAAAGATATTACGAAATCTGTTTCATATTTTACTCCACGAATGAGCCGGGTAAACAGATGGGACAGTGTGGTAATGTTTGGACTGCAGGGATTCATCAAAACATACCTTGTTGATTATTTCAATGATGAATTTTTTAACAAACCATTTGATGAAGTAATTGGCGGATATAAGAGAGTTATGGATGCAACACTGGGCGAAAATGCCTATAAGATTGAGAAAATCGAAAAGCTGCATAAACTTGGTTATCTTCCAATTGAAATTGTTGCGCTTCCGGAAGGGACTATTGTACCAATGCACGTACCAATGTTCGGTATTACAAATACACATAAAGATTTTGCCTGGTTGCCACAGAGTCTTGAAAGCTTGATTTCTGCGGAAAGTTGGCATCCTATGATTGCTGCAACAGTTGGATATACATATCGACAGATTGTAGATTATTATTATGATCTTACTTGTGATAATGAAACATCCAGAGCGAGAGCGTTAGGTACTTTTGATTTCAGAGGTGAAGAGTGTACAGATTCAGCAATTAAAGCTGGTGCAGGATGGTGTTTATCATTTCTTAATACCGCCACAGTACCGACAATTCCTTATCTGGAAAAGAACTATAAATGCGATTGTACAAAAGAGCCGGTTGCATTTGGAAGCCCTAGCACAGAACATTCAGTAATGTGCAGCAATTTCGCAGTTGACGGTGACGAAATCACTCTTCTTCGGAGATTGCTTACTGAAATTTATCCAAACACAAGCTTCTCTGCTGTTTTGGATTCATATGATTATTGGAATGTAATTGATAATATTCTTCCACAGTTAAAGCCTGAAATCTTGGCACATAACGGTTGTATGCTTATGCGTGGCGATTCTGGCGACTGTGTAGAAGTGGTTACAAAAACAGTATTCAAACTGTGGGAAGAATTTGGCGGAACGACCAACAGTAAAGGATATAAAGTGCTTGATCCTCATGTAAAGGCTATTTATGGTGATTCCATAACAGTACAGAGATGTGAGCAGATTTATAAAATCCTTATGGAAAATGGCTTTGCTTGCTCCAATGTAGCATTAGGTGTTGGATCATTCTCATTCCAGTGCATCGAAGAGGATGGTATCTTAAAACCATTTACCAGAGACACATTCAGTTCTTGCATTAAAGCAACATACTGTGAGATTGATGACAAACCATTCCCGATTTTCAAGAATCCGAAAGATGGCGGATTTAAGAAATCTCAGAAAGGTTGCTGTGTGGTTATAAAAGGATCAGATGACAAACTCATTTATGTAGATGGCAGAACGTGGGAAGAAGCTCATGTTTCTGGAAAAGATGCAAAGGCAAATCTATTACAGCCGATATTTAAAGATGGACAACTCATTAAAGAACAGAGCCTTGCTGAAATCCGAGGTATTCTTCATGGAGGTAAATTCTAATGTTCAATGCCAATAATACAATCGTTGTTTTTTGTGTTTTTGCGGATAATGAAATATGTGAACATTATAAAGAGTGCATCAGTGTTACATATGATTTCTATGAAAAAATGCTGGAATTTATTTCAGACATGAAGGTTGATATCCCAGGATTTAAAAATATCTATACTGAACGCGATTTTGTTTCGGATGACGATATTTCAAAATATTGGAAACGTGAAGATGCTCCAGAAAACAGCGGGAAACATTTTTATGACCAATTAAAGTCTATCTGTACCGAACATAATTTAAACTTATCAGAGAATATGAAAAAAGCAGAAAAACATATTTCTGAAATTTTACAAAAACAGGACTTTTACCTCAATGAAAGAAACTGTTACATACGATTAAAAAATGAATTTGAGAAATATGGAAAGCTCATATTTTGTGTGGATTTTGATGATACGCTATATGATTTTCACAAAAAGGGAAGAACATATGAAAATGTAATTAAACTATTGAAACGATGGGAAAGATATTCAGAAGTAATCATTTTTACTGGAAATGGTGAAAATAGTTATCCAATGATTGAGGAATATCTTGATAAACACAATGTCAAATATAAAGGCATCAACTGTGATAGCTCTGTTGCTGTCAAAGGAAGAAAAACATATGCAAATGTTTATATTGATGATCGTGGTGGATTACCATTGGTATATAAACATTTAATGACATTGATCGAAGAAATTGAAGGAGGAAACATAAAACATGACGTTTGATGCAAAGAAAGTAAAAAATGAAATTGTAAAATGGATTCAGGACTTTTTCTACAAAAACGGAAAGGACTGTAATGCAGTTGTGGGAATTTCTGGAGGTAAAGATTCTTCTGTTGTGGCTGCATTATGTGTCGAAGCATTAGGAAAAGACAGAGTAATTGGTGTACTTATGCCACAGGGAAATCAGCCAGACATTGATTATTCCAAAATGCTTTGCGATCATCTTGGAATTGTAAACTTTACTGTTGATATTTTCAATGTGTGCAGAAATATTAAGCATCAGGTAAAAGATAATACTGGAGGACACTGGAGCGCACAGAGTTCTACTAATCTTCCAGCACGAATTAGAATGGCTGTACTCTACGCTGTTTCTCAGACTGTAAATGGCAGGGTTGCAAACACTTGTAACTTATCTGAAGATTGGGTTGGATATGCTACAAGATATGGTGATGCAGCAGGAGATTTTTCGCCATTATCAAGACTCACTGTAACAGAAGTAAAAGCTATCGGAAGAGAACTTGGTTTACCTTCTGAGTTGGTTGATAAAGTACCGACAGATGGACTTTGTGGTAAAACAGACGAAGATAACCTGGGATTTACCTATGATATGCTTGATCGTTACATCAGAACAGGGGAGATTGAATCGGAAGAACTTAAACAGAAAATTGACACAATGCATAAAAAGAATCTGTTCAAGTTGGCTCTTATGCCGTCGTTTGAATACACAAATCCTGTAGAAGCAGTAGTGTTAGATGATAAGCAGACTGGATATGATATCGTAAGTGAGTATATTAAAAAATACTGGGAACATCACTGCACTGAAGACGTGATTGTATCAATCGAAATATCCAGAGACGGGAAGAATTATGAACGTCTTAATGAAGTCGCAAGCCCATACGATATGTATGATGTAGAATATTTAAACGATTGGTGGGAAGGCGAGAAATATATCAGGGTAACAGGTATACAAGGCATATCCGATATAAAAATCAAGAAATTATAGAAAGGAACAATTATGGATACATCAGCACTTGCGAAAAGAATGAAGATTTGGATTGCTTATTGTAAATGTTCTTGGTGAAGATCCGTTTTATATGTCTGATAAAGAAGCTCTTGACAAAATAAAAGGATATGGTGAACTGATGAATGATTGGAACTATAGTTAAAAAACCAAGGATAACAGTATTAACAGAATTACCGATGCTTGCAATGGCAGTAAACGCTCCGGTTCATCTTGAAAAAGAAGTGATAAGTCTTAATAACAAGGAGCATGTGAGTATGAAAGTTCCATTGTGTAGCAGTTGGTGTATATCACCTATTCTATTAACAGATGATATTAAAAAATGTACTTGTAAGCAATGTATGAGTATAGTTGCTAATATTGCTTATAAAAATAAAACAACACTTAAATTTAAAGGAGAAAGCAAAAAATGAAAAAAGGATTAACACAGATGGTCTTTGTACTTGATATGAGTGGTTCTATGTCGCCGCTTACAATGGAAACAATTGGCGGTTACAATGCAATGATTGCCGACCAGAAAAAAGAAGAGGGGGACGCTCTTGTTACGACTGTTCTTTTTGACCACAGATATAATATGATTCACGATGGCGTGAATATCAAAGAAGTAAAAGATATGACAACTGCTGAATATATGCCAACCGGAATGACTGCTATGCTTGATGCAGTCGGAATGACTATCAATCATGTTGGTCAAAAATTAACATCAATGCCAGAAGAGGAACGTCCTGAGAAAGTTATTTTTACTATCGTTACAGATGGCGCAGAAAACAGCAGTAAAGAGTTCGACTGGGAAACTGTAAAAAATATGATTAAGCATCAGCGTGAGAAGTACAGTTGGGTATTTACGTTCCTGGGTGCGAATATTGACACAGACAAGGTAAGCGGTAATCTTGGAATTGATCGAATGTTGTCAAAGAAATACACAGCAAGTAAAGTTGGGACACAGAAGGTATTCAACGCCACATCAAAATCGTTATCTTTTGCGAGAGGCGTGAGTGTTGATTCTCTTAATAGCGCACAGAGCGTATGCTTTATGTCATCTGTGCTTGACGAAGTGGAGGAAGAAAAATAATGAAATGTTTTCATCACAATGATATTGATGGAAAAGCCGCTGGAGCTATTGTAGCAAGGAAAACTGGCAATTACAATAAAGCCGATTACATTATATATGACTATTCAAAACCAATTCCGACAGAATTGATTGAAGAAGGTGAAACAGTGTATTTTGTAGATTTATCCTTTTCTGTAAATTCTGCAGATAAGCTGAAAGAAATTCTGGAAGAGAAACATTGTGACCTTATTTGGTGCGATCACCACAGTTCCAGTATGGAAATCCTTAAAACATATCCAGAATATGAAAAAGTTAAGGGAATCCGTAAAGAAGGAATTAGTGGTGCAGCTCTTACATATATGTATCTGTTTGACTGTGAGTTTGATGATATTCCTATGTTTCTCAAATATATCAGTGATTTCGATTGTTGGCAGTTTAAATTAGAAGATACATTATTCTTCAAATACGCACTCGAAGCAACTGATTATGAAGCACTGGATATTATCTGGAATCAGTTATTCAGAGCAGAATATTCAGCTTCAAATGGTCTTCTTGATAAGATGATTGAATCTGGAAAGGCGATTAGCAAATATGTCGAGAAAGAATATGAACAGTACCGTAAAGCGTATGCATATGAATCTCGCATAGATGGTGTAAAATGTCTGGTTGTAAACAGAAGATGCAACAGTCTCATTTTTGGAGATCTTATCAAAGATTATCCTATTGTGGCTATTTGGGTGTTTGATGGAGAAAAATATAAATACTCTATCTATTCCGATAAACCAGATATTGATTGCTCAAAAATTGCCGAAAGATACGGCGGTGGAGGTCATAAAGGGGCTTCCGGATTTGTAAGTGAAAAAATGATTTTCAATAAAGTTAAATAAAAAGGAGAACGAAATTATGTGTAAATGTGAAAAGAAAGTAGAAAATGAAAATGAAGTAGCAGTTGGAGTAGTAATGGGAATTGTTGATCTGCTGGATGAAATCTTCGGAGATGCAGCCAACGAAACAAAAAAATGGGAGAATAGTGTTGACCTGGATAAGGAAATTGACCATGTTGTGTTTAATGATCCGGCAACTATTGTATTCTGGAAAGACGGTACAAAAACTGTAACAAAATGTCACGCAGGCGATACATTTAACAAAGAAACAGGACTTGCAATGTGTATTATTCGCAAACTTACAAAAAACAAACATTATAATAATGTATTTGAAAAATATTGCCACTAAGAAAAACGAAATAAATATTGACAAATAAATAAAATGTGATATAATAAATGAGAACAAAGAAAGTGAGGAAATATGGTAAGGATTGTTATAGCAGGATCAAGATTCTTTAATGACTACAAAACACTTGAAGAGGTAGTAATAAGAAAATTGTTCGAGCTAAATAAAACTTATCCGGAATATAATATACTCACAGTCAGAAGATCGGAAAAATCCTATAAAATCAATCCAGAGAATATAGAAATCATAAGTGGAATGGCTAGCGGAGCAGATAGTCTAGCAGTGAAATTTGCTAACAATTATGGCTTAAAACTTGTTGAGTTTCCGGCAGAATGGAAAAACTTGAATGCCGTTCCATGCAAAATAATGGAAAATTCTCATGGAAGATACAATGCTTTGGCGGGGCATAATAGGAATAGGCAAATGGCGGAATATGCTACATCTGATGATGCTTTCGGAGTTCTCATTTTATTTTGGGATGGGAAAAGCAAAGGAAGTAAGAATATGAAAAGTCAGGCAATTATCTTCGGAATGAAGATTTTTGAGCTTTTCATAAGATAAAAGAAATAAAATATTTCTACTATAAAAGGTGATTGCAATTTGCGAAATATGTAGACAAATACCGTGTCATCCGAGATGTCCGAACGCCATTCATAAAGTTAGATCAATTTGTGAAATTTGTGGTGAAGAACTTTATGAGGGCGAATATTATACAACTGATAATTCTGGTGGTATATATTGTTCGGATGAGTGTGCTAAAAAAGCAAACGGGATAAGAGAGAAAGAATGGGAAGATGAATAATGAACGAATTTAATATAAAACTTGATTCTGTTGAAAAGGTAAAAGAATTTGTAAAAATTACAAACAAAATTCCTTCAGATATGGATTTAATTGTTGGAAGATATATTATTGATGCAAAATCAATTATGGGTATTTTTAGCATTGATTTAACAAGAACACTTTGTCTTAAAATACATTCAGATAATGCAGATGAATGTGAAGAAATCAAAGATATGATTGAAAGATTTATTGTGGAGGATTAAATGACTAAAGCTGACATTTATATGGTTAAGGAAATTGAAGATATTTTGCGTAATGGATATCTTGATGAAAACCCACGACCAAAATATGCAGATGGAACTCCAGCACATACAAAGTTTATACTGCATCAAATGAGACAGTATGATCTGAGCAAAGGTGAGTTCCCGATTCTCACATTAAGAAAAATTGCATGGAAAAGTGCGATTAAAGAAATTCTGTGGATTTTCCAGAAACAGTCAAATGATTTATCTGTTTTAAATGAAATGGGAGTTCATTACTGGAACGACTGGGACGTTGGGGATGGAACTATTTCATACAGATATGGTCATACTGTTGATAGATATGATATGTTTAGAAAACGTGTTCTGGATGATATTAAAAATGATCCATATGGAAGATATCATATTTGTAACTTATGGCAGGAGGAAGAGTTTAAAGACCGTCCAAAAGGATTGAAACCTTGTGCATACGAAACAATTTGGAGTGTCACTGGAAACAAGCTGAATATGTTTTTAAATCAGAGATCCGGAGATTTACTTGCCGCAAGTGGAGCAGGAGGAATTAATGAAGTTCAGTATGTAGCTTTACTTATGATGGTAGCAAGACATACTGGATATGAACCTGGAATCTTTACTCATTTTGTTGCCAACGAACAAATTTATGATCGACACGTTGAACAGGCAAAAGAACTACTTTCAAGAGTGGAATCTGTAAAAGATGCGGGTATTATGCCACGACTAATTTTAAACCCAGATAAAAAGGATTTCTATAATATGGATATTGATGATTTTACTATTGTTGACTACAATCCGGTATCTCCACAAATATCACTTGAATTAGGAATTTAGGAGAAAGTATGATAGCAGCAATAGTAGCGGTTGATATTAACTGGGGTATCGGATGCGGTGGGAATTTGCTAGTCGATATCCCGGAAGATAAAAAATTCTTTCGAGAAAAAACAAAAGATTCGATAGTTATAATGGGAAGAAAAACATGGGACAGCTTACCAATAAAGCCACTTCCAAATAGAATAAACTATATAATAAGTAGAAATTCTTTTTCGGTTGGTGAAAATTCTCATGTTATAACTTTAGAAGAAGCTATTCAGATTATTAAATCTACAACCAAAGAAGAAAAGGTATTTATTATTGGTGGCGGTGAAATATATAAATTACTGCTGCCGTATTGCGATACTGTATACGCAACAAAAATATATAGTAGATATACTGCTGATACATTTTTCACTAATCTGGATAAGCTCAGAAATGAATGGAAAATAACTGAAGTAATGGAAATGGACGATGAAACTTATTCATTATACGATTATCCAATATATCAGTTTGTTACATATAAAAGGAGAAACTAAATGTTAGTAATTGTAGGTGAAAGCGCAAGCGGAAAATCTACTACTGAGAAATGTTTATGTGCATTGTATGGCTATAAAAAAATAGTTTCATATACAACAAGACTTCCTAGAGATGGAGAAGAAGATGGAGTAGATTATCACTTTATATCAATGGAAGATTTTGCAGAAAAACGTAAAATGGGATTTTTTGCAGAAATAGGGGAGTATAATGGTTGGTTTTATGGAACTGCCGTAGAAGATTGCACAAATGATAAGGTAGCAGTATTAACGCCTCATGGAATGCGGCAACTTAAAAATAAGCCGGGCATAGATGTATTTTGCGTATACATTAAAGTTCCAAGAAAAGAACGACTTATAAAGATATTGCAGCGAGGTGACAATATCGAAGAGGCAAAAAGAAGAGATGCAAGTGATGTTGGTCAATTTGACGGTATCGAAGATGAAGCAAATTATATCATTGAAAATTTCAGTTATACTTTTGACGCAGAAGCTATTGCTAAATATATAAATTATGCATATCAAAAGTATAGAGAAGAAAAAAGAAATAAACAAATGACAATATTATGTGACATTGATGAAGTGGCGAACAACTTAATACAAAAGATTCTGATTGAGTACAATAAAAAATACAATGATAATTTAACAATTGAAGATATTACAAGTTGGTATATACAGGATTTCTTAAAGCCAGAATGTAAAAATATCTTTGCAGAATTTTGTACTAATGAATTTCTTGCATCGTTAAACGCTCAACCAAAAGCAAAGGAAATAATTGAAAAACTGATGGAAACGTCAGATTTTTATTTTGTTACATCAACCTATCCAGACCATGTAAAAGCAAAGGATGAATGGTTGAAATGTATCTTTCCTGGATATGACAGCAGTATGTTGATTACAAGCCGCGATAAACGTCTTATTCATGGTGATGTGCTTATTGACGATTGTTTGGATAATTTCGTTTTTGAACACTCTAAAAATGCACCAGTTAAATATAACATTATATTCGATAAACCTTGGAATAGAGATGTTCGAGAAGATGGCACAAAAACTTTCCGTGTTCATGGATGGGAAGAAATATACAAATTAATAAGTAAACTGGAGGAAGATTGATTGGTTTACAAGAGAGATGGTAGATCAGAGGTTTTTAAACCCGAAAAAATTCAGAATGCAGTATTAAAGGCATTCTATGAAGTAGATGGTGAGGAAACAGAACGTGCTAAAGAAATAGCAGAACGTATTTCCACAAGTATTAGTGAAATTCAGAGAGATCTTGGAGTGGAAGAAATTCAGGATCTTGTTGAAGAAAAAATCGCACAATTTGATATGGACGTTGCTAGAAAATATATCATTTATAGAAACGACAGATCAAGGATAAGGGAAATGAAAAGCCCTATTCGAATAAAAGCAAGAAATACTTTAAATTCGCAGAATGACGATAGACAGAATGCAAATGTTGATGGAAAGTCATTCGGTGGACGTGTGGGCGCAGTTAACAGTGAAGTGATGAAGCAAATTGCTTTAGATGAATATATGTCGGAAATGTCAAGGACAAATCATTTGAGCAATAGAATATATATCCACGACCTTGATAGTTACGCAGCAGGTATGCATAACTGTTTGAGCATACCATTCGACAAATTACTTGCAAATGGATTTAACACAAGACAGACAGATGTTCGCCCTGCTCAGTCTGTAAATACTGCGGGACAATTAATCGCAGTAATATTCCAGCTACAATCTTTACAGCAGTTTGGTGGCGTTTCTGCAACGCATATTGACTGGACGTTAATGCCATATGTAAAAAAATCTTTCAGAAAACATTACATTGTAGCATATTTAAAAAACACAGCAGCATTTTCTCAAATAGACCTTATGGGGATGTTATTTGACAGTTATGAAGATGAAATTGGAATTGTACGAAACCGATTTGAAGATTGGATTGACACAAACAAAGAAAGATTTTATGAAGAAACTGGATTAAAAGAAGAAGATTTCTTTTTCGCAAATAAAGAAAAGCTTGATCCGTTACTTTATCAATCAGCAATGTATGATACAATCCTCGAAACAAAGCAAGCGGTTGAAGCTTTATATCACAATCTTAATACTTTGCAGTCAAGGTCTGGAAATCAGTTGCCATTTACTTCTATTAACTATGGTACATGTACAGAACCAGAAGGAAGAATGGTAATTAAAGCGTTATTAGACGTATCAATATCAGGAATTGGAAAATTACATAAAACAAGTATTTTCCCATGTGGAATTTTCCAGTTAATGAAAGGCGTAAACAGAAAACCAGGAGATCCTAATTATGATTTGTACAGATTGGCACTCAGGTCAACAGCTCAGAGGCTTTATCCTAATTATGCAAATTGTGATTGGTCTGGAAATGAAGGATATGACCCAAATAATCCAAAGACATATTTCTCAACGATGGGTTGCAGAACTGCAAATGGTTGGGATATTAACGGATTTGGTCAGACAAAAGATGGACGTGGAAATATTTGCCCGGTAACAATCATTATGCCAACTCTTGCAATGGAAACAAAAGAAAAATTAAAAAATAAAAAACTGTTTACTGGAAACAAAGATTTTGACGAAGGACTACTTGTGAGTTGCTTTATGGATTATCTTGATGAAAAGATTGGCGAAGCAAAAGAAATGCTGATTGAGAGATATTTATGGATATGTAAACAATCTCCAGATTCTGCAAAATTCATGTATGAAAATTATACTATGGAGGGCTACGATGGTAAAAACATCGAATCCGCCATGAAACATGGAACTCTTGCTATCGGGCAGCTTGGTCTTGCTGAGACTTTACAGATTCTTGTTGGATGTAATCATACAACAGAAAAAGGTATGATGTTAGCAAAAGGAATTGAGCAGTTATTCAAAGACAGATGTACTGAGTATAAAAAAGAATATAGTTTAAACTTCGGGGTTTATTACACCCCGGCAGAAAACTTATGTTTCACTGCTATGACTAAATTCAAAGAAAAGTACGGAGAAATTCCAAATGTCTCTGATAAAAAATTCTTCACAAACTCAATGCATGTGCCAGTATGGGAAGAAATGAGTCCATTTGAAAAAATTGACATTGAATCGCAACTTACTGGATATAGTTCTGCTGGTTGTATTACATATGTAGAGCTTGCGTCAAGCATTAAAAACAATATTGATGCACTTGAAGAAATTGTCAACTATGCAATGGATAAAGATATTCCGTACTTCGCAGTAAATGTTCCGAATGATATGTGTACTAATTGTGGGTATACAGATGAAATCGGAGAAGCGTGTCCTATGTGCGGATGTAAAAAGATCAGAAGATTAAGACGTGTGACCGGATATCTTACCGGGGACTATACTGAAGCATTCAACGAGGGCAAACAGCAGGAAGTTGATTTCAGAGTGAAACACTTTAATAATAATCTGGAGGAAAAAGTTAAGAGGAATGAACCTCATTAACGGTGAACAAACCGACTTCAGATATGCCGGAATTGATAATTTTGACGTAAATAATGGTAATGGTGTAGGAGTAACTTTGTTTGTGCAAGGCTGCTCCCATCATTGCAAAGGATGTCACAATCAATCAACATGGAATAAATGTGGAGGATTCCCATTTACACAAAATACATTTGATTACTTATTTGACATATTATCAAAACCGTCAATTTCGAGGTTCACATTATCTGGTGGAGATCCACTTGATAACGTGGAGTTTACATATTATTTATGCAAAAAATTCAAATCTTTATATCCAGGCAAGCAACTTTGGATATATACAGGATATACATATGAAGCGATAATTCAAAATCCTATATATTTAAAAATATTAAAATTATGTGATGTCTTAGTCGATGGAGAATTTAAAATAGAAGAAAAAGATTTAAGATTGCAATTTCGTGGAAGTAAAAACCAACGAATTATAGATGTACAAAAAAGCATAAATGATAATAGAACAGTATTATGGAATAAGAAAGGATAAATACAAATGGCAAAAGTTGTAGCAAAATTTCACAAGGTTTCATACGAACAGTTTAAGAAAGATTTCTTTGATTGTTTTAATAAAAATGTAATAATTACAGATTTTGGAGTTGTTTTAGATGAAAGCGGTTTTGGAACAGGAGTTCGCAAAATCTACGACTCAATTAAGTTGCCGAAACGTGGAACTATTGGTTCGGCAGGATATGATTTCTTTGCACCAGTTAAAATTAAAATTGCCCCTGGACAGACTGTAAAGATTCCTACTGGTATTCGTTGCCGTATCGACAATGATTGGGTATTAAAATGTTATCCGAGAAGTGGGCTGGGCTTTAAATATCGTATGCAGCTCAACAATACAGTAGGTATCATTGATAGTGATTATTTCGGTGCTGATAACGAAGGACATATTATGGCAAAGATTACAAATGACACTAACGAAGGAAAGACCATAGAAATCGAGAGTGGTAAAGGGTTCATGCAGGGAATTTTTGTAGAATACGGTATCACAGAAGATGATGATGCAGATGGTATCAGAACTGGAGGTTTCGGAAGCACAACAAAATAATATTAAATTTGGGTAACTGAAATAGTTACCCTTTTTTATAAAGGACATAAAATATGGAAAAAGAAATTGATAAAAATGAATATAATAAAATATTCGCCGCATTGAAACTAATAGAAGCATTGTTTATTGATGGGAAAATAAAATATCATGTATTTAGGAATATCCTAGATGACTATAAAGATGTTGTTGATTTATCTGAGTTTAAATGCTATACTTGATACATCTATTAACAAACATCGTATTATTATGAGGAATAAAAATAAATGTATGATATTTACAATCAAAAACCAACCAGCCGAAAAGTTGTAATTTATGCGCGTGTTTCAACTGAACACGAAGCACAATTGTCAGCACTTGAAAACCAAAAAGACTGGTATAAACCAATTTTACAGCAGCATCCTGAGTGGGACATTGTAAAAATGTATGTAGATGAAGGTATTACTGGGACTTCTGCGAAGAAAAGACCTCAATTTATGCAGATGATTCAAGACGCGTCAAGCGGCAATTTTGACCTTATACTAACCAGAGAAGTATCACGTTTTGCCCGAAACACTGTTGATACGCTTCAATATACAAGAGAACTGAAAAGCAAAGGTGTAGAAGTATTTTTCCTGAATGATAATATTAAAACTTTTGATGGCGATGGAGAACTACGCTTAACTATAATGGCAACTTTGGCACAAGATGAGAGCCGCAAAACATCAGTTCGTGTAAAATCCGGGCAGCAGACTTCTATGGAAAATGGAGTTTTCTATGGAAATGGCAACATACTTGGATATGATCGTGTCGGTAAAGATATGGTCATAAATCCGGAACAGGCGAAAACTGTCAGAATGATTTTTGATTGGTATTTGGACGGTTGGGGAATGCGAAAAATTCAGTTTGAACTGGAAAAAGCCGGGCGTTTAACTGCTATGGGAAAATCAAATTGGCATGTAAGTAATATCTCTAAAATACTACGTAATTCTTTTTATTGTGGCATTATTACATATCACAAGGAATTTACACCAGATTTCCTGGAACAAAAGAAAATCCGTAATTTTGGTGATATGGAATTTACACAGGTAAGAGGAAATCATAAACCGATTATCACAGAAGAAGAATACGACCAAGCACAAAAAAGGATAAATAGTCGCAGAAAAACTTTATCAGTGGACACTTCCGGTCAACGTATGTATGGCGAAAAACCGCCTAGCGATGTATGGGTGAAACTGCTTGAATGCGAATGCGGGCATAAATTCAACCGTAAAATGTGGCACAATACGACAAAGGGAAAACAATATGGGTATCAATGCTATAGTTCCATTAGAACCGGAACAGTAAGAACTAGACTGAATAAGGGATTGCCGATTGATGGTATATGCCAAACTCCAATGATTGCCGGATGGAAACTGCAGATGATGGCTAAGTATATTTTTAAGAATTATCTTTCTGACACGGATCAAGTTTTATCGCTGGCTGAATCTATGTTAGAGAAGCATATTGACGATGAAGAGGAAGTGTGCGACAATACAGATATAATTAATCAGAAGAAAGAAGAATTACAGAAACTTTCCAAACGACTTGACAACTTAATTGAAATGCGTGCTGATGGAGAACTTACAAGGGACATCTTTATATTAAAGAAGGAAAGCACAGAAAACAGCATCTCTCAGCTAAAAAAAGAACTTGCGGAATTAGAACCAAGTGAAATTGAAAGTGAGATTGACGAAGTTACTTCAAAAGAAAAGATAACTATTTTAAAATATGCTTTGGATCAATACACTAACTTTGATAGCGATGCAGACATACCAGAGTCAGTGATTGAAGCTTTTGTGGAAAAAATAATTGCAAGAAAAGATGGATTCGATTGGTATTTGCGGTTTAATCCAGAAGAAAGTCCTATGGGGTGTTTAGTTGATGGGAAACGAAAAAGAGGGGCAAAAGTTTCCTCATTTTGTTCACCGCAGCACAGGCAGCTATCGCTGAGAAGAATGCATAATTAGCATAAAATATAGATTCATGCGCGAGCATGAGAGTGTCCAAACGTAAAATGGCTCC